TCCTCGCTTCGTGGGAGCCCGGCTCCCTGGTGCTGACCTATACCGGCACTCTGCAACTGGCCTCGATCACCGTGAACGTGGTGCTGGTCGGGCAGAATAAATACATCACCTGCTTCGCAACGGTCGAGCCGTTGTCGTTCGTAATTGTTAACACTTCGGCGACATAACGTAGCCTAGCTGCCTCGACTGAACTCACCGTGAAGGGCGAACGCGGCCTCTTGATAGGCTGCGCTGGCCTCTTCAGGAGTGTCGAAGACTCCAAGAAACAAGCGCTTTCCGTCGTGTTGAATGCGAGCAACGTGTCTGCCTAATTTTCTGTTAAAAGTTACACCTTTATATCCAGATGTATTTGTTACGTTTAATTTTCTATTTTTGGCGTTTTTTATTTGTGCGCACGGTCTGAGATTGGACCAGACATTGTTTAGTGGATTACCGTCTATGTGGTCCACTTCGTCGGCGTCTACGCCAGTCATAAGTTTCACTATTATTCTTGAAAGATAATAGAATTTTCCGTCCACGCCTACTTCGCGCACTAACCGGCTACTGCGCACTTTGTGCACGCAACCCGCTACTGTGCCAGCAAACAGCGTGTTCGCTCTGGCCTGCGACTGACCGGTTTTGAAGTGGTGCCGAGGGCGGACTTTCCATCGCACTTCACCTGTCGCGGGATCATACGCGAAACACTCTTGCAGATACGCCTGCGAAGGAAGTAGTTTTCGGTAAGCCATGTCGAGCCTCTGTACAGGTTCCGTGGACAGGGCCGTGGCAGCGCGCCAACGCTGCTACGGCCCGAACTTTGTACCCCATAGGGCCGACTAGAGCAAGCCTGTATTCTGCATGAGACGTGCATCAGAGGTGTGTCCATGCCCGGTTTTCAGCCTCAGTCGGTAGCGAACAATGTTAGTAATGGTAACCAAGTCGCCGTGATGCTGGGTGACCAGATCATGTATTTTGCCCAGACGGTCGGGCATCAGTATCCGTTCGGCACCGAGCAGCTCTACGGTATCGGCTCGGCCCTGCCGCAGGAAATACAGCAATTGCGTGTCTCGCCGCAGATCAGCCTGGACAGTTTCGCACTGACCACGCAGGGTGTGAACGCGCTCCAGGGCGGTACGGACCTGAACTACATCCTGGCCGGCAACGTGTTCGACTTCCACGTCTATGACGGGCTGACCAACACGATCAAATTCACCTACGTTGGTTGCAAGTGCCAAAATTTCGCGCAGTCCATCCCGACCAATGCGCCCATGCGCGACACCTACAGCTTCCTGGCCATGGATGTGCTGAACGCGCAGGGCAACTCGATCCTGAACACCGGCGAGAACGCGCTCAGCATCGCCACCGCTGTGGCGTCGACCACGCTGGCAGCAGGGAGCCTTGGCATTACCGGTTGACGATTAACACCTGACGTGTAATGTTTGCGCTTCCATCAGTATTGAAGCGAGGCGCTGCATGTCAGGTACGACAGACCCCCTGTCGCCAACATTCGATATCACCCTGGATGGTGAAACCTACACCTTCCGCAAGCCGGGGATCCGCTTCTCCATCGAACTCGGATATCGCTGCGCGGACGTCCGGCGGCGGGCTTTTCCGGCCCAGGGTGGCGTGCTCCCGGGCGATTTCGGATTGGACTACGATGCGGTCAACTTCGCCCGGGCGTGCGCCATCATGGAGCTTTATCTGGTGCGCGCCAGCGAGCAGTGGCCGTACAGTCCGGGCCCGGATGGCAAGCCGTCTGTCGATTTCGATAAATTCCCGGCGGACCGGGAGGATACCGTCCGTAGGCTGTCGAATGAATTCGACACGGCGGTGGCCCGATTTCGAACGAGACGGAATCCCGACGACGCACCCGGTGGCACGGAAGCTGTGGCTGGCCAGCCGAATCCTGGGGGCGCATAGCAGCGGGGGTCCGTTCGGCAAGCCGCTGCCGGAGCACACGCCGGCGGAGATAGACTTCATTCTGGAGATGGGCGCAGCCGACGAGCCCGATCGCTACACCTTTCTCCGGGGCGGCAAATCCGCGCGGCAGGCGGAAAGCGAGAAGCGCGCGGCGTGGTTCAACGCCGTCTCAGGCAAGGCGCTCCAGGAGCGCATGGAGGCCGACGGTCTGGCGGAGGCCCAGCGCCGGCTGAAAGCCTACAAGGCGAAGCAGGGCGGCCTGTCCGGCGGCATGAAACCGGGCATCACCCGCGGCGGGAAGGCGGTGAATGATGCCTGAGATCCGTCTTACCGGCATGCCCGCGCATGGCCAGCCAGGCGGGCTGGGCGTCGAAAACATGACTCTCGCGCAGGCGCAGGCGGCTCAGTTCGGTGCGGTCTCGGCCAGCAACGGCGCCTCGGCGCACCAGCAGCAATGGATGGCGCAGCACGCGGCCGCAAGTTCTTCCCGCGGTGGCGGTGGATTTTCCAGCGGCGGTTTCTCAGCGAACATAGCTGCCGAGGTCGCCCGCGGCATGGCCATGAGCCCGCCGGGCGGATCGCAATTCGGGTCGGTATCCTATTATCTGCGAGGCGTGCTGTCGGCGGACAACCTGATCGCCAGCATGGCGAGCAGCCGGAGCGGAGGAGGGGGCGGTCCTGGGCTGTCGGCTATCTACGGCGGCGGATTTTATGGTGGAGGCGGTGGTGGAGGCGGCGGGGGTTTCCCGGGCGGCGGTGGCGGTGGAGGCGGTGGGGGAGGCAGAGCAGGCATTGGCCGCTGGACAGGCAGAGGCCCTGGTGGCGGTGGCGGAGGCTGGGGCGGTGGCGGAGGTGGCGGGGGTATGCACATTCCCTTCGCGTCCACACTCGGGGTCGGCGCCGCATCAAAATTTTTGACCGGCGGGTTCACCCCGGCGGCAGCCGGGCTGGCGCTTGAAGAGGCATTTTTCTTTCCGCAGACTCTTGGCGGGCTCGAAAGTTCGTCGCTCGGTAACGCTTCGGCCTATCGGAATTTCCAGTACGGTGCCTTCGCGCAGGGACGCGCAGGTGGGTTCTCCGGCCAAGGCTTAATGAACAAGCTGTATGGCGGCTTGGTGCCGCCTGCGATGATGAGCAGGCTTGGCCTCGGACCGGGCGAAGCGATGGGCATGCTGAACAGTTTCGGCATCGTCCAGAACAGTCCGGAATCGGCGGCGGCGCTGATCCAGAGCATCGGCGGCACCCGGTTCACGAGTGCATTCAGTGGATTGAATGTCGAAGGCTCGATGGCTGGCGCCGCGCGCTACGGCATGATCGGCGGCAATGCGGGGGGAGTGGCGTCCTACACCCAGCAATTGGCGCCTATTCTGGCCACCGCGGTTGAGATGGGCATGGACCGGGCATCCGTGCTGCGGTCTATCGACGCCGCGATCAGTTCGGTCGCCCGCGGTGGCGGCATCGGCGGCAGCGTTGGCGCTACAGCCGGTTTCATGATGGGTTACTCCGATCTTCCCGGCGGACGAACCGGAGAGGCCGGTCTCAGCGCCATTGCTCAATTGAAGGACGCCACGGTCGGCTCCTATAACAAAAATGCCCAGCGCACGCAGATCATGATGCAAGCGGCTGCCGGGATGAAAACCGAAGGTCAGTTAAAATCATTTCTAAATAAATTTCAGCCCGGATACTATGAAAGTTTCAAGGCCAACCCTGTTGGAAGCGAGATGCTAGATAAATATTTTGCGGCACAAGCAGCAGGCAATACGAATGTAGCGGGTTACTGGCTAAGTCAGATTCTGGCAGGTGGTGGAGAAGGCGGTCTGGCAGGCGGTAATCCAGACGCTATGCGCTCGATCATGAACAACAACATGTTCACCCGGCAGTTGCCGGGCTACATGCAGGGCATGGATGTCGGAAATACAGGCCAGGACGCCGGGACTTTCATAGCAGGTAATCAAGCTGCGCGTGCTAAAGCAATGCACGATTATTTCGCTAAGAAAGGGGTGCCCGAGTCGGGCATTGCCGCCATTCTCGGAAATGTGCGGGCGGAGAGCGGATTCAACCCGCGCAACCCGACGCAAGAGGCGGACGGCTCTATTTCAATGGGTTTGGCTCAGTGGAATAAAGAACGTCTCAGCCGGTTCATCGCCAAGTACGGTCATGCGCCGGGACAAGGACCGGATTCGGAACAGTTTGATTTTATGTGGTCCGAGCTTCAAGGTCCGTACAGCGGTGTGCTTGGAACTTTGATGTCCGGTGCTGGAGTTGACGAAAAGTCAGACGCATTCACGCGCGGCTACGAAGTGCCGAAGATTGTTCCTGGACTTCTCGACAAGCGGAGAAGCTACTCCAGAGCGGCGCTCGGTAGCAACTACGGCGGCGCGCCGAACGGGCTACTGACTGGTATGGCGACGGATGCGATGTCCGCCGGAACACTGTCCGGACTGTCCATGCTCCCCAACACGCTGATCCCCGGTATGGCGCTTCCAGACAGTCTGTCTGTGCACGCGGACAGGGCGAACGGTATCACAGGAAATTTGCCTTCCGCCGGACTTGCTGGCGAAGCAGCCGCTCTTGCGGGGGCTATGAAAGGCGCCGAGGCGTCGTTCAATCAGATGAACGATTTTATTCCGAAGGCGGCGGAAAACCTGCATGCGGTAGGCGAAAGTGCGCGCGATGCTGCGTCCGGCCTAGGTAAACTTATTACACTGCTTGTTAACATGGGCGTGTGGCAGAACAGGCCTTCCTTCGCGCAACCGTCAGCACCGCCGCAGTAAATGGCTGAACCGTTTGCAACAGTCGGCTGCGCGATCGAGGCCTACCCCTACGAAGGAGGGCCGGTCTACATTCAGGGTGGCCAGATAAAATCCGTCACCGTGTCGAAAACATTGCGCGGCGGCGGCAATGGAAATTTCTCCATAGAACTCGCACCCGGTGGTCCGAACGGTCCGGAGTCATCGCCGGACTGGACCGAAATCATTACCCCATGCAGTCATGTCCTGATCGGCATGAGCCGAGGATCTGATTCCGCGATTGTGCTGGACGGCGTCGCCACGGTTACCGCCGAAGATCAGATGTGGTCGACGCGGGACCAGGGATCTTCGGCCATGCGTCGACCGACTATCACCGGATCGGATTTCGCGTGGTTCTTCAACACGCAGAACTGGTACTCGCTGGCCATGTACGGCCTTGTCGGCGGCACCGGTTTGGAAGGCCAACTTGCCTACGTGCCCGCAAGTCTTGTCGAAGCGATGTCACAAGGACTGCGCGGCGACGGCACACCTGTAAAGGTGGGCCAGGCGTGGTTCAATATCATGACCGGCCCGTCCGGCATGCTCAACGGAACTTTCGTGCCCTATCAGGGCGGCGATACGCGAAAACCGTTCAGCACTCTCATTTCGCAAAATATGGAGCAGTATCCGAACGTATACATCCCACTCACGGAACAATTCCTCGGACTGGAATCGTGGATGGCGAAATTCATGGATATCTTTCCATGGCCTTGGTACGAGTTCTTTGTCACGACTGCTCCGTCCGGGGTCTACAAATTCATCTCGCAGAGCAACGCAAATGCGAATGTGGCCGTGTCTGGTACCACGTTCTCCATGCGAGACTTCCCCGCTGCGCTGCCCGCTGGTCCGCAACTCGTGGCGCGGGTCACGCCCATTCCGAAATTCAATTTCACCAAACTGAACTCGACCGGAATCTATGTCCCGAGCAGTATGGACACCAGCCGGTGGACCGCGCTTCCCCTGACAGTGGCGAGCGGCTACGGGTTCTATGAGTCCAGAGTGGAATTCACCTCGGAAGAGGTGCGAAATTTTTACATGCTCAATCCGACCGCCTACCCGACCATGTACGGCGATAACGGTGCGAATGTCGTTCCGTTTCCGTTTGTGTACTTGGCTGCCGCTGATCCGGCGTCGGTGCACCGCTACGGTTACCAGCCAGTAAATGCCACACTCAGGTGGTTCTATGATTATCTTGGAACGGCGTCACAACAGGCGGCACAAACTGGCAGCGGTATAGACATCCAACAAACTGTCGCTACGCTGACGGCGGCGCTGGCGAGCTGGTGGCACCCGTTGCCGTTGATGCTCAGAGGTCAGGTCGCTATTCCGCTGTCTCCGAGTATCTATATCGGCACGCGCTATCGCTATGCCCCGTTCAAAGACGGAACGCTTTGGGAGTTTTATGTGGAGGGCGTATCGCATCATTTCGTGTTCGGAGGTCAATCGTCGACCACGCTGACGCTCACCCGCGGTTTGCCCGCGAATGTTTACAACGATACTTCCGCAGGCGGCTTGCTGCAATCCATCTACACCGGAAATGCGCGCCGCCAGTATACGCCAGGATCTTCCGGCATATACCAGATCGGCTTGCCGCAAGGCACAGGCCAAGGCCTGCAGGTGTTCTCCACACAGGAAAACTCAGCTAATCTGGCTAGCCAGATGTGGAATGGTTTTGCCACTCCGCAATGGCCATCGTCCTAATAGCCTAATGCCGCCCATGTAATTCCGTAAACAGCCGCCGCTGGCGACGCTATTGTAACGACAACAGTTGTACCGGACGCAGTAGCGGCGACCGAACCGGATAGTGGAGGCGCAGAACCGCCCCAGTTGGCCATCGCCCAGAAAGGTGCATTCGGAAACGGAGTAGGAAGCGTAACCGTGAACGAGTAATTACCTACGCCTGGCGTTGTCAGACCTGTTGCTGCCCACATCAGTACCATGCCGTTCGGAAAAAATCTATATCCGATACTGCTCAAACTCTGCGGGCTAAAATCGACATCACCGCCGATCGAGCGCCAAGCATTGGTCGAAGCGTCGCCCCACATTACCACGGAGCCACCCGCAGGGATGGTCAGCGAACTGACGGACGACCGGCCAAGAGCGTAGAGTCCGTCGCTACCGGCGGCCGCAATAGTGCAGGTGCCTGTTGTCGGATTGGAAAACCCGAACGCCAGACCCCCAGCGCCGCTGGCCAGCGGAAGCGTGAACGTCAGACTGGGATACAGCGGGAAGATCACCTGCTGCGCCTGCGAAGCGACCAATGCGCCGCCGCTGGTCTGGTACGACGGAGGCCACGCTCTGCGATCCGGAGCGCGCATCTGTCCAACCGGACTGACCGACACAAGACCGGTCTGGGACGCGGACAGCGTGGTGCGGAACAATTCGAACGTGCTGATATTGTCGATGCCGCCAGTCACCGCGCTGAGCGCAACCGTGTAGGTGTTCGAAGCATAACCTACGGACGGCACATAGAGCGGGTCATAGGCAGGCTGTCCCGGCGGCGGTCCTGGAACTGGAAAAGCCGTCTGGTTGATGGTGGTGATGGTCGCCGCAAGATACGCGGTGAGCGATCCCGTGCTCGGAATGAGCGAAGTGAAATTGACTGTATACGCCTGTGTGTCCTGGCCTGTCTGCGTCCCGTGCGCGTGCACGCGGATGCCGCCCGAGGTCACCACACCCCACGGCGACGGCAGGCTGACATTCGCGGTCATGCCGCTGAAAGTGACCACCATCGCATCCGGAGCCAGAAGTCCCGGAGCAGCCCACACACCCGAGCCGATCGCGCCGAATGATGCAGCGATCAACGACATTGCCGGGTTCAACCCGCCAGGGGCAGCGGCGTCCAGGAACTGCGGATCGGTAAAGTTCGGATACTTGACCATTCGAAATTTTCCTTACGCCACGCCTGACACGACAGTGCCCGGGATGTAGGGGGAATTCACGGAGAAGTTCGGCCACTGTGATGTGCCGGGATTCAGGTTTGGATCCGACAGAAATAAAGTCGGTATCAGCGGCTGTGAACTGTTGGTGGTGGCATTCAGATTGAATGTGCCAGGTGTGGTGTAGCCGGTGAGATAGGAGCCAAACACGACTCCTTTTCCCAGGAAGGCTTCTGCGTCCAAGTACAGGCCCAGTCCGCCACCGACGACCACGAACGGCACGCCCGCCGGTCGGATGCGCCCGAGCGACGCCACAAAAGCAGCCGCCTGAGTAGCGGTCATGGCACCCGGCAGGGTGATGGTATAGCCGAGACCGGACCCATTCTCCGCAACGGAGCCGCCCGGGGCAAAAAGCGTGGTCCATGCCTGCAAGGCAGGCAGTGTTCCGACCCAGGCCAGCACGGTTTCAACAATCCGGATGGCGTACGGTACGTTACCTTCATTGGTATTCCGGGGAATTCCAAAAAGCAGACCCCAGACGTCTATCCAGCCGTCGATCGCGTTGCTGAACTGCTGGACCTGTTGCTCCGTTGCGTCCGAGCCGTTGGTGAAAACCGCCAGCGCAGCGGCACGCGCGGCGGCCACTTGCGCGTATGGATTTCCCGTCGGCGTGAAAGTCGCCGGTAGGTCATTGATCTGGGCCCGGACCGCAGCGTAGTTCATGGTGTGATGTTCACGGACAGAGATGACAGAATCACACGGGTGCCAACCCCGCCGCTGACCAAAGAGACAGCGGACCCGGAGCTTGCGGTGTAGTAGAGATTGACCGTCAGCGAGGAGAACGAGCCAAGTCCGGCGTCAGCTGCGGCGGCTGCTACCTGCGGCTGCAAAGCATAGTTCAGCGGCACACCGGAAGAATTCGGCGCGCAAATTCCGAGCGTGTTGAAATAGGCGGTGATGCCGCTTACCGCCGCTGCGGCAACGCTGCCGGACCCGAACAGGCCAGGGAAAAGGGTTCCGCTCACAACCACGGTTGCATAGACCGGCGTCACTCCGGAGACAGTATAGGGCACGCCTGCAGGGCGGAAACCGCTTTGATTCGCAATCTGCGATCCGGAAAGCCATGCCTGTGTTGCCGCGATCAGTGCCGCGCTGGCGCCGCCCGTGCCGTTATCGATATAGACCGTGTAACCGGCGGTACCGGAACCAGCGCCAGAACCAGCTGCGATCCAGGGCTCATAACATTGGCCGTTCCAGCACACTTTTCCGTTACGTCTTACGTAAATTATATGATTCGGAACCGTAACACAGTAAACTCTCCCCTCGTAGTGTTCGCGGCTCATGTTTTCGCCGACTGTGTGCGTGAAAAGTTGTTGGTGAATCGTTACGCGATACTGCGTGCAACTTGTGTGACCAGTTACGCCACGTCCTTTTATATTTACTTCACGACCTATGCGATTGTCTTCTTTTATGGACGCAGCCAAGCCTGCGCGCATAGCAATTTCTTGTACGTCGTCCGCAAGTTGTTTTGACGCAGTAAAATACATAACCTCAGTATGGTGATTTTTAGTGTTCACCCGCCCGTCGAACCCATCACCTTCAATCAAAGCATCCAGAAGTATTTTGGACTGCCTAGCTGATAGGTTTTTTGCGTAAACTGGCAAACGTTTATCGCATGCTTTTCCTAGTGCAATTAAATGTTCGAACAGGTCTTTGCTGTGAGCGCTTAGACCGGTACCCCATTCGTGTACTGTCAGTGGCAGTCTCTCCAAGCATTTCTTTATTTTTGCCCGCGCCTTCGGATCGTGTTGTCGTATCTGAAGCGAGTACGCCACGCACTTGGTTCCTGCCCTTCGCTTTTCACGGCTATTTTTACGGATTGACTCATAGCGGCCTACGCATCCTTCTGACACGTAGTACCCAAGAAATTCGAGCCAAAGGTCTGCGGCGATACGATGTTTTCCGATCTGGAAAAAATCAACGTCCGTTTCGCTGTTCTTGCAGTTGCGCATGAACATGCTGTTTTTCGCAAGCGAATCAGCTTTTGTGAAGCCCCACTTATTGCCGCCTCTGGCCTTGACGTACATTCTGTGATCCGGCGTCACGCACATGTCCAGGAACCGACCGTTTATCCGTACCATCTCTCCGGAATATGGAAATGCTTGATACGCACTAGGCATCTGGTATTCAAGTTCATGCGTGTCAGGGTTAAGCGTCGCTACGTGGATACCGTACGGAAGTTCACTGAACTTGTACCAGCCGTTTGCGGTCAAGATTTCGGTCTTATCGTCGTAGCAGGCACCAAATTGCACCGTCTCGCCGGTGCCGGTCGCCACCACGCCGACCACTGCATTGGCGATCGAGACCGGCGTGCACAGTCCCAGCGACGCTGCCTTGGCAGTAAAAAGGGCCAGCGCCGTGCTCTGTGAACCGGCATTCGCCCCGCCAGCGGTGGCATTGGCGTTTGTTACGTAGAGCGGATAGCCGATCGAGGTCAGCGGTGTCCCGGTAATTGCAGAAGCAACCACATTTCCGGCAATACCCGGCTGCACCGCGAAAACACCAGCGGTGATGGAATTGGTGCCGGACGCGAGCGTTATATTCGAATATGTGGTGAATTGGATGCCGCCCGCCGTCTGCACCAGCGTGCCACTGGGGATCAGAACGGCCTGGGACACATTCGCGGCCGAACTCACAGGAAACGACGTGGCGAAAGTCACGACACCGGTTGCCACATTTCCCGAACTCTGCGTAACGCCGAACAGTGACATCGCACCGTAAACCAGTGCCTGGAACGCCATGGCCTGATCCGACAGAGCCTGCAGTTCGACGACGGATCCCTGCGCCTCCAGCATGGTGCGGACATTCGAGCCCACATTGTAATCGGTCGGAACATTCGTCTGTGCCGCGATCAGCGCAATCGCTTCGGCGGCAACCTGAACGGTGCTCGGCGCGGCGGCGACGGTGGGTGTGAGCGAACCGGACATGCGATATCCTACGGCAGAGGATTGATTGTTTCGTTAACGGAAGTAGCCGTGGCTCCGGGGCCCACAGGCATCACAGTGCCGCTAAAGGTACCGAGGAAGCCCGACTGCACCGAAGCGCTGGAGGATACCACATACGCAGTGCGAGGATCTGCCGCCAGCGCCGCGTTTCCGAACGCTGATAGCCGGGCGGCTTCGTCGCTGCTCTGGATCGCACCCACTTCGCCGGGAATTCTGCTGCCGTACCCGGTATGATAGATCAACGCACCGAGCGGTGTCTGGATACGCCGCCCGAGCGCCCGGGCGAAATTGGAGTATCCGACGATCAGCGGAAAATCCCCGATCCACGCGGGCTGCGTGCCGTTGATCGGACCGAAATCGTAATCAATACCCAACACATTCGCCTCGTAGGTCGGATACGGCACACCGGACGCGGGGAGAGAGCTTCCCGGCATCAGCAATGGAGTGCCGGACGCCGCCACGGATTGATTGGTCGGCCCAGGCCAAGGCGGCTGGATATTGTTCAGCGCGGCGATGGTCGACCAGTTCTCAAAACCGCCGCCGGCCCGTGCGGCAAGGTCCATCAAGGTCTCGCTCCGCCGAAGCTCGGCAGTGAGCACTTGGTTGGTTTGCACTGACCGGAGCGACAGAAGCAATTGGGCTATTTCGATCGAAAGCTGGCGCAAGGTGAACCGTATTGCGGCACCTTGCTGGTTCTGCAATTGTGAAGGTGCAGACACCAGAGTGGCGGCGTCGAGCAGCAGAGACGGCATCGCCACGGTGCCGTTCCATATGCCTGTTACCGCGGTTTGAGTGAATGGTCCGGTCGCACCCGTGACAGCGGCGAGCATGCCGGAGACGCTGGAAGATATCCGGTACTGTCGCGCTGCGGTGTCGTACGCTGGCGTCAAGGCAGTTCCTTGGACCACCTGGATGGCCATGGCTATGGTGTTCCAGGCGGTCGCCTCGCCGGAAGCGTAGGTGACGAGATTGGACGCCGCCAGACCCGCGGGCGGCGCCTCCGCATTGAAAGCCATGCACCATTCGAGAAAACCCGGATACGCGATGGCCGGCTGACCGGCGGCGAGCAGCGGCGAGGCCGTGAAAGGGTTTGCCGTCGGTGCTATTTTTAGTAGCCCGCTCGCCGCCGCCGAGATGGCGCTGCTGCGGGCGTTGAAATAGGCGAGCGTTCCGGAACTGAGCGTCAGCGGCAGCGCCTGGATCGCGGCCATGTTCTGCACTTCCAGCGCCATCGCATTGGCAGCCTGCCACGCCGCGACCGCGTCGGCGCCGTTCTGGAGCGTGTTGAACACAGCCAGTGCGGGAGCCACCACACTGCGCGCGGGCGTAGAACCGCTGGCCAGCACATTGTTCAGCCACGCGGCTGCTTGGTAGCAGGTCGCGAAGACAGATCCGGGATACGACACATATGGGAAATTGTAACTTCCGCTGACGCCGCTCATCAAAGTGGTCCAGTCGGGCTGTATGCAGTCACGAGGGCACCGAGGGTCAGCGCGGCGTTCACCACAGCCTGCTGAGCCGGGGTCGCCAACAGATTGGCGAGTGCGTCTACTTCCCCGAGAATTGGCACGCCGGCAGGTTTCACGGCAGCCCAGCGAAAACGGTAGTAGATAAGTGTCGGGCGATCGTTCGCCTGTCGTATCGTCTGTGGTCCGACCGGTTCGACCTGCCAGAATTGATTTCCGTAATAATCATAAAATTCCAGAGTATAGAGTTGCGGATTTCCAGCGGCCCGCTGGTTCTGGTTCAGCGTGGCGTACTGCGCCAGAAATTGCTGCAACAGCAGCATGGATTGCAGCCCGGTCAGGACATACCCATCCGATTGATGCCGGTCATAGCCGGTGGTCCCTTCGATGGTGAAGACCGGTGGCGACAGGCCATATGAGTCCACTACGCGTGTGACGCCCTGACTGGACGCCGGGCCTTGGGTGTCGGAGAAAGTTGAAAGCGCCGATCGGTCCGCGCGCAACTGGCTCGGCGTCAGCGGAAAGGTATATGTCGACAGCTCTGAAAAGAACTGGCCGGGCACTCGTATGGATAGTTGATACAGAGCCGGCAGAATGCCGAGTCCGACAGGTTGCGTCCGGTATTGCTGCCCGCTCATATCATGCAGCCTGAATCAGCACGCCGGGGATCGATGTCGCAACATAAGTGCCTCCGGACACGAGAATTGCCGACGGGCAGAGCGGCACGCTCTGTGTCTGGCCACTGTAGGTGGTCAGGGCACCGGAGGAAAGCGTGGCACCGCCGGACGAGACGTGCCAGAGCGTATTCTGCAAAGTGGCTGCCCACACGCCGCCGGAAGCGTCCAGACCGATCGCGGAGGGAACATGGCCCACTCCCATTTGGGAGGCCGTGGTCCAGGCGGATCCGTTCCAGAATGACACCGCCCCGGATTTCACGGGGGTCAGATAGTAGGGCGCGCCCGAGAAACCGTAGAGCGCGGTGCCGCTCGACTGCATCACGAAAAGCGTGGTGTTCGACAGTCCCAGGCCGGTGCTGTTGCTGGATATGCTGGTCGTCGATTGCTGGGTAAGCGCACCGGAAGACGAAAGCCCGAACATGCGGATCAGCCCGTCGGTCGGTATTGCCAGGGCGATCTGCCCTTGCTGCACCGCGATAGCGGACGGAGCGCCACCGGACCATGTGCCGCTGGCCAGCAATGTACCTCCGGAAGCCATCGCCACCGCCCCGCTGGCAGCCGCGTAGACCTGGCCATAATTGTCCACGGTCAGCACGGAAGGCGTGAACCCCAGCGATACCGTGGTGCCGGTAGCCCACGTCCCGCCGACCAGATTGAGGTATTGCAGGCCAGATGAAGTGGCTGCCACCGCGCCGGAGGAACCGTACGCCGCCACCGCCACGATACCCGCCAGACCGCCCACGGCCGCCCCGGTCGACCATGTGCTGCCGGCGTACGTCAGCGGAGTGACCTGGGACTGGCCGGACTGCGCCACTAGCGCATTCACGGACGTACCGGCGACCGCCACCGAGCAGGCGCCGGAAATGGACGATAAAGTCTGTGCCAGCGATATCGTACCGACCGTGTACGTGAAGACCTGTACGGCTCCGGAGGCCGGGCTGCATGCCAGGGCCTGGGTGCCGTCCGGACGCCACGCCATCGCGGTGAGCGAGGCGGTACCGGTGACCAATTGCAGCTGCGACCATGTGTCGGAATATCCGGACGGGGATAACCACTCGATCACATGTCCCGATCCGACCGCGAGCATTCTTGTCGAGTCCTGCGGATCCATAGCCGCGGCGACCATGCCGGACAGCAACGGCGCATTGCTCCAGCCGGCCAGGACCAGTGGCGTGCCGGAAGCCACCGCAATGCAGGTAGGGGACGTCAGAGCCGCCGGGAAGGCGATGAAACCGGTGGCACCGGTATTGGCGTTCATAAGACCTACACCGGATGCGCCCATGATCGTCGCGAGCGTGGTGCCGCTGGACACCAGGGGGCGGCCGGGAAGCGGAAACGAGGCCAGGGATGTGGCGCCGGAGATATAGACGGTGCCGGATGCCGCCAGCGCAAATCCGCTGCCGCTGCACCAGGCAGCGCCCACGGAGACGGTATAAGGCGAGACGATGCCGGCAGTGTACGAAACAACACCGCCGGAAGTTATGCGCCTGAAATTGCTGTCCCAGGTGACTGCCCACAACCCGCTTGCGCCGTCGGATACCGCTCCGGCGAAGCCATATGACAGGCCGGGCAGAGTGATTCCGGACTGAAACGCACCTCCGGAGAACGGCCAGATTACCGGCGATACCCAGTCCGCCACCGCCATGCCCGCACCAAAAGATGCAAGCGCGATGGCACGGGCGGCCGGACGGTCGCCCGCTCCGGAGGGAGGCCAGAACCAAGCCGGAATTGTCATGTCGAAAGACTAAGCGGCATCGGGCGGCCGGGCTACGGCGGATAGCATCGGCGGAGCAAAAGGAGCTTGCCATCATGCCGGGTCCGTCACCGTCCAATCCGCTCGGTCTGCTGAACCCGGGCGAGTTCTTCATGAATCTCGGCAACACCGGTGGTCCCAACGTCGGGCAGAACATCAATTTTGCCCAGGCTGTGGCGACCTACGGGTTCCAGAACGGTGTCACAGGCATTGTTGCCGGCGGCTCGTATGCCTCCGGTTTGACCGCCAGCGGCACCACCATCGCCAACGCGTTTCCGATCACCACACAAAGTGCGTATTTCACCACCGTGGCATCCGGCACCGGCTGCACGCTGCCGCCGCCGCCCTGGCCTGATCAGATCGCCATCGGCAATTTCGGCGTCAGCGGGCTCAGCGTCTATCCGCCGAACGTCTCCGGCAGCTTGACCGGCAGCGGCTCCGCCGTGTCCGGCGTTGCCTATCTGCAGGCCACCGGCACCACGGTGCTCTATTCCTGGTTCGGCGGCAATCAGTTCGGGCACTCGCCGTAACTCCGTAAGGACGCTCAGTGTCCGCCACAACCGGCTATCTGCAACTCGGCACGGCGATATCCGGCACGACGGTGGTCACTCCGCCGTCGGGCACGAATTATGCCGGGCAGCCGATCACGTTCAGCGCCGTCACCGGCGGCATTCAGATCAGCAGCCAGAACTGTGTCTTCGGACCGGTCTCGGGCGCGTGGGGCACGCTGACCTGTTTTGGGGTCACCGACGCCTCCGGCAATGCAGTGGTGGCACCGGGGACGCTCCAGCAACCTTTCACACCGGTCAACGGACAACTGGTGGTAGTGCCGCCGGGGAATATCTCGCTGGTGATCGGCTCGCAATTCGCGGCCGGTCCAGGTGCATTCGTATCGCGCAATGCTTCCGGACCGACTGTCACCGGCGCGGTGGGTGTGGTATCGGAGTACTACACCCAAGTGGTCGGCAGCGGCGCCTACAATGTGCTGTCACTGCAAAACATGTCCCAGAGCGATACGGTCAGCCTGCGCGTGGGGGACGCTGTTCAGCCGGCATCCGGAGCGGCACCGACGGCGGTGCTTGGTCCGTTCGGAACATGGCCGCCGGGGAACACCACTTTCGTGCCGGATGGTCCGGTGTGGGCGATATCCCGGACCGACAACGGCACTGTCGTGAGCTACATGACCGGCTAGATTTTCCGAATCGCCTCGACAAACTTTTTGCCGTTTTTGGTCAGCGAAATCAGCACCGAGCGTCGGTCCTTCGGGTCATCCTTGCGCACGGCGAAACCAAGCTCGACCAGCCGGTCCACCGCCCGGGTGACGCCGGGCTTGTTGAATTTCTCGCCGCCGCTTTCGTGCAGCGCCTTGATGGTCTGCTCGCCCTTGTCGAACACCTGGTCAAGCACGAAGACCTGGCGGAACGACAGATCGCTGCCTTCCTGAACCAGCTTAGACACAACGGTCTGATAAGACGACATGAGCACCTTTGAGAAAAAAGTGAGGGAGGGTCCGAGAACCCTCCCTCAGTCTAGGGAGGAAACGTCGTTCGTATTATATGGACTAGCGTAATGCTCCTGTCAACGGTATGTTTACGGTGACCGTAGACAGAGGGTTTTTCTTCATGGATCTGAACAGGCCGGTGGGGTACGAAAGCCGGAAATCGTACGCAAGGCGCTGTATAAACGGCTTCTGGGACAAGTATCTGGCGGGGCCGACAGTGGTTGACGTCGGGTTCCGCGGCGGTCTCGCGGACGCGCTGCCGATCGTCGATGGGGCCTACGGGATCGAACAGCACTCGCCCGGCTACGACGGGCTGCATCTTCCTTTCGAGGACGGCAAAGTCGATTGCGTGCACTCAAGTCATGTGCTTGAACATCTGAATGACCGTCCTGCATATTTACGGGAATGGCACCGGGTGCTGCGGATCGGCGGGACAATGATTATCTTTGTTCCTCACGCTTATCTCTATGAGCGCCGGTTGACTGTGCCGCCGTCCAAATGGTCGCCCGAACACCTTTGTTCTTTTACCCCCGCCTCGCTGCTGGCACTGGTGGAATCATCACTTCTGCCGAACAGCTATCGTGTGAAGCACCTGGCGGATGAGGATACTGGGTACGATTATGGACTTTCCTCGGATCAGCATCCGATCGGAGAGCTGGAAATTTCGCTTGTGCTGGAGCGTATCCAACCCCCTTCATGGAGTGTCGAGCGTTGACCGATATTGCTGGACTTATCGAAACGGAATACGGCCGGATGATTGTTCCGGCTTTCGACATCAACCAGACCGGTGCGCTGGTAGCGGAGCGCAAGGGAGTGCACCACGGACGGATGCTCATGTTGGCCGAACTGCTCGACCAGGTCGCGCCAGGAAAAGTCTATGTGGATGCGGGCGCCAATATCGGTGCCTTCGCAGTGCCGCTGGTCAAGCATGTCGATCCCACCGGCTGGGTGCACTGTTTCGAGCCGCAGCCGGTCATCTGCAACATGCTGGCCGGCAGCATGGCTCTCACTCAGCGACAGAATGTGCGGGTGCACAATGTGGCTCTTGGTGACAAGTGCGGTTTCGTCGAACTCCCCCAGTACGATTATGGTGCCCGCTGCAATTTCGGCAGCATCGAATTCGGCCCGGAGCAGATCGAGCCGCTGGACCAGCAACGCGGACACGATCCGGACCGGGTTGAGCAAATCACCCTGCGGACGCTGGATAGCTACAATATGCCGCGGCTGGATGTGTTCAAAATTGATGTACAGCGCATGGAGATACCACTGCTGGAAGGCGCTCGCCAGACTTTGGCCCGGTGCAAGCCGGTACTGTTCATGGAGTGGATCGACAACGACCCCGGTACGCTCATTCGTGCGCTGGAAACGCATGGATACTATGTGAAGCAGGAAGTCGGCGACGACTGGCTGTGTTGCCCGAAAGAAACTGCTTGACTTAGCTGTTGTTACGTGTAGCAGTATATTTGCAGTTCGACGGGAACTGAACAAGAGAAGGATTTCACGGATGGCGAAACCTGCACCGAAACCCGCTCCGAAGCCTGCCCCCAAGGGTGGGAAAAAGAAGTAGTCAACAACTTCAGACGGGACCAGACAGGAAACGCTCCGAAAGCCCCTTCGGAGCGTTTTCTTTTATCGGTGCCGTGCGATCGTCCGAGCGGCCAGTTCCGCGTTTTCAAATTCAATGAGTGGCATTCTTGCAGGCGGCGTCTGCTCGGGAGCCAATCGGAACGCGAGCAGCCCGGCTTTGGTTTCACCACACGGTTCGAACCCGGCCATAGTGTAAGTGTAGCCCCATGTTTTGACGCCACGGCGCATAGTCGGCTTCACCTTGCGGCGGTCTATGAAAGTGACCATTCCGAGCGCAGGCGGTTCACCCATGAAAAAGCGAGTCGCCGCCACCGCGTCGTAGATCAGATTACTTGCAATCCCACAATTCTCGTTACGAAAAGCCGAACATATCCAGGCACCGCCCCACGCATGCTTGACGTATTCGGCGAACGGCCAGGACGTCACCCAGAGTGCTTTACCCGTGTGTGTCGGCGTACAGCACGATGCACCGGCCTGGCGGCACGAATTGCGGTGTGCCTATTTTCTGCCGGTTGTAGTGCCTGTCGGCGATGTCCCGGGCGCGCGGATCAGCTCGGTGGGAAAGTCGCCATATCACCAATCCTGATCCGGCACACGTTCGCTGATACCCCAGCCGACGACGCTTGACCACGCCGCCTTGAAATAGCCCTTCACGTCACCGTTCAAGGCTTTCTTCACATCGCGCAACAACGGTTGCTGGTTCACATGCTTCCGCGCTTTGTCATAGACAAGACAGTGCGACACACCGCCGGAAAGAGGCACCTGAACTTTTACGATCTCTAATGGCATCACCCGACTTCCTCAATCAGATGCACCGCCATGTCAACGATCGTTTCCGCGCTCACCATTCCGGTGCAAGCAATGTCACCGCGCTCGCAGGTCTCGACATTGGTCGGGATTGGCTGGCGGGCGACGCACCCAACACAGTCCAGGTTTGGCATTACCGAGGCACAGTTCCAGCCCTGCGTACCGTGCCGCCACGGAAGGCGATAGGCTGGCATCACTGAGGTAAACACACCGACGATCGGGGTCTGAGTCGCTCCCGCCACATGCAGCAACCCCGAGTCGGAGCCGATGAAGCAACGGCACCGGGCGATCATCGCGGCTTGCTGCATGATGTCGCCGCTGTGAAACGAAGCGCATTTCGCTGCCGGCAGCGCGTCTTTCATCGAACCCACCAGAATCGGGAAACAGCCCTCGTCCTGCAGCAACTTCACCACCTTCAACCAGGTGGCCTCCGGCAGTGTCCGGTTGCGCCAGCCAGCTTTCGCGGCGTGCACCGCCACCACCCGCTTGGAGCCGCCCCAGGGTTCGACAGGCTTGAAGAACATTTCCTGATGCAGGTCCTCCGGCGCCCCCGTGTCACCAAAGGCTTCCTGCATATACGCCTGCACAATGTGCATGGTCGGGCGTTTTTCGTAGGCCAGATCAAGATCAATCAAACGATCAAGACCGCCCTCCGGCGACCACGGATACGGCATCGGGTTCTGGTTGGTTACCAAAAGCCGATGCGGTGAATTGTTGAATATGCCAGTGAAAGCGGTCTGCACACCGATTTCGGCGTCCGGATTTTCCCGTCGGAGCCGGCGGATAACCGGTGTGGTCAAAACGACATCGCCAAGAGCGCCGGAGCGCCGAACCAAAATTCTCATGCCAGCACACCTTGTCTTTCAATCAGTTTGATCGCTTCTTCAGCGTCTCTGAGCCGCGCTCGGTAAATACCAGCTTGCCGTTTTTTGCGGGCGATAAAAGATTCTTTCGCTTCTTCCAACGTCGGACAAGCGTATCTTTTTCTTGCGTCTCGGAGAACAAATCGCCTGCCTCGCCAGCCGTTTATCCATGCGCCTTTCGGCGTGTGCTTCAGGACAGGAAACTTTCTAAGTTTCACTTCCAGGTGACCGATCCCGTATGAATCGCCCCACTCATCAACCGGAGCAGCATATCGAACGTCTTCATACCGGAACCAAAAATGTTCGGTCATCCAAACCTCGCTGATGCGTCGGCGTCGACATTGATAGGTAAACCTTTGGTCCAGGCAGGCATGTCGGTCATGCAGTGTTCCAGCAAAGGCAGCGTGCTCTCGGCTTTGTCTTCGTCCGCTTCGCCCGCAACCGAATCATGCACATGCAGGACAACCGGCAGACCGTTACTATCTGCGTTTTCAAGCGCGGTGGCAAGCAGGTCGGCGCCGATCGCCTGCACCTGATTCTCTACCAAAATCGTGTGATAAAGCGAGCGGCGAAACACCGCTTTGCCTTTGACGGTCAGGCCGCTCAGGCTCAGCCGGTTTTTCGGCTTGCCGTCCGCCCAGTATTCCTGACGCAACCGCGGCTGCCAGTAGCGCAATATGCGGCCGGTCGGAAGACGCGCACACAGGCAGTCGCCTTCGCAGAAATAAGACACCAGCCCGAGTGGCGGCACATGGAACTCCCGGCCGGGGTACATCACCGCCGCGGCGGCGGCGTCATCGGTGGCGTACCAGTATTTCACGGTTGCCTGGTTGGCCGCGCGCCATGCGTGCACGATCGGCTTGCCTTCTTCCTTGCTCATCAGCAAACCGTAATTCACGCCCATGGCTACAAGCGCGCCTTCGGCTCCACCAAATCCACAGGCGAGAATGGTAACCTTCCCGGCTTGGCGTTCAAATTTTGTCAGAAGCTCCGGCGGTTTTCCAAAAATACCAGAAGCCGCCACGCGATAAACGTCTTGGCCAGTTGCGTAAGCGTGCAGCATGTCCAGTTGCTGCGAGAGCCAAACGGTGATGCGCGCCTCGATCTGAGCGTAATCTCCGTTTACCAGCAAACGTCCGTATCGAGCGCATATCGTGCGCCGCAGCATACGAGATATCCAGTGGATGACACCCGAAAGAAAATCACGTTTTTGTGCATCACGGCGGATGGTCTGGTAGAGCGACCGCATCAAATCGGGATCGCCGGTGCGGCCGACTTCAATGGCGGTGCGCAAAGCAACATCGGACAGTCGTTTTACTTCAACAGTATTTTTCTTGGCGTCAAGCCCGTTGGTGTCGGCGATCTCGTCAAAATTGGCGAACACATCGCGCACCAGATTATGCGCCTGCCAGCGGCTGCCTGACCACCGCATGGTTTGCTGCGCGCCCCCGAGCGTCAGATGTTGGTACAGCCGACTGGTGTTCGGATCCGCCGAAGTCAACATTGCCTTCAGTTTGGCGGTGGATGCCTTCGCCGCCTCTGCTCGATAACCGAGCGCCAACCGGCAATCTTCCGGCACGTCCAATCGGCCCATGAGATCGGCGATATCGTTCTTGCGCAGGCGCCAGGGCGATTTTCGCGAGGCAGCAGATTCGGGTTCGTCTTCTTTGTCCGCCTCGTCGTCTTCGTCCTCTTGCGTGTTCGCCCGTGGAAGTTCAACGCCCCTCCCCATCAACCACTGCTTCAGCGACTCGATATTGGAGACCTTCGACACCGCGCCGCCAGTTATCCGACGCATCTCTTCGTTGATGCGCAATGTCTCCAGCGCAGCTGCGCGGGCAAGACCTTCCACCAGCGGCACGTCGATCATCACGCCGCGGTCATTGATGCGGCGGTCTATCGCAGGCATGAAGGCCCACGGACGGATGCTTGGCCACTGCGGTAGTCGAACGAATACGTTCTCCTCCATCGCCACGTCCTGCACACATCTGTCCGCCAGCCACTGAAGATCGTCAACCAGTTTTTTGTCGAACCGACCAGGACTATTCAATATCTCCGCCACGGGCGCCGGAATGGACGTACGCTTGGCGTCGGTGATGCGGCGAATGCGGTTGGAATCTTTCAGGTCGCCCTGAAACTCAACACCCACCGCTTTTGCGCAACCATCCAGGCTACGCGGCAAATTTGCTGCTGCCGCTAAATGCATGGAATCTTTCCATGCGTCGGCGTCTACTGGCGGAAACCCGTGGCGCGCGACAAGAATGCGCTCATAGACGAGCCGGTCGAAAAACAGAACATTCCAGCCGGACAGCAAGCCTCCAGCAGCCACATGTTCCGCCAACGACAGTGGTACCGGATCGCCTTCGCGCCACAATATTGGCGCTACAGGCGCGCCAATAGGCTTCACCACGAACATCAGGCAACGGGTTTCGGGATGGCGCGTGTAGGCGTCCGCACCATGCAAACGCAGGTCTACTGGCGAAGACGTCTCAGCGTCAAAACCGAAGACGGGCGGCATCTATGCGGCAATGTTTTCGTTCGGAAGAGTTTTCCGGAACTGTACCCACCCGCGAAAATTGCCGTGAAGATGACTGTCGGCCCAGTGTTTGTCGTGTCGCAAATGATGCAAGAACATACCCGGAGTTGCTTGGTGCTCGGCGGGCGACGCATGCAGCGGCACCGAGCCAACAAGACGATCGTAGAGCGCGAGATCAGCGGCGATGTCCGGCGTCTTACCCTCATGCGTGAGGTAGCTCACTCTGGCGCACCGGGCGACCGACAGTTTGACCATGAGTTCGTACGCCCACTTGTCGTCGAACCCGCCTTCCGGCTTGCTCGGAAGCAGGTTCAGTTCCTTGATCGGGCTTACGTAAGGAAGGTGCCACTCACCCGGTTTCAACGGTACGGGCGTAGATTCATTCCTCGCATCGCGCATAGCGTTCGCCAGCATCTCCATGTGCGGTTCCGCCATAGGATGGCAACGCAGCGCGAAGAAATTGTCCCAGTCCGTCGCCGTTACCACAACGTTGATGTGGCAGAACGGTTCGAGTACACGATTGATGAGTTGTTTGGATGCGTTCAGTTTGTGGAGTTGTCGAGCGCACTGAACTGCATCCTCAAGTGCAATTTTCATGAAATTTTTAGCGTGAAATAAGTCAGGGTCTGCAAGTTCCTCTCCGCCCTGCATACCCGACCTGTTTGATGTCCACCGCACAGGAAACGCCGGATCGTCCAACACATCCTGAATCAACCGCGGCACCGGAATGGCGCGAGATGACGATGCATTCCGGGAAAACACACGGTGCGTCATGAACTCGCCGTGTATCCATTTCGGATACCGAAGTTGCATCGTGGTGAGCCGGATGCCTTCCGGACTGATGCTGTCGGCGATAATATTGGCGGTGATTGTGGTCATGTCGTTTTCTCCCTGCGGCTGATCTCGCGATCCAGATACCAGCGCGCCTTCTTCAGGTCTTCGATCGCATCCGCTGATTTCTTACCCGCGCGCGAAATGTATTTTACAGTGTTGCCGAGACAAAACCCCAGGTCCCACGCTTCGATAACTTTTATGGCTTCGTAAGGATTATCTTCGCCGCCGTAGTGCGCAGGGTGATTTACCGGATCGCTCATTTCGCCCTCCAAAAACGGAGAAGATGCCCTCGGGCGTGTGTCCCTCTGATCACCGCCGGCTCTGTTTCATCCGGCTCGGCCACGTTTTTCAAACGCCAGTCTTCACTGAGAATGCACACCGTCTCGGTTTTCCCTTCTCCTGCTCCTGTGCTGAAACCGTCATCTCCGCACTTGACCCGACGCACGAAGCGTCGAAGCGCAGAAACAATCCGCAGCAAGGCATAAATTACTCTTAGCGTAATAACACAGCAGCGTCAACCGCTGAAAAAGAAAACCCGGCAGATTTCTCCGCCGGGTTTCGCTTTGGTGGACCGAGCAGGATTTGAACCTGCGGCCCGACCGTTATGAGCGGCCCGCTCTAACCATCTGAGCTACCGGTCCATTCTGGCCAAAGATTAAACACCGGACGGCCGACTAGACCAGCGTATCGCACGCAATTTTCAGTGCCGCCCGGGCTGCCGTCCCAGAGTGACACGACAGCCTCGCACCGGTCAACCATCCAGCGATTTCTTGCGTGCATGACTTGCGGCGAGTAATCCGTGCTGCCAACCAATTCAACAATATCCGCCGCGTCCAGAATGACGCGATATTGTTCTTGCGCCGCAGGAGGCCAATGCTGTTCTTGCCCAAGAAACGGTATCGCTACAGTAAGCGGCACTTTGTTCCGGATAGCGGCGATGGCCCATGCGGTATCCCAGCCAAGTGCCATGCCGGATATCATCCGCCGAGGTTTGGTCTCAACAACAAAACGGCACGCCAGATCAATTAGGCGACCTAGCGTGCCGCTGTCATATCCTCCAAGTTTATGAGGTCTGTGTCCTGTGGCGGCGAGGATCAGACCCCGGGAGGGCGAGCGCCCCCAGCACCGAAACCAGCTTGCGGTTGGGCCATCGGGTTCGGTGCACCGACCGGAACACCTCCAGGCGCGGGCTGCTGCGGAGGTGCTGCAAACCCGTACGCTGGCGAGCCTGGAGCGGCGCCCGGCGGCACCGAACTCGGAGTGGCGTGGTTCGGCCCGAAACCCGGACCCGGGTTGTAGCCGGACGTGCCCACCGCACCCGCAGCGGCGAAAGCACTGGAGGCGGCGGCGCCACCGTCGAAACCGGTCAGGCGCGGACCATCGGAGACGAACTGCACCGAGTTCAACGTGACCGAGATACCGCGGTTCGGGATCTGCTGGCCCGGTTGCGGAAAGGCGCCAAAGGTAATCTGGGCCCGAACGTAGCAGCCCGAATAGAACCGTTTCGGCTCCTCCGGCTGCGCCTGCTCATTGACGAACACCGGCCGCTGGTCCACGCCCTTGCGGGTCTTCTCCGCCAGCGATGCGTTCAGCGTGAACAGCCCGCGGAAAGCCTCGTACTTCTTGGGGTCCCGCATGTACATCTGGTTGCCGTCACGCAACGGATAGTGCAGGCCGCCGGCTTCCTTCGGCCAGAACAGCAGCTGCGAGCCGGAAACCTCGATGATTTCGTTCGGGTTCTGCGGATTGGGTTTTTTCTCCGCCGGCCAGCGTGCGTTGGCGACCATGCAGATGGCCTGGTATAATTCGGTGCACGCCGCCGGATTGAGCAGCAAAGTGACCGAATAGCGCCGGATCGGGTCGTTCGAGCCCGGGACCACACGGGGCGTGTCGAGCGTTGCGTAGGACGCCCGGGCGACCGGAGTGATCATGCGGATATTGCCGTAGTCGGCGCTGACCACAAGAGGTCCCTGCTGCGCGGGAACCTTGGCCCCCTCGGAGGCGAGAAAATGGTCGGAGATCGGCTGTGTCTGAGACATATTAGGAGTCCTTTTCGGTGTCTGTTCGGTTTCAGTTCGGTGGTAGCGCGGTCGCGGAAATTGGTCCGAGGCCGATCGGCACACTTGAACCTGTCGATGAAGCACGCACAAGTGTCGGCTCACCTTCGGGCTTTTCCACCAGCGTTTCAAGCAGTTTTTTCTTGTCGGCCGGAAGAAGTTTTTCGATTTGCGCCGGCGACTTCAGTTTCGGGTCCGTGTACAGCGCCGAGGTTTGCAGACCCATCGCCCGCAACGCATCCGGCGCTTTTTCGGGATCCTTGAACCGCCGGTGCCCGGATCGCGGCTTCATCGCGTAGCCTGGCACATTGACGCCCGCCATGAGAAGGGCCGCTGCGCGCTTTTCCACTCCGGTGATGAAGGTCTCGTAGAATTCGCGCCGGTCCAGGATGGTGGCGATATCGGCCGGGTCCAGCGACAGCGGAGACGGAAGCACCACCACACTTCCCGGCGGCATGCCTGCGGGCGGCTTGGCGTCGATCATGATCTCTTTCGGAGGCAGGACCGCAATCGAGGAAGCGTTGAACAGCGGCGCTGATGCGAATGCGTCGCGGGCGATGTGCATCGCTCTGTCCGCCAGAGCGGGGCAGATGGGCTGGCCGCGTTCGTCCGGTCCAGCCGCCGGGCACCAGCGACACCATTTTGGATTTGGCACAAGCCGGGCCTTGGGATCCAAAGCCTCTTCCATGGCTCCGACCAACTGGGGGAGAAATTCGTTGTAGAGATAGTCCGGCGTGAATGTCACGGGAGGCTCATTGCGCGCTTCCTCCCAATGAGGAGTGCGCGGCTGCACGACCTTGATCTCAACCGTGTCCCAGCCTTCCGGCACCGCGAAAGTGACAAGCGCCATCAGCGCATAGTCTTTCAGCTGCGGTGTATCTCGGGCAACGATCACGCCCTTGCCGTACTTCAGGTCAACGATAGTCAGCTTGCGGCGGATAGGGTCAACCACCACCGTATCCGCCGTGCCGCGGTTCTGGCCGAACAACGGATCGGAAGGATCAAGTGGCGCCAGGGACAGCCGATGCTCCACCAATCGCTTGGTGCCGGGACCTTCGAACGATTCAACGATCTCCACATACTCGTTGGCCACTTCGACCATTTCTTCGTCCACCAACTGGCGGATGCCGGGACGCGGCTCGATGAACTGATCGGCCCACTCTTCCGGTGATCGAACGCCACGAAGGGCGTCTTCCACCACCGCATGGGCAGCAGTGCCTTCGGCAGCGAAGCCGGAAGACTTTTCTTCGCCTCGCGGCACCCGGGCGGAAAGAACAATGCTCCCCGGACAGCCGAGCAAGCGATCGGCAGAGGACGGGCGGAAAACTGCGTCTCCGCCCGCCGCTGCGACCAATTCGTTAAGCAGCGCGAGTTTTTCTGGTGTCATGACGCTGCCAGGACCGGCGCCGGCTGCGCGTTCAAAAAGGCGATGATGCCTTTCTTGTCCGTGGACAGTTCCACAGGAACGATCTCGAAATCTTTCTTCTTGTTGATGCTGCCGCCTGTCACTTCGTGACGGTAGGTTTTGGCCTCGCCCTCGCTGCCAGTATAGTAAGGCTTGGCGCCATTCTTGGTGTCGACCACTTTATACAGTTTCATTTCTACATGACTCCTACTGTTAGTTACATTTCAAAAGCAGGCACCAATCTTTATGGCGCCCGCTTTGTCCGGCGCATATCCTGCAACAATACCCCGTATCAGGAGTTCAGAAGATGCGCGCTCCAATCCAGCACCAGTTGCCGGTGCTCCGGCGGCACCGAGTCGTGCATCATAGTCTTGAACGGCTTCGGCGTTCCGTCGGGCCAAGTGTCGGCGCGAATGATGTTGAACGGATAGGCGTTCGTCTTGCTCGCCGCCTGTGCCGCATTCTGCAGTTGCAGGACCTGCGCCTTGTAGTCCTCCAGCGATACCACACCATTCGGTGCAGGCGACGGAGGTGCAGCGGACGGCATGGCCGCTGCGGGAGCCGGGGGCGGCGCAACTGGTACGGACCCAGGCCCGCCGTTTGTTCCCGCGGGAGGCGCCATTGGTGTGGACATACCTTGCGGCGCAAAACCGTTGCCGCCGACGGCACCAGGCGGAATGGCAAAACCTCCGCCCTGTTCCGCCTGCTGCGTCGACATGGCAGCGACACCCACCGGCGGCGGAGTGAACGCAGGCTGAGTGACCCCAGGCGGCATAGCGCCGGGGGGCAGAGCACCCGTGAGCGCGGCTACCTGCGCTTCGGCAGTCTGGCCCTTCGGCTTGCGGCCGCGCTTCTTCGGTCCGACCGCCGCGGCGGCAGTGGCGAGGTTCGCCGTCACAGCGGCGTTGGCTGCGGCTTCCTCGACTTCCTCGCCTTCTTCCGCGAGATTTTCCACGCCATCGTTGATGTGGCCGGACGCGGACAGATCGGGCGCGACAACTGAAGCGGGGCCTTTTGTGGCCGCTGACACTTCACCAACCGCAACCGTTCGCGTAACTACAGCACCCGCGTCGATCTGCTGTAGCCACGCGATTGCCTGCCCGAAAATCAACGGGTCGACTCCGTCCTTGGGTGTGACTTCAAAAATAATCTTCACCGTATTCTCCTGTTACGTGGACATATTTTTGCGATCCGAAGCTCAGTTCGAACCTGCATGAGCAACTTGCCAAGCTGGTTTTCGCCTACGCCATTGCACACACCCCAGAAAACGTCACCCCAGGTGTTTCCTTCCACCAGTTCAGCGCTGCCGGTAGCGAGCAGCCAATCTCCGAGATAGCGGTCCTGAAACTTCAGCCGCAGAAGTTCGTGCATTACGTCCAGTTTTATGAAAGGCCAGTCTTCGCGCGTCGGGTATTGTTTGGCTGCATTCTTAGCGTCTCCCGGATTTTCTTGCGTCATTATCGCTGCGCGCCCGGCCGGATCGGACATCTTGGTCCACTGGTAGGCATGCTCGACGGTCGGAAAAATGTCGTTTTCCCAGATGATGCCCGCGGGGCACACCCAGAAATTCGACAGAAAATGGTAGGGGCTTTTGAACGTAGCAATGCGTTCTGGAAGCCGGATGGCGGGTTGCATGAAAATTCGATATCACTTCGCGCATTCCAGCGCAATACGTAATCTTACACTTAAATGTTAGTTGTGAGCCGGGAGAGGAGATCGTTTGATGCCCGCTCTTTCACGCCTACCACTCCGGCCATGGCCTCGTCCAGCCAGCAGCCGGCTGCCGAAAGAATTTCAGCAGTGCAGTCCGCGGTCTGACCAATTCGGTGGATTCTTTTTATCGCCTGTTGCAGTGCAGTTGCGGTCCATGGAAGTTCGATCACCACCACCCGGTGCGACCGGGTGAGCGTCAGCCCCATCCCGCCAGCTTGCGTCTGCACGAGAAGATCGTTCAGCCACCCACCCTGCAGCCATTCTTTTGCAGCGCGCAATTGTGCGCGGCTGACCGTCCCGTCAATCCAGGAAAGTTGATGTCCCCGGGCTTTCAACCGGTCAAACACACCTTTGCGTACATCAGTATGCTGGAAGAACGCCACCACCGGGCCTTCACCCGCGACCACTATGGAATGGATATGTGCCGCAGCTGTGTCAAGCTTGGCCAGCCCAAGCGCTCGGCGCACGCGAGCCAGTGCGGAGTCACGCAGATCGTCCTGTTCCGCAAGTGCCTCTTGCAATCGAGCGGGCGTCCATCCTTCCAGTCCGGCCATGATGTGCTGCAAGGCGTTGTCGTCTATCTTGACGGGCACGCGCGTCACCGTAAGGTTCGGCATTTTTATGTCGAGTGATTCCGCGGTGCGGCGAATTACGTACGGTTTCAGGATGAAGGCCAACTCTTCGGTATTTTTGATCCCGACCGGTTTCGTCTCCTGGTATGCGTCGGGCACCATTGTGCAGTAGTGATCGCAGAATTCCTGCCATGTCACCTGCGATCCCAGGCCGCCGTAAAGCATCGGGTAGAAATCGGCCGCCGAGTTCACAATCGGCGTTCCGGACAGGCACCACATTTGACTCGCGCGAGAGACCAGACCGTCGGGTGCAAAAAGAGTACGGGTCCGAGCGGCTTGATACTGGCGAAACTCATGGGCCTCGTCCACCACGATCACGTCAAACGGCGGGCCGGAAAACAAATGTCGGAGCGACTGACCGCGGTTCGGTCGTTTCGCAGATGGAGTCGCGTCGCTCAGCACCGCATGAGAGACGATAGTTATGCCAGGTCCTGGCGGTTCTTTCAGGAAACCTTCGACAACATGAACCGGCCGTTCCTGGTCAGACCATTGCTCGAATTCGAGCGCCCAGTGTTCGCGCACGGCGCCGGGACAGACTACCAGAATTTTCCGGGCGCTGACCCGGTCACAAGCCAAGACAACCTGTCTGGTTTTGCCCAAACCCATATCGTCCGCCAACAGCGCGAAACGACGTTCCGCGAGAAAAGCAGACCCGGTTTGTTGGTGGCTATAGTCAGTCAGCGCCACTCAGGCATAGACTTTCGCTTCGATGCTCGTCAAAACCCGCTCCTGCGCATCCGAAAGATTCATGCTTTCTCCGCGCTGCTCTACGCGCTCGCGCATGCTGGCGCAGAAATCTTCCTCGTACTTGTTCAGCCGCGGGCACATTTCGGCATCGCGCATCAATTCTTTCAGGCGCTTCAATCGTTCCGGCGAAATCACGGCAGTCTCCAGTCCAGATACATCATCACCGCAGCGCTCTGGTCGTGCGCCTGCTCATAGCGAGCACAGCCAACACGGGGCCCCGCGCGGAATTTCCCTTCGCCGTCGCCCCACAACCAGCCCACCGTTGCGTCTCCTACGCGAATAGGACGCGAACCGTCCATCTGAACATGACCCAGTTTATAGTTCGTCATCGGCCGTGCCTGGAGATAGCGCGGGTCAAACTGAGGTGCCGACAGCATGTCCTTCTCCGCGTAATTTCTGCGCGCCATAGTAGCCTATCAAAGCTGCCTCGGCGCGGTTATGGTCCATTTTTCGCGCGAACAGTTTTGCGCTGGCAGGGAACAGATTTCCGGCCAGCCGAATCGCATCGTCCTTGCCGCCTTTCAAGCCGATCGCCCGGCCCCAGACACCCGGAGCCACTTCATGGATCTGGGCTCCGGCGATCACCAGCGCGGCCAACAGCGAACCGTACGTTTCTCCGAAAGCACCCGCCCCGGCGACGCCCATTTGCATCGGCTCCGGAACACCGGTTTTCGGATTGCGTTTCATCATCGGACGATAGTTCGGCTTTTCGATGAAAACGGCTGTTCCGTTGCCGAGACCCTGAAGCAGTCCCCACAGACGCGGAATGTTCACGCGGGAACGGGAATGCTTACCCACCTGGATCCGGTCGACCGGAATGTCCTCGATGCCGAAAAGCGCGCCGTTCGGCTGCAAAAAAGAAATCGCACCGGACGCTCCGGGATCAACGCCTATGATAAGCGAGACATTCACTGGCGAAGGTCCAGCGCTTGAAGACTGAGCACAAGAGTGCCGAAATCACTCTTTATTTTCAACAGCAGGCCATATTCACTTTGCGACAGATCACACGTATTTTCTTTTTCTCCCGCTGTAATTCTCATCGGGGACATGGTGTTTATGAGAACGTGTTTACCCGTAATATCTTCGGTCACCGCAATCCACATAGTCACGCAACTCCGTTGCTGTGTTTGGCTCGGTTATTTCGCCAAGCCGTAAGCAGGTCAATTTCCATAACTGATCGTTCGGTGACATTTTCGATCACCGGGATATATTGCGGGTCCGGCATCCGTTCACCGCGCCGCCACATTCCCACCGCTTGCTGCGTCAGGGCCTGACCTCGCGCGCGTTCGCCGACAATGCGCCCGAATTCGGCGTCGGTCATACGCGGTTCGCGGCTCCTGATCCATTCATCCAGCGTCATGCGGCGTCAATTAACACGTTCCGTGCAACAACACAACAGGCAATCCCGGCATGGGCAAAAACACCCTGGCGAGGCACTCTAGCGCAGATTTTCACCAAGGATGCCCGCCATGAAGCGCCTTTGCGTCGCTCTCCTTGTCGCCATGCCCATTGCCGAGGTATCCGTCCCTGTGCCGAAAGCACACGCGCAGGGACCGTCGCAACTGTCTTTCCCTTCCTCGTTCGGGCCGTTTGCACCGGCGCATGTCATGGCGCCTACCCCTTTCTCGGGCGCGGCGATCCTGCCAACGGCATCTGGAGGTGCCGTATCCGGGATGGTCTTGAAAGCCGCTCCGGGCAATCTGTACGACGTGTACGCTACCTGCACCCAGACCTGTTGGCTGCAGGTGTTCAACTCGCCTACGGTTCCCGCAAGCGGCACGATCGTCGGCGGTACCGCCTCTGGGCAGATGCAGGACTGTGTCGCCATCGCCGCCAGCGGGGTTGGCTCCGTCAAGCTCATCCCCGGTCCGATGGAGTTTTTCAGCGCTGGCATCAGCGCTGGCATCAGCGCTTCCGCCTGCGGCACTTTCGCGCCGATCTCAGTTGGCTTCATCCGGGGTCTCGCCCAATGAGACGCGCCATGCCCCGCCTGTTGTTCGCGTTGTCGCTGCTTATGGCAGCAGCGGCCGCCGCGGCACAGAACGGTCCGTCGGTCACCATCGTCACGCCGTCCAACTACACCATCACCACCGGCGGCGTGTCTCAAATTTTGTTCGCGGCCAATTCGATCAATACCGGTGCCTGGATCACCAATCCGACCACGGCCGGTGAAAATCTCTACGTCTGTCCGGCCGGCGGAACCTGCACCACCACCGAGGGCGGCGGAGTCTACGCGCTCACGGCCGGACAGTCTTTCTACCTTCCGCACGCAGCCAATGCGATCACGGTCACAGCTGCGACCACGGGACACATTTTCTCCGCCAGCCGGTTTTAAGGAATTCGCACCATGAAATACTCCGGTGCTTTCGGGCTGGCTTCACTGCTGCTCGCGTCCACCGCGCTCGCGCAGCCCTATGGCCCCCAGCCTCCGTCCGGCGGGGGCAGCGGATCCCGCGCACCGCTCACTGTCGGTGGGTTTTTGCAGGCATCGCCGTCCAACCCGATCATTAACGCTGGCACGATCACGCTGCCCTATGTCAGTCCGGGCATCATCGCAAGCACCGGCACCACGCTCGTCGACGCCACAATCAGCAGCGGCCTGGTCGTCAACGGAACCACCCTGAGCGCGCTGTGGCAGGCAGGCACGATCTCTTCCATCGGCTCCGGGTTGACTAACAACAGCGGCACGCTTTCATTCAATGGTGCGCCAAGCGCGGGTTTTGTCGTCAGCAACGGCACTATCCTGCAGACCGGCACCGCTGGGACAGGTCTGGCCTATTCCGGCGGTACGCTATCCTTGTCGCCCGCCACAACTCTCTCCATCGGCGGCGTCAGTCCAGGATCTGGGCTGCAAGTAAATGGCAGCGGTGTGCTGTCCATCAATTCGCCACTCGCCGTCTCGCTAGGCGGCACGGGTCTGACCAGCGGCACCAGCGGCGGCATTCTCGGTTTCACCGGCAGTGGCGTCGCCACTTCGTCCGGTGTGCTAACCCTGAACGCGATCGTGCTCGGCGGCGGGGTAGGCGCTACGCCAGCGCCTCTCGGCACTCTCGGCACTACTACCACTGTCCTGCACGGCAACGCCTCCGGCGCTCCGACATTCGGTGCGGTGAATCTGGCTTCCGATGTGACCGGCAATCTGTCCACTTCCAATCTCGGGGGCGGCACCGGCGCATCAAGCAGCACTTTCTGGCGCGGTGACGGTACATGGGCTACTCCCCCCGGCACCGGCACGGTAACCACAATCGTCGCAGCGGGACTGCTCACCGGCGGCACCATCACCACTGCGGGCACGATCGGCCTAGCCGCGCCATCCACCGGCATCGTCTACAGCAACGGAACCACTCTGTCGCCCGCGACCATCGGAGCGAACCTGACTCTGAGCGCAGGCGGCACGCTTTCGGCTTCCGGCGGCGGTCTCTACGCTGCGGGAACCGGTTTGACCCTGAACAGTTCGACTTTTTCGCTGACCTCGCCGGTCGCAGTCAATCTGGGCGGCACGGGTCTGACCAGCGGCGCCAGCGGCGGCATCCTCGCCTTCACCGCAGCCGGGACCATCACCTCGTCTGCCGCGTTGACGCAGAACGCGATCGTGCTCGGCGGCGGTGCTGGTGCCGTTCCGATCGTGCTTGGTTCGCTCGGAACCACTACCACTGTCCTGCACGGCAATGCTTCCGGAGCGCCATCATTCGGCGCAGTGAATTTGGCTTCGGACATCACCGGTAATCTACCGACATCCAATCTCGCCGGAGGTACCGGCGCGTCGAGCAGCACTTTCTGGCGCGGCGACGGCACCTGGGCGTCGCCGCCGGGTGGCGTGAGTGCAGTCACGGCAGGGGCGAACCTGGAAGTCGGGTCGACGCCCGGGGGCACCATCACCAGCACCGGCACGTTGAACCTGATCTCTCCCGCCGCCGGGGTGGTAAGCACGAACGGCACCTCGCTTGAAGCCACCACTCTGAGCGGTCTGGCTTGGTCCGGCGGCACTCTCTCGAATTCCGGTGTTCTGCAACTCGGCGGCTTGACCGGCACCATCGCAGCGGGAACCGCGCTGTCCGCATCCGGCGGCACTTTGAGCGTGACCGCGGCTACTACTTCCGCTCTTGGCGGTATGGTCGTCGGCAGCGGCTTGACGGTGAGCAGCGGCACCGTCAGCAATTCCGGTATCCTGTCTTTAGTTGGCGGCTCGAATGTGTCGATTGCCAACAGCAATACGATCAATGCGTTACCTTCCGGGTCGAACACGCAGATCCAATTTAACAACGCAGGCGTGTTTGGTGCCAGTTCCAGTTTTTTGTATTTTGCCACACCGCTGACACAACCGTCCGCGCCGACACTCGCCACGGTTGGGACAGCAGGCAGCACATCATATTTTTACCGGGTAAACGCGCTCAATGCGCTTGGGCAGAGCATAACCGGAAACACGGGAACCATAACTTCCGGAAATGCCACGCTTAACTCGACAAACTACATAAACGTAACAACACCAAGCATCACCGGATCAACATCGTGCGACATATACGGCGGAAACGCAAGCCAGATCGCATCCGGCGTTCTCCGCTTTCTCGGAAATACGTCCTGCGGTTCTGTCGTGGCGGACCAAGGTCAGAGCAACACAGGCGCACAAAGCTATCCCTCGCAGGTTGTTGATCTGTCTAGCGGTGAGCGAGTTGTCGGAAATGAAAGTGTAACAAATTTCCTGCAAGTTGGCTCCAGTTCGAATACGCAGACTGCGTATCCGTCCACGATGATAATAAACAGTACATTCCCGGGAGGTTCATCGCGTCTTCCGGATTTCAACGGTCTGGCCATAGTCCAGACACTTCCTCTGACCGCGAGCACCGGTGCAGGATCGCTCGCGCAGTCGTGGGGTTTGAATGTGCAGTCAACTCTGCCAAGCGGAAACGCCTACAACATAAATGCGATGGAAGGAATATCGGTAGCTCTTGCGGATAATGGAAGCGGCCAGCTTAACTCCGGAGACGGTATAACCGTAACGACGCTGACAGGCGCGTCCGTAGGAAACAGCAACGGCAATATACTGTACGCACCCATAACCGCAGTGAACGCGGCTATAGATGTATATAGCGGCATCGTGTCTCCCGTCGGTGTGCTGTCAACTGCTTATGCCGGAGCTACCAGCGGCAACACTGTTGCGCAGATGGATATTTTTCGCGCAGGCGGAAATTCGGGGTCGGCGGGCCAAACGGTCACCCAGTTTGACGCATTCGATGTCGAACAACTCGCGGGCTCCGGTGGCATAGCCAATTACGCAGGTCTTCGCATTGCGGATAACCACACCGCGGGCACATCTACGTCCTACGCTATCCACACGCTTGGCGGTCTGGCCATATCGCTATTTGAAGGTCCGGTATGGCATGGTCTGTCCGGAACCAACGCAGGCACGGATGTCTACTACAACGCCAACAGCGGCTCGATCACGATTACTCCGCCGACAGGCGCGCTCGGGTCGGTGACGCTGACACTGCCGGACACCACCGGCGTGCTGGCTGTGCTTCCTTCCGCAACGACCTCCCAGCTTTATGGCGGCAGCGGTACCGCAGGTGTCGGTCAGGATGTCACGGTCGGATCTGGGCTGTCTCTGTCTGGCGGAACGTTAAGTGCCACTAGTGGCGGTGGAAATGTTTCCAGTTCTGGCAGTCCTGTCAGTGGTCAGATAGCTTTGTGGAATAGCGGATCAACTATTCTTGGCGATACGCTGGGCAACGGTCTCGTAGTGGCATCCAGCACGTTGAATACGAACTTCCCGGTAGAATCCGCAAAAACTGCAGGATTTACTTTCGGCACTGTCGATATGGGAAACACCATTCCGCTAAACATAAGCGGTGGTGGAACAATAACCATTTCGTCAACCAATTTTGGCTCAACCATATTCGGTGCCGGGCAATCCGCATGCTTGGTCAATATCACCGCGTCTGGCACCAACACGCTGACGAATTCCTCCGGCGCCACGATGTATCCTGCCTTCGCTTCGCAATACCCTGGCGAAACGATTTGCTTCCAGGGTGATGGCACGAGCCTATATGCTTCGCTCAACGAAGCGCCAATAATCAATGTTCCCCGCGGCGGCACCGGCCTCGCAACGTTGGTCGCGAACACCGTCTATAAGGGTAACGGGACGTCTCCCCTGGCGACGACGGCGATCACCGACAACGGCTCGCAGGTGGCGATCGCCGAGGGCGCGCTGACCACGCCCGTCGCTCTTACGGACGCTTCGACCATCGCGTCAAATGGCGCACTGTCGAACAGCTTCACGGTGACGTTGACGGCAAGCGGGCACACGCTGGGCAATCCCACCAACACCGTCGCCGGGCAATCGCTGCACTATCAGATCACGCAGCCTGCTTCGGGCGCGCCCTACTCGCTCGCCTACGGCAGCAACTTCCTCAACCCGAGCGGCGCGGCGCTGATCGTCAGTCTCAACCCCGGCAACAGCGCGGTCACGAACATTGATTGCTCGGTGATGGTGACGAACGGCGCGATGCAGTGCTATGCGCCGGTCAGCAGTGCGTTCACACTGTCAACCCCGGGCAACCCGATCGCCCCGGCAAACACCTCAACGTACTTCATGCAGGGGCTCGCCGGTACGATCACGCCGCAGACCAGCGGCAACGTGCGGATCGAGATCTGCGGCGTCGTCACTCAGACCTCTACCACTTCCGGCGACGGCATCACGGTGCAAGTCTCTTACGGCACCAGCACCGCACCCACGAATGCGGCTGCGCTAACAGGCACGCAGACCGGAAACCCAGTGACATCGAAAGCCGAAACGACCGTGACGGCAGCAAACGTGGCGCGTCCGTTCTGCGCGGTCGGACACGCCGCCGGCCTGACACCGGGAACGGCCTACTGGATCGACCTCGCGGCCAAGAGCGTCGGCACGGTGTCGACAACCGCGTTGACCTCGCTGACGGTCACGGCGGAGGAGATGCGCTGATGCGTCGCCTCGCGCTTCTCTGCGCGCTCCTGTGGTCTTGCGCGGCCGCAGCTGGACCGTTCGGGCCGACGCCGGGGGTGACGGCACGCCTGGGCGTGCCGGGGCTGCCATCCGTCGCGCACTCGACCTGGGACACGACGCTCAACACGTCCTACATTACCTACAGCAACGTCAACCTGACGGCGACGTGGACGACGTTCCAAACGGGGGGCGCCGCAGCTCGAAACACCGCCGTCAACTCAGGGACGCGCTGCTACTTCGAGATCACGCCGAGCACGACCGTTCCGGCCATCGGACTGGCGGACTCATCTTATCCGACGGCCAGCGGAAACATTGGTGCCGATGTTCACTCGCTGTATTACGCTTCCGGCGGATCAATCTACTACAACAACGGTCCGCAAGGCAGCCCTGGAACGTGGTCGGCTGGCGCCGTCGTCGGCTTCGCCATCGACTTTACGCTGAGTCCGCCGCAGATATGGGCGCGCGCGTCGCCTTCTTCGAACTGGAACGGAAACGCGAGCTATAGCCCCAACGTCGGATCGCAGAACGGAGGTATTGCGCTGAGCGGCATCTCGACCTCGCTCTACATCATCGCGCAGGTCGGGTTCAGCTCCGGCGACGCAGCCACGGTTAATACCGGCAGTTCGGCTTACTCTGGCGGCCTCCCAACAGGGTTTTCGTCATGCTGGTGAAGACGATGATCCGACTTCTATTCGTTGCGCTGTGGCTGTTCACGCTGCCCGCTGATGCGCTGGTGAAGCGCGGCGCGGGTTCGAACAGCACAGGTCCGATTACGATTACCGGCATTTCATTGCCGCAAAGTTACTTTGTTTCGAATTATTCCAACTACCAGCTTGGCACGCCGACTGTCACGGCAATAGGCGGATCGTTTATCGGCGTAATTTCTCTGGCCACACACTCGGGCTGCGCGAGCACTAACAACGCCAGTTTCTCGGTCAGCGGCAACGTGCTTTCGATCAGCGGCGCGCAGCAGAATGGCTCCTACACGATCTGCTTGAACGCCACGCAGGGCGCTTCGAGCTACTATCAATCGTTCACCATCACCGGCAATGAAGTACCTGGTTTGAGCGCCGCCGTCTCCGCGTCGCCGCCCTACTCGACGGCGTGCGCGGGCGGCAGTGTCTTCATGTCTCCGACCGGCAACGACAGCAACAGCGGCACGTCGGGAAGCCCTGTGTTCTCGCTGAACAAGGCGCAGACACTTCTCCCTTCGCCTGCGCCGGGATGGTGCATTCAGGTGGCCACGGGCACCTATTCATTTACGGGCACGCAATACATCACGGCCGGCGGTAACGCGTCTTCCACGACGGGATATCTGGCTATTCGCTGCGCGTCGGGGCCGACCGCGCCAACAGTTCCCGGCGGCTGCAAGTTCACGACCAGCACGAGCCTAGGCGATTTGGTGGCCACCTACGAGACAGCGCAGCCGACGCAATCGGGATCGGTCACTGGCGGCAACACTATCACGGTGTCATCGGCAACTGGCATAACGAACGGTCAGCGCATCGTCGATTACACGACCAACTCTGCGATACCCTATGGAACAACCGTTACGATCTCAGGGACGACGGTCACAACCAGCCAAAACATCACGTCATCAAATGGTGACAGCTTGGGCATACTTAACGCCTATGTGGTCGTTGACGGTATCGAGTTCGACGGAAACAGCAACACGGTTGGCACAAACTGCCTCGGCAATTACCCGCAAGCGGCCGGCGGCATCGATCATTTCATGGTTATCAATGTCTCCGCCCACAACTGCGGTGCAGCCGGAGTGACGCTATCGGGGTCCGACTATCAATGGGCCATGAACGATCTGATCTACTCCAATTCGAACACGAATGTAAATCAAGGATCGGGTCTGAACATCGTTCAACCACGCGCCTTAACGGGCTACACCCCGACTACATTTGATACCATCTATTCTCCTTATCATTATGTGCTGACGTGGAACATCCTGCATGACAACACGTTGACGTTCGGTGGCTCGATCTCGGACGGCAACAACCTTATCTTGGATACCTGCACCAATTTTTCATACACGCAGCCGATGCTCGTAGGCTTTACGCTGAGCTACAATGGTGGCGCGCGAGGCTTCCACGCCTTCGGGTGTTCCACCGCAACGTTCGTGAGTAATACCGCCTATAACAACAATCGAGATGCGACACTGCATGGATTTGCTCTTGGAGAACTTTCGCAACAAGGCGGTTCGAATAATACCTGGCAGAACAACGTGGGTCTGGCGACGACCAATGCCGGCGGTGGATACAGCTCAGGCGGCAACAACAGTTTCGGCGCAGTAGGTGGAAACGGCGCAGGGTCAGACATAAACATCACTTGGCTGACGAATGATGTTTATTCGATCGCCGCACAGGGCGCTTACCAGATGTTCGACAACGATGCAGGAGCGACCTTTTCAGGCACGATCGCCGGCCCGGTGCTGACGGCCTCCAGTGTGTCCAGTTCAAACCTATCTGTCGGCGCCATCATTTACGGAACAGGGTCGCCTACGCCGCCGATCGTCGGCACGAAGATCGTCAGCCTTGGCACCGGCTCCGGAAGCAACGGCACCTACAACATCAACGATTCGCAGACCGTGTCGAGCGCCACGCCGATGCAAGGCGGTTATTGGGCGTGCACGATGAACCAGTGCGCAGTGAACCCGAGCCTAATCAACCCCGGATCGGGAAACTTCGCGCCCAACACCGGAAGCCCGCTGATCGGCGCCGGAACGTCCTTCACCGTTTCGTGGGACGCACAAGCAACCGCGCAATCAACCACGCAGGGCGCGTGCCCGGCGCTGGCGCAATGTCCGTGAGAACCACCATGAAAGCCATCGCCGCTCTGCTCTTGCTCACGACTTCCGCGATGGCCGTTCCGGCTGTCTCGGAAGACCCAAACGCGCCAAAAGAGAGCGCGCAACCGACGCCTGCGGAGGCCGCGCTCTGGCATCAGGCGCGTCGCGTATTTGAAAACCGCAACTTCTACTGCCGAATGTCTGCGACGTCGCCCAATTGTCGAGATGAGCAGGCGAAACTCGAAGCAATTTTCTCGCAAATCCGTCAAACTCAGAAAAGCAATCCGCCTGTGACCAATTGACGCTTTTTTCACGCTACGTGTACGCTTGGCTCAGGCTAGAATACACACGTACGTGATCCAGCGAGTCACTCTTTTCGCCGGGCCGACACGACCAGAAAGGAGTGAAGTAAAATGTCTATAAGTTTCAATCCACCCAAGGATGCCATGAAAAACTTCTGGACATTCAATATCGGCCATCTCCTGACCATCGTGTCAATGGTCGGCTGGGGGTTGACCATGGCCCTCACGGTGCAGGCCAAGCTGACCGAGCACGACGTCAAACTTGCGGAAGCGCAGGCCGAGCTTACCTCGCTGAAAACGGAACTGAAGGATATCTCTGTAACACTGCAGCACATCGCGATAAACGTAGCCGGTATTCAGGGTGCCGATCGCGCGAGAAACGGCGTTGGCCAGGAAAGGCGAAACGAAGTGGAGCCCATGCCGTTCATGCTGCCAACCGGACCGACTGTACCGCCGACGCTGAACGGTCTCGACACCCACACCCGTGCCAGTCCGTCGGACCCAGGCTGACCGCTACCAGTTGCGCTGCACAATCATTCTTTTTGCAAAACGAGTGAAGCCGGTATACAGAAACTCGCGCCGCTGGTCCTGGCGATCGTATTCGTCCACCAGGATTCCCGTATCGGTCTCAGAGCCCTGAAATTTGTGAACAGTCGCCGCATAGGCGAAAGCAAACGGATGCTCCTCCGACGCAAGCATAGGGTCGCCTGGGGCGTCCAATTGCTCGATCCGGCAGTCTTCTACGGTTATCGTCTCCATGCGTTCGTTGACAATTCTCGCCAAGCGCATGTTCGGGTCGTAATCCCGGATCAGACGATAGACAGCACCGTTGAGAATCCCCACATCATGGTCATTGCGCAGGCACATCACGGGTTCCCCGGCCAGAGGATAGCCCTCCAGGCCTCGGTGCGCCCGCACCAGGGAGTTCAGTGCGTGCCTGGTGGCATTGCGCCAGCACAGGAAAATGTCGGCCGCGAGAATGTCTTCGCGCTCGACAAAACGTTGCACCCGGAAATCCGGCCCATCAGCAGCGTAACTTCCGTTGTGCCGCACATTGTGCGCTTGGCGCACAATGGCTGACTCCAACGCTTGCCGGTGAATGGTGGTGAGCGTGGCGTCAGCATGTTCGAAAAAACGAGTGCCGCGGACGGGCTGTAACTGACCAGGATCACCGGCAGCCACGATTTTACAGCCTGTCGCCAGCAAATCCATCGCTAGCGTGGCGTCGACCATCGAGGCTTCGTCAACAAAAGCGATCCGGCCCTTCCATGAATCATCCCGGATTCTTGACTTAAAAGTCAAGTTTCGCTCGCCGGTCTCCTCGTCCACGTATTCACCGCGAAACTGGTAGATCGCCGAATGGATGGTTGTGGCCTTCAGGCCAGTGCGACGGGCGAGCACCGATGCTGCCTTGCCCGTCGGCGCCACCAGTAGTGCCTCATACCGGCGCGCGAGATCGGCCAGTACTTTGGACTTTCCGGTGCCGGCAAGACCCTGGAGCGAAAAATAGTTTCGTTCGGTACGCCGGGCAGCCAGAAACTGGCTGATCCGATCTATCGCTTCGGCTTGGTCGGGAGAGTAGCTCAGAGCGGTATCTCTTCTGCTTTTTCGCGCAATTCCTCCAGCAGGCTCAGCACATCCTGGTGGAAGCGTGCCGAAGTGCTGTTGGCGATCAGCCACTCCACATAGCCCGGCTCGGCGCGACATACATCCTCGACCAACTCGCCCGAGAACTTGCCGAAATTCAGCCGGTCGTTGAGCCCGAGAATTTTCCCGGCGTGCCGGAACGCGCGCAACTGCAGGCGGATGTACGTTTCGATGTTCGTGCCACGCTGCTCCAGAACCGCGTTGATGTCGTCCACCAACTTGGTCTCCAGTTTCAGCACGATCCCGGTTACCGCCGGGCGCGGAACCGCCGCCTGGGGTGCCTTCTTCGGCGCCCGCTTCCGCTTCGGTGCGACCGCCACTGCTTTTCTCGCCATCTGCTGCTCCTGTAAGAATCGGAGCCTTGAAATATCACTGTTGGCGTAATAACACAACAGCTAAATCCATGAGTATTTCTACTCAGACCCCCTACCGGTATGGCTTGACCGGCACCGCCACTAGATGCAGTATCGGTCCCTCGAAAACGACGAAGCCTCCCAGCGGCGAACTGGGAGGCTCCGGATCACAGGCGGACCTGCGATGTCTTGGGTAGGAGGGTGTGGCGCCCGAACCCAGACATAGCGCGTGCGCCGGATGACGTCAATAGTCGCCGGAGACCGCCATCTATGCCGCTTGATGAAATTTCGCGTACAGACGCTCCCGCCGAGGTGCTATGCTGGGAGAACGGCGCGATTTTTGTTGGCGATGTCCGACGGGTGCTCCGGGAAATTCCAGAGAAATCAGTGCACTGCGTTGTGACGTCGCCTCCGTATTTCGGGCTCCGATCGTACGGAATCGGCGCGGAAAGTGGCGAGATAGGTCAGGAAAAAACGCTTCAGGCGTACCTGAACGACATGGTCTCCGTATTTCGTGAACTGCGGCGAGTGCTGCGGGACGATGGCATCTTCTGGCTGAACATCGGAGACGGGTACTCGCGGCCGCCAGGAAAAGGCCAACACAAACCCGGCGATTCTGGAAAACAAAACTACATAATTGAACGTGGTGGCGGAAAAGCCGCCAATTGCTGCATACCTGACGGTCTGCAAGAAAAAGACCCGATGATGGTTCCCGCCCGGCTCGCCCTGGCTATGCAGGCGGACGGCTGGATTCTTCGATCCCAGATTCCGTGGATCAAACGCTCATGCATGCCAGAGAGCGTGAAGGACCGCCCGACCAGCGCCATCGAATACGTCTACATGTTCACCAAAAGCACCGACTATTTCTACGATCATGTTGCGGTGCAACAGCCCGGTACGATGAAGCCGCAAAACAGATTTACAGACGGGCGCGGTCCAAAATCTGCAGGCTATGCGCCCCACAGGCAAGCATCTGGAATGACTTCTTGCGCAACGCGAAACTTCCGCAACACCGACCTGTTCTTCACCTCACTCGAAAAACCGCACAACCTCATCACTGACCTGGACGGCCAACCGCTGGCACTGGACGTGAACCCATACCCGTTCAAGGGTGCCCACTTCGCAACATTTCCAGTGAAACTAGTTGAGCCGCTTATTACGGCGGCGACAAGCGAGAAAGGCTGCTGCGCGAATTGCGGGACACCGTGGCGGCGAATTGCAGAAACGAAATACAAAGTTCACGAAAATTGGTTTGGCGATAAACAAGACGCTCGGCATTCGCGAGGCAGTCAGGGCGCGAGCTACAAAGAACCCATCGGGATAGAAACTCTGCGGTGGGAGCCGTGCTGCTCATGCTTGAACGTCGAACCGCTGATCCTCGCCGCCACCAGTGAAAAAGGTTGTTGCCCGCAATGCGGGTCGCAGATTGAGCGCATATCCGAGAAAGTCCCCGCCGCTGGCAGAAGCGCGGGGAACGGTTTCAAACGTCTTGAACGAACGCATTTCGGCGAACGCGGTGACGAGACAGTTTGGACACCAAAAGCCGACAAAACCACAGGCTGGAAATTCACCTGCACCTGCTTTCCTCCACCCGATCCAGTGCCGTGCACCGTCCTTGATCCGTTTGCCGGTGCCTGCACCACATTGATGGTCGCCGACCGCCTGGGCCGCAACTCGATCGGTATTGAACTCAATCCTGATTACGCCAAAATGGGTCTGAAACGAATCCAGGAAGATCGCGCCAAGCGGGTCAAGTCGTGACCGAGCCCCGCCAATTTCCGCAAGCCCTTCTGCCTCTGGCCGAAATGAAGCGCTGGGTGGTCTGGCGCTACGTGCAGAAATACGACCGCAAGGGAAACCTCCGGGACCCCAACAAGAAATCGTCCTGGGACAAGCCGCCGCTCACCGCCGACGGGCGCGCGGCGCACACAGATGACGACAACGATCTCTGCGACTATGCAACAGCGGCCGCTGCACTTTTTGCCTCGGCGCAAACACAGAACCCTCTACGCGGTGCCGGATTTGCACCTCGGCCAGACGACGGATTTCTCTTCCTGGATCTGGACGACTGCCGGGACAAAGACACCGGAGCGATAGCACCGTGGGCGCAAGAGGTGATCGCGGACTGCAACTCGTACACCGAGATATCGCCGTCCCTCACCGGCATTCGGATCATCGGACTGGCAGATGGATGGGCCGGAAAATCAACAAAGACCCCGTACTCCTTCACCGCCAACGGCGCGCCAGCCAAAGGCGAAATCTACCTCGGCTCAAACTACGTCACCATTACCTTCGACCGCCTCTCGGGCACACCGGACCAGTTATCCCCGATCGGAGAAGCCGCCAACCGCTTGGCCGCCCGTGCTTCCGCCAGCCTGAAACCGGCCGCGCCGCTGAACCCGGACACACCGCCCGTACAGGCGCCGGTGGACGTCATCCGGGAAGCCCTCTCCCTGATACCGAACCCGGACAGTAACTGGACCTACTGGAAAGAAACCATCGGCATGGCAATTTTTGCCGCCACCGATGGCTCCGACGAGGGTTTCGCCGCCTGGGACGAATGGTCTCGCCGCAGCCCGGCGTACGGCGAATCGGTCACCTGCGAAGAAGAATGGGACCGGATGCGGGTCTCGCCCCCAACCCGGAACTCCGGCTACGCCTCGCTGCACCGGGAAGCCCAGCGCCACGAAGCCGCAGCCGGCCGGACCTGGAAAGGCGGAACAGCGTGGCAACAGTGGAAAATTCGAGAATCTGGTTTTACGCCGATCGTCATACCGGACAGAACAAATCCAGCCCAGCAGATCGTCCAAGCCGTCCAGCGGCCCACCATCCAGGTGCACCCCGGCAACCTCTCCGGCGCCGCGGACGAGGCGGAACAGGCGCTCCTGGCCACCCAGCAAGCGATCTATGTACGGGGCGGCCAGTTGGTCACACCGGTCTCCCGTACGGTGCGCAGCCAAGGCCTGACCACCACCACTGTGGGCCTGCACACCTTCACCCTGGCCGGGCTGCGTGACGTGCTGTCCAAGGTCGCCACCTGGGTGCGCTACGACGGCCGCGCGCAGAAACTGGTCACTATCGACCCTCCGAACGATGTGGTGATGGTCCTGCTCGAAAGAGCGACCGCGCGCCCGTTTCCCGAGATCGCCGGAGTTGTCGCCGTACCCGGTTTGCTTCCAGACGGGAGGTTGTCGACCGGAGTCGGCTACGACCCCGATTTGCGCGTGCATCGGGTAATCGATCCGTACCTCCGCATGCCCGAAAACTGGGGCACACGGCACGCCGTTATGTCGGACGCCGCGACGGGGCTAGGACATGTGAACGCTCTGCTGGAGGGATTTCCCTTTGTCGACGAGGTTGACCGCTCCGTCGCTCTCGCGCTGATCTTCACCGCAGTCTGTCGCAGCGCCGTTTCGCTGGCACCCATGTTCTCCGTATCCGCCACCGACGCCGGGACAGGCAAAAGCCATCTCATTGATCTGGCTTCACTTATAGCAACCGGGCAAAGGTGTCCTGTGGCAAGCGCGAGCGACAATCCCCAGGAACTGGACAAGCGGTTGCATGGCCTGATCGCCGCTGGCTATCCGATGATCTCTCTGGACAATGTGAACGGCGTCCTGCGATCGGATGTGCTGAACCAGGCAGTCGAGCGCGAGCGCATCCGGATCCGGTTGCTCGGAGCCAGCAGCATCATCGAGGTAGAGAGCTGCGCCACTTTCACCGCAAACGGCAACGGGCTGCAGGTATCTGGAGACATGGTACGAAGGAACCTGCCGATCCGGCTGGACGCCGGGGTGGAACAGCCGGAAACCCGTACATTCCGCTTCGATCCGCTCAAAATGGTAGAGAACGACCGGGGGTCGTATGTGGCAGCAGTACTGGACATTCTCCGGGCGCACGCGGCAGCCGGTTTTCCGGGGTCCAAGAATTTGCGGCCGCTCGGCTCGTACGAGGCGTGGTCCCGCCATGTCCGGGGTGCCCTGATCTGGCTCGGCTGGCCGGATCCGGTGCTGGCCATGGACCGGGCCCGGGCGGACGATCCAGACCTGAAAAACCTGCGGGACATGCTGGTGGCGTGGAACAGTCGTCTTGGTTCCGACAAGGCGTACACCGCCAAGGAAGCCGCCGACACCGCTATGCAGGCAGGTTTCGGCGTGCCGGCACATAGCCTCCAGGTTGTCGGGGGGCCAGCAGAGAGCGTGGTCGAGCGCGGTGAATTGCTCGACATCATGCTCCGGGCCGCCGGCTACCGCGGAATTGTCGACCCCCAGCGGCTCAGCAACTGGCTTGGACGACACTCCGGGCGGATCACCGGCGGCCTTCGGTTCGTCAAGGATGGCGGCACCAAGAGCGGCGGAGGCGATACGCATGTTACGAAATGGCGTATTGAGCGTGTCCGCCCGGACCTCCGCATCGTGAACTAGGCCCAGGGCCGATAGAATGCCGCCGTTCTGACCGGAGTCGCCCCATGAAAGCGCGCTTGCTGATCGCTTTTGCGTACACGCTTTTTGCTGCCGGTGCGGTACTGGCGCAGTCGAGTCCCGGTGTGCAGACAGGCCAGGTGCTGAGCGCCGCGCAGTGGAATTCCTTTTTCGCGGCAAAAGTCGATACTGTTGGCGGTGTTCTGTCCGGCGGCTCCATGACCGGCACACTGGTCACTGGCTCCGGATTGCCGACACCGCGTTCGGTCAATTCTCATTTCACCGATGTGCTCAACCTGAAAGACTATGGTGCCGCATGCAATGGCAGCACCGACGACAGCGTGCCTTTCGGTTCGTTCGAAACTGCCGGAGGCGGACCTGTCGCCACCGGAACCTGTCTGGTTGTTACTTTTCCGTCCGCTTACAAAGTCACCGGACCGGGCCAACTTATTGACGGCACCGGAGTCAAATACGCGCCGCGCGCGGTGTTGACCATTACAGCACCAACAACCAGTGTCGGCAGTGGCGGTCCCTACGGGGCGATCTGGAACGACGACATATCTCGCATCGTCACCGGCACCGAGACCACGATCAGTGGCGCCGCTTCGTTGGGCCAGCCGTCGTCGGGCTATTTGTGGACGCCAGAAGCATCGCCTTTCGTAACTCTTTTCACCAATACCTCCGGCTACAATGCGTCCAATTCGACTAATAGCGGACGCACCGGCGTGGCCGTTTTCAAAACCTACGCCCGCAACAAAGGACAAGGCGACGTAGTGGGCTATAACGCAGAATTGTTCTGTAACTCCACCAACGTCAACGCCACAAATTTTCTGGCTGGTCCTGCCTGCATCGCCAATAATGGCGATGTAAATTCATATCAAACGGGAACATATCTTCAGGCATTGGAATATAATTTCGCGGACAATGGATACGACACCGCAGCCGTTGGCGCCGTGTTCAATTTTACGCGCACAAATGGTGCCGCTGCGCTTGGTCAGTTCTGGGCGGGTGTTCGTATCCAGGCGTCGGGCTCGACCGCACCGATAGACGCATTTTTCAGCGGGTTCGGCAATTCCAAAGTCGGCCTTGATTTCTCCACTGCCAATTTCGGGTCCAATAACGGCGCTATCGCCATGGCAGCCGGGCAGCGCATCTATGGCGCCTCCACCAATACGGACCCCAATTATCTGCCTAACGGTGTTGCGCTCGGTTCGTCCTGGATGGGATATGTGTCCGGAGGCGCAGGTTGGGAGTTGGCACCCGCAGGCGCGGTCTCTCTTTCGGCGGATACCACTGGCCATATCACGCTTGGCTCGACTGCTGCGCCCACGATCGCCAGCGGAGCCTGTGGCACCGGCACGAACGGGTCGATAGCCGCCGGGTCCAACGACATGGCGGGTGTCATCAATATCAGTTCGGCCAGTACCACTTCGTGCGCGGTGTCCTTCGCGGCTTCCTGGAATTCCGCGCCGAAAGCCTGTGTCTTTTTCCCTGCGAACAGCACCGCCGCGGCGATCGGAACCACACTGCCTTATCTGTCCACAAAATCCGCCAGCGGCTTCACCCTGGCGGGCTCGGTGCTCGCCTCCACTTCGTGGGCCTATGAATGCATGTGACTTGACGAAATCATTCAGGAGAGAGTAATATTACCGGCACCCGTTCAAATTGAGGTATGTAATATGCGTCTTTTCCCTCTCGTGGCGGCAATCGCTTTGCTGTCCGCGCCTGCCGTTCTCGCACAAACCGCCCCCGCCCAGACTGCGCCAGCGGATGCGGATAAGCAGGCGCTCGGGCAAGAGGTGATGAATCAGCTTCAGACCATTCTCCAGTTGCGGGCCCAGGTTTTTGTTCTGCAGAGCCAGGTCGCTTCGCTACAAGCAGCGGCCGCTGTGCCGCCTGCAAAAACCGCCGAAACACCTGCCACAGCAAAAGCCCCCTGATCCCCGCACTTTGAGGTAGGCACATGAGCGGTTCCACTCCGACACCGACAGCAGCGCCGACGCCACCGGCCGCCACCACATGGGGCGCGATGACGGTCACGCTCTTGATTTTCGCCGCTTATTTCGCATGGGTGGCAATCGCCTACCTGCTCAAACTGGACAGTCTGTACAGTTCTCTTTCGGAACTGCCGAAACAAGGCGTGATGATCGCGCTCGGTTACTGGCTTGGCAGCAGCAAGGGATCTGCTGACAAATCGGCTGCTCTGCCTTCCGCCGCTCCGATTGTCGTGGCCGCGCCGACAGTACCAACCCCGGTTGCTCCAATTCCGGCACCTGCTCCGACAGTGGCACCCGCCCCTTGAACGAACACGTACTTGACCGAATCTACGAACTGCTCCTCGAACTCAGAAGGGATTTCAAAATCATGTCCGACTCCGTTTCCGCCGAAATCGCCAGCCTCACCGCCGCCGTGGCGGCCGAGACCACCGCCAACACCTCGGCGCTCACCCTGATCAACGGCTTCTCCGCTCAGCTTGAAGCCGCGGTCGCAGCGGCGACTGCGGCTGGTGCCACCCCGGCGCAACTGGCCAGTCTGGCCAGCCTGTCCAGCACCATCACCGCCAATGCCACTGCTCTGGCAGCGGCAGTGGCGGCAGAGAGTTCGCCGGTGGTTTCGTCCGGCGGCAGCACCGTCACTTCGGGCGGCACTTCCACTCCCGCCTGATCCCAAAAGCGGATCGGCGGTCAACCGGTCCGCTTTTTCATTTCTGGAGGTTTTCATGCGCCGTCGTCATCTGCTTGTCTGTGCCACTTCTTTTTCAACCGCCGCGCTGCTCGACGCCTGCGCCGGTGGCGCCACCACCGACGCGCAGGTGCTCGCTGACGCCACCGGCATCGTAAACTCCCTGCTATCCGAAGTGCCACTGCTTGCCGCCACCGCACCCGCTGTCGTCACCCCCGCTCTCGCCGGGCAAGTGATCGGCTACCTCACCAGCGCCAGGACCTTGGTCCTTGCGCTGTCCTCCGCCACTCCCGCAGCCGCAGGAGCCAGTACGCTGGCGCAGGTCGAAGGTTTCATCAATCAGGCGCTCGCCGGCCTGACCGCGATCACACCGGCCGTGGCAGCCGCCTACCCGCCGCTTGCCGCCGCCCTGCCGATCATCGCCGCCGTGAACGCGCTGCTGCCGGTGATCGAGGCCTTCGTGAACACCTACGTCCCCGCAGCATCCGCGGTGCATATGGCCAAAGCATCTGCTGCCGGAGGTATGGATCCGGTGGTTGCCCGCAAGGTTCTCGGCATTCCGACCGTAAAGTAAGCCGATGCGTCTCGGTGCCATTCCACGGCCGCGCCCGAAGCAGATCGCCATGCTGGCCGCCCGGGCGCGGTTGTCGGCGCATGAACCGCTTCCGGCGGTGGACTGGCACAAGGCAGCACCAGCAGATGGCGATCCGCTCGGCAATGACAGACTCGGGGTGTGCGTACCCGCAGCTGAGTTCCGCGCCATGGAAATGCGCTGGGCCAACACGATCGGCAATGATTTCTGGAAGCCGGTAAAGGACCAGGTCATCGCCCGCTATTCCGAACTCACCGGCTATGATCCGGTGACTGGCAAACCGGATATTGGTACCAATACCGACGACGCTTTGGCGGCCTGGGCCCGGACCGGACTGCTTCGGGATCCCGCCAATCCCGCCACCATGGACGTCATCCTGTGGGCTGGCGTTGACCATCTCAATCTGGTCGAAACCAAGCTCGCGATCGGCCACACAGGTCCGGTGCAGGTCACTTTGACGATGCCGGCCACATGGGAGGATCTGTCCACTTGGTCCGTCGCTCCGGGCACTGGGGCGGGTTGGGAGCCGGGTTCTGGTGGCGGACATCAGGTCATGTCCGGCAAGTACGACGGTGACATTTTCACTGTCCGCACCTGGGGTATCGACATTGTCGTGCACCCCGAGTGGTGGTCGCGCTATGTGTTGGCGGTGGACGTCACATTGTCGCGTCAATGGATGCGTTCAACCGGGTTGGCACCATCTGGTTTAGACTGGGACGCTCTTGAAACGGATATCGCTTCGCTAACCATTTAGTCTGCCGGGGTTTTGAGTGTCAGGTGGCGCGGGGCGTGTAATCGCAGTCCAACGCGACCCGGATCGCCATTGTCCCGTTGCTCGAATATCCGATTCCGCCATGGAGGCAGGCACCATGAGTTTTCGTAACTGGCTGACTAAATCGGACGCCGCCGAGCTAAAGCGCCTACGGCAACGGGAACGTGGTTGCGACGCGATCTGCGGCGCCATGCAATCCGTCGCGCATTCTTGGTATCAGGCGGAGAAAGAATTCGACCTTGACGATGATGGGCCATACGAGGCGATCAAACGGTTAATGGAGGCCGCTAATGTCAAAAGCACCTGAGCATCCCGTGACCACCGCGCCAGCCACTGAGTTTTATGAGTTGGTGCGCCGGAAGATACTTCCCCCCAGCCCTGGGGAGTTTCGCATCTCGACGGCGGCGGTTTGGTCGTGTGCGCTATGCGGATTAATTATCGACGGCATGGGCGGTCCCGGCGACGGCGAACTTTGTATTCGGTGCGGGGACCTCATCAAAAGCGGTTCGGTGAAAATGACGGAGACTGTCACCAATGACGAAAACTGAAACCACCCTGAGCCCGTGCTATTACTGCGGAGCCAAATCGGAAGATTATTGCAAAGGCGGCGACGACAAGGGCTTTTGTCGCTGGACGCGCGTGCAAACACCGACCACCGCCATGACACTAGAGGATCGGAATGGCCGCACGCACGTTCTGCTTTCGTGCGACGGCGATCACATCGTCACCAAACTCGATGCAGACAAACGCGGTGACGAGATTGCGGTGATGCTTGCTGCCGGCTCCTTCACATGGGAGCGGGCGGTTGATCGCACCCAGCGCGCTGCGGTGTTCCTGTGAATTCCATCTGCACAATCAAATTCGGATCGCACCTGTACGGCACGTCCACTCCTGGGTCGGATCTGGATTACAAAAGCGTGTTTCTCCCCCAGGCGCGCGACATCCTGTTGCAGCGGATCAAGCCAACGATCCAGAACCATAAAGAAAAATCGGCCGGCGAAAAGAACAAGCCGGGCGATGTGGACCGGGAGGCTTTTGCGCTGCACCGCTATCTCAGTCTCTTGGCCGAGGGGCAGACTGTCGCACTCGACATGCTGTTTGCCCCTGACTGGGCGATGGTCGAACCGCCCGCGCCGCTCTGGCGCACCATCGTGGAAAACCGCCGACATCTGGTCAGCAGCAAAGCCGCAGCGTTCGTTGGCTACTGTAGAACGCAGGCCAACAAATACGGTATCCGAGGTTCCCGCGTTCATGCGGTGCGCAACATCGTCGAATGGTTCGACGCCGCCATTGCAGAGCGCGGGCACCTTGCCAAGATGTTCGAGGCCGCTGACGGGCTGCCGGAATTCATCAAGGCGCGACAGCTTGACCACACCCAAATCATAGATATCCAGCACCCAAACCAAAGCAAGCCGGTCGCTCACCTCGAATGCTGCAATCGGAAAACGCCGTTCTTCAACAGTCTAAAGGATGCTCGTGCCATCTATGCGCGACTGCTAGCCGAATATGGCGACCGCTCGCTTCAGGCCGAGCGCAACGAGGGCGCGGACTGGAAGGCGCTTTCGCATGCCGTGCGCGTCGGCAGCGAGGCGCTCGAATTCATGTCCACTGCATGGATCACTTTCCCGCTCCCGAACGCGGAGCACATCCTGGCGATCAAACAGGGCACCGTGCCGTATGCCAAAGTGGCAGACGAAATCGAAGGCCTACTCGAAGCCGTAGAAGCCGCTCAGGCGACATCGTGCCTTCCGGCTGTGCCAGATCAAGAATTCATCGACGCCCTTGTGGCGGATACCTACAGGGCAGTTATCAGGAGCACCTGTCATGACTAAAACCACCATGGAGCAAATGAGGTGAACAGTTCCTGGCCTTTCTCCCTGATATTCGTGTGGCGCCCGGAAAACGACGGGCAAGCCTTGCACACAGACACCAATGACTACGGCGGTGCCACCAGCATGGGCGTCACGCACACCACCTGGGCCGCAGCTGTCGAGCACGGCCTGGTTGCGGATGTTCCGCTCGCCGAAGCCAGCCAGGACGATCTCGCACTGGTCCTGAAAACCAACTTCTGGAACGCAGCCGGTTGCGATCGGCTTGCTGTCGGAGTGGACATGGCTGTGTTCAACCTGGCCATGGTAGGCGGACCTGGGCGCGCCGCCCGGGTGTTGCAGTCCACTGTCGGTGCAGTGGTGGATGGGCAGGTCGGTCCGCGCACCCTGGCCGCGGCCGCGAAAATGTCCTCGGACTCGCTGATCCGCTCTTTCACCGCCAGCGAGGAGACCTTCTATGCCTCGATCCCGTCGGCCAGGTTCTTCCTGAAAGGCTGGGACAGACGGGCAGAGGATTGCAGGACCGAAGCGCTGGCCTTGCTGGCGACCGCCTGACCTTTCCGGGTCTGCCGTATCTTCCGTTTGATGTGTGCATAGTAGCGCTGGCGTTCCTCCGGATCCATGGCCTTGATCTCGGAATTCAGCCGCAGCGCATTCTCCATCGCTGCGGAGCGCATGCGGCAGCCACAGGACTTGACCAGACCGGAAAGTAAATGGTAGCCGTGCGCGACTGTGGTTTTTCCACAATCACACTGGCAAAGCCAGCGCTTGCGGCCATCCCGGAACCCGCCGCTCAGGTCGATCGTGACCAACCGCCCGAAGCGCATCCGCGGATAGACTTTCCGCTTCACTGAAAGCATTCGCCCGAAACAATGGTGTAGTTCTCGATGTTGGATTTCGGGTGCGGAGTCAGGCGTTCCGCCCAGTAGCCGCATTCCGCCGATGTGAGATGCGAGGTCATAGCGATATCACCGCCCTTGGTGTGCACCGCCAACATGCTCCAGCCAACACCGTTTTTGTACACGCTTTGCGCTGTTGCGAAACTGGCAGCACCGAGAAAACCCATTACGACACCGATCGCGAAATACTTCATCTCATTCTCCAGTGTTGGCCGCGCGCTATCTTACCCGGCAGTTCTTGCGGTCGGGTCAGGGTTTGCCCATCCATCAGACGCATGTGTGGCGAGGGGCGCACCCGATGGTAGAGAGATAGCGCATGTGGCTGCGTGCGGCCGCCGCATCATGGTGAATAGCCCGACACCCCAATCCGTCAGATGGTTTCCAGTATAGCCTGCCGCACATCAATGGCAAGGTCGGCCTTGTTGCGGATGGCACGCAGCGGCAGTCCGGTATCGGTCAGCAGAATGGTTTCCACCGAATACAGATACTCCGGATCCCCGCCGATCTTCGACCGCTCCTCGACATACCGGCTCCATGCGTAGTGTTTGATGAGAATTTCGCTCATTTTTGTCTCCTGACATGCGCAGTCCCGCCATAAGCAAGACGTTCGTAAATGTCCCGGCACTCCTGCTCACTTTCGCTCGCCATCTGAAAAGCTGGGACGGGGGACAACTCAAATCCAAGTTGCTCGGGTCTGGTGATCTGGCTCCATAAATACCCGTGCACCGGGAACTTGTCCGCCACGTACGCCAGAATAGCGGTCACGCGCTGCTGCCCATCAATCAGCCAGAAATCACACGGATGCTGGTAGGTCCGCGTCTGATTGTAGACATAACTGCCGATCGGCAGACCCGCCCACATGCTCTCGATCAGTCGGATTTGCTGCGCGCGAGTCCAAACTGGTGGCCGCTGGAACGGCGGCAAAATAAACGCCCCGAGCAGACGTTCGCCGGCACCGAGCGGACGCAGATGGTCGCTGCTCCTGCCAAACATTTGGCATACCGGAGACGCCAATGAACTGGCGTGAAACCATTTGCCGGGCATCACTGGCTTCGGCGCTGGTTCAGCGGGCATTCGCCGCCATCGCTTTCACTTCCACACCGCGCTCAACGCAGCGAGGCCATGCAATCGAAAGACTGCTCAGCGCCGCTGTCAGGCGACCCGGATCGGTGCGCCAGGAGCCGTCCGCCGGCAGCCAATCGCGCGCACGCTTCTGCGCCTCAGTCAGTTTTCCGTCGCTCACCGCAGCACACTCCGAATCGCCCGGATAATCCGGCATTGCTGTCGGAGATCCGACCACGCGGGCGCTGCTGCGGTAAGCGTGATCGCCTGCAGCAGCGGATCGCCCGTGCGCGGCCGAGGCTTCCGATCCGCAATCATACGCCGCAACAGAAGCATGTGCTGCTCAAGTGTCACCTGATTGGCGAGGTAAAGCGCGCCGTCGACAGTAGCCCAAAGGTGCTGCTGTTCGATCTTCTCTTCACGCGGAATGATGTGCCGCTCATGGTCCTGCCGCAAATGAACGATGTTCGCTGCGGGGCTGGAACTGCGAGGGTGGGCATCAAGATAGTGCATGATCTGCTCTCCTGTTGGATGTTTCTGTCTGTGTGCAAACTGCGCTTTATTTTTCTTGCTGTCAAGGAAATTTCCTTTTATATGTTGCCGCATGAACGAAACCGAATTGCTGGCTATGATAGAAGCGTACCTGTTAAAGACTGGTGAATCCGCCAGCGCCTTCGGCGTACGCGCTATTGGGGACTGCAATCTGGTCCGGCAGCTGCGGGCGGGACGCTCGCCGACCATGCATGTCGTACGGAAAATAGAGGTAGCGATGAAGGAGTTCAGCCGTGCCAGGAGAACTTGACATCCCGCCGCCTCCGTTCGACCTGTACGATGACGAAGGCGACTATGTGCTGTCCCCCAGAGGAATTCGGAACGGGGTCATCGGCGGCATTCTGGCGTGGTTGTGCCTGGCCGCCTGTGCTGGTCTGTTGGCGAAAGTGTTTTTTGGATGGTAGCCTACTACAACGAAATAGAACGCTATTGTTGCGACTGGCTGAGCAATCTGATGGACGCCGGGGAAATACCGGCTGGGAGAATTGATGACCGTGATTTGTGGGATGTCGAGCCACTGGACCTCATGGGTTACGATCAGGTGCATCTATGCGCGGGGCTAGGCGGATGGCCGGCGGCGCTCCGGCGAGCGGGGTGGGTCGATGACAGACCAGTCTGGACAGTCAGTTGTCCTTGCCAGCCATTCTCCCAGAGTGGCAAGAGAGAAGGGTTTGCTGACGAGCGGCACCTTTGGCCCGCCGTCTTCTGGCACATCAACCAGTGCCAGCCTGACCGACTCATTGGGGAGCAGGTTAGCAGCCGAGACGGGCTCGTCTGGCTCGACCTTGTATGCTCTGACCTGGAAAATGCAGGCTACGCCTGCGGGGCGATTGTTTTTCCTTCTGCGGGCGTCGGTGCGCCGAACATCCGGCATCGGATCTGGTGGTGCGCAGACCGGTTGGCCGTCTCCGGTGGCGCAGGACGACAACAAGACCGTCGAGGCGCACTTGGCGATGAAGAAACGCATGGGCGAGCGGGACGGCTCGTTCAGCAACCGCACATCCATCACCTCTTTGCAAGTGGCGGCACAGACAGCGGGCTGGTCGACGCCGAAAGCGGAGGACGCGCAGAGCACCGGCTTCTCGGCGGCGCGCTTGGCGGCGGGGAAGATACCGGACAATCTGCACTCGCAGTCGCTGCTGGCGATATATCTGGGCGGCTGGGCCTCTCCAGCGGCGAGGGATTACCGCACTCCGACACATCGCACCTACGAGGAGCGCGGTGGTGGCAAGAAAGGCGAGCAGCTGAACAACAAGCCGGGCCAAGGCCCCCATGGCGCGAGCTTGAATGGATCGCCTGCAGCGACGGGCGGCAAAGGCCTACTGAATCCCCGCTTTTCGAGTTGGCTCCAGGGCTATCCGCCGATCTGGGATATGTTGGCACCGAAGCGGTCTGGCCGAGCAACCAGGAAAAAATGATGCTCTCGCCGCTGAAATTAAGGGTTCCGGGAGACGTACAGAAACTGCGCGCCTTCGGAAATGCTATCAATGTGGAAGCCGCGGCTGCGGTGATCACAGCCTGGATGGGGCATCTGGCCAAATGAATTTCAACGAACACCGCTGGAGCAAGGACGAAGCCGAGTTACTGCGCATGCTGTGGGACCAGACTTCGCCTGTGCTTTCCGAACTGGATATCGGCCGGCGGATGAACCGGTCAAAGAACTCGATCAACAGCAAGCGCAAACAACTGAAACTGCCCGGGCGCCCGTCACCGATCCCGCCGCGGCGGTTAAAGCCGGAAGTGCTTGCGGTTGATGTGGCGATTGATCCGGAACCAGCTGTGTCGTTGCCGCCGGTGGAAATGCCGCTGTCATCAGAGTCGCGATTGCTTGCGGCGGATGCGACGGGCAGTGGCTGGGTGTCCTGCTGCTGGCCCATCGGCGAGCCCGGAACTCCGGCGTTCCGGTTCTGTGGTGCTATCCGGGCGGATGGCTCGGTCTATTGCCCCGAACACCATGCTGTTGGGTTTATCCGACGCGATCGACAGCAACTGACGAAGCAAGCAGCCTAGGCGCGGACGGCACTCACGACATTTGGTTCTCTCTTGGTATTTGGCTCGTTCTCGTACTTTGGTTCTTTCCTGGCATATGGCTCGCACTGCAGGATTGGTTCTCTCGTGGCATATGGCTCGCTACGAAACTTTGGTTCTGTCAGACGTGGTGGCTCATTCCGGATAAATGGTACTCTCATTTGTGTTGATTCGCTCCAGCCGGATGATGCTATCTTTGATTGTGACTCATTCTGGACGGTTGGCGCTGTCTCACCTTTTGATTCGTTCAACCACTTTGATGCTATCGGAAGCCATGACTCATTCAGCCAGTCTGGTGCGCTCAAGACGTTTGGTTCATTCAGCTAATCTGGTGCTCTCAGGCCTCATGATTCGCTCACTTCTCATGGCACTGTCGATAGGAATGACTCGCTCTAGTCGCATGGACCTCTCGTGACTCTAGGCTCGTTCGTAGCTTGTGGTTCTGTCGCGCAGTCTGACTCGTTCGCCGCTAATGGTGCTCTCTATTCAACTGACTCGCTCTAGCCGCATGGAACTGTCTGCCAACAAGACTCGCTCGACCTTTATGACTCTCTCAAGTGGCTTGGCTAATGCGGTGGCGGAATAACATGAACATGGCCCATGTGGGCCACCGGATACGGCAGCGGCGCCGGTGTTCCGAAGTGCAATTGATGCCAGTGTCCGTGCATGTGCGCAAGAAATAATTTAACCGCATACCTCCGCGCCCGCGCATCAATATGACCAGGAGGTAGCTTGCCAGCAGCGTAGTGCTTGTACGCCTCGGTGCTCTTGCTCACCCTTGCTGTGCCAGCTGCGGCCTGCTCTGCGAACAAGCCCGCTTCGTTGCGCTCCACCTCCAGTTCCTTGCGCTTGCGGTAGACCTGGCCATAGTAGCAATTCTCATTGCCTGAGAACTTCATGAAACTCTGACCGGCCTTCCAGCACAGCGTCTTCAAACTGGCGTTGAACGGCCGCTTCTCTCCCTTCACCCACTTCTTCTGCCCGGTGCCGGCAATGCCGGCGAAGGACCAGATATGCCCGACCGTGGGGCATTTGGATATATCTATGTGTGCTAGCAGACCGGCGAAGATCACCGGACCGATGCCGACCGTCGCGCGCATCCACGCACCCATCGGATGCGAGTCGGTGTACTTGTCCAGTGCTCGCTTGATCTGGTTCTCCAGCGTCTCGGACTGCTCCGCCAGCCACGAGACAATGGCGTGCGGTTTCTCCGCGGTCTCCAGGGCTCTTTCCTGATTATACGCGCGCTTCCGATCTTCCTGCATCATGTAATAGGCGGAAACTAGAAAGCGCGCCTCATCATCGGACAGCGTTGCCGCAGCCGAAGCGAGATCGCGGGTGAGCCGGGAGATCGGATTGAGAGTAGAAGTGTCGCTCATTTGCTGCTCTCCGCTTTGGCGATTGCGGCGCGTGCCGCGTCAAATTCTACCGTCTGTCGATCAGCGACGCGCAAGACACCTTTCAGTGCGTTCAAAAGATCAGGCGCTGCTGCCATCAATCGTGCTCGCTTGCGCGCCTCTTTAGCGCTGTTGCCTTTCACAACTGCTATTTCGGACCATCGCCCGAACTGAGGACGCTTGCCCTTGTAGGTTGGATAAATCTCGCACTCGTCATCGTTCGCCCATGCTTTGCGAACTTTCCATGGAAGGCTTGGATCGATAGTCTGGATGTCATTCATGGCGTTACATTTTCCTTTTCATCGCTGTTAAGAGTAAGAAACTGGCTTATTTTATAAACCCCCAAGGTTTTCGGGTAATACCCGCAACAATCTTGCATTTGGCCCATCCGTTTCCGTCATTCGACCAGGTAATCCCGTGTTCGTCCGTGTATGTTTTCGTGCCGAACACTTCAAACTCCAAACCCTTTGCCGGTATGCCATTTAATGGTACCGCCGCTACAATGTGCCACCTTCCCTTGGACTTCAGATGTATTTCTATTCCACCATTAGTCTGCAAGCGAATACGGACACAATCCACCGGCATCGGTGTTGTTTGCGAACTAGCAATTATATAGTTCATTCCGCAGTTTCCTTCACATAATTCTGTATCTCCGTGCTGTAGCCGAACAGCACCTCAACCGCCGCCGCTACGGTCAGCGCTGCGATATGATGATTTTCGAGAAGCGTTTCGCGGACCCTGCGCGCATCATCGAGGGCTTCGATGCGGCCGGTGAACCATGGCTTGGCGCCGTGGGTCAGCGAATGCGCCGCCGCGGTGTGATCCGGATTCTGGAGGCTCCACATCCATAGCGCAGACTGAGGGGCAAGCCGGTAGACGAGCAAGGTGGTGTTCTGGGTCGGGCTCATGGTGGTTTTCTGCTTTTCCAGGTTTGAGTTCGGTGTTTCGGAGCATTGCGGAACGCAAGGAAGGCAAGCACGGCGATCGCGGTGTAGGCGGCGGCGAGAGCGGCCAGGAAAGCCAGTGCCGCCCGTGGGGTCACGGTGGGGCCGCGGGCCGGCTGGTGGTGCGGCGGAGTTGTTCATCCAGCAGAGAGGCCAGGCGGCTTGCGTGCTGCGGCTTGGTCGAGGCGAAGCGGATGCAGTGGCGCAGGTGGGACGGGGTCATCTCGCGCATGTAGACGATGACTTGGCGGTCGCGGGTGCGCCACTGGTCGGCACCGCAGCGGGGCTCCGCGGGGGTGCGGGCGGTATGCCAGTCCCTGGTGGACCGCGGGCGGCGGTGCGGATCAAGATTGGCTGTGGCGACCAGCGCGTCAGTCCGCGTCACAGGCTTGGGCGCGGTGAAACGGCCAGACAGACCGGCGCCTTCGGTATTCTGGTGGTATCTCATGGCGCGGTCTCGCAAACGTAATCGCGCTGTTGCGCCCACCATTCCCGTGCACGATCTTGCAATAATTCATCCGGCATGGAGTGGGTCAGACCAGCACATTGATGGATATATTTGAGATGCCAGCCCGCCGTTGCGCGTGTCGAAGGTTCGCCGAAACGCGCGGTCCCTTTCTCGGTCCGCATTTCGACAGCCCACAGATTGCGGTCCTGCGGCATCACAATCGGGGGGTACTGATCGGACCACGTCTCCTTTAATTCTCGCGCAGTGCGTACACGGAACACGTAAAACCTGGCTGGCGGCACGGGAACAGGAGCGCGGCTCATGACGTACGGCCTTGATTGGACGGACTGGCTGGCTTGGCCAGGATGGTAAGCGGACGTTGTTCAGGTTGTTTGGCATTGGATGGGAGGGTGGGGGCGTAGACAGTCACTTTACCCTTGCCATCCGTTTCAGCCACACAGACATCGCTGATGTATAGACGGAACCGATTCGGTCGCGGCTGACATAGCGTCTTGAAATCAGCCAATACCTCATCCGGGCTCTTGAGCGTTACCTCACTTTTCCAGTCGTCCCACCCGCCGGGATAATCATTGGCCGGATCCGCTTCATACTCAGCGGTGATGCGCCACGCGACGGGAATTCTCTGAAGAGACAAGCACCATACGCGGATGCCTTCCTCACCATTTTCTGTATCGACACGACAAGTGTAGTTCCAGCCCGGATGCTTCATTTTGTAAATTCCGGCAGCTGTGGACACGCGCCGGCGCAATTTCGGTGTAATCGCAGCAACAAAAAAGCTGTCGCCTACATTCATGTACTTAAATGGGTACATGAGTGCTTTCATCCTGCTCGACACCGGAGGCGGGAGATCGCTTTTTGTCAGTATCACAGACAAATCCTTATCAATCAATACGTTAAGTAAGACTGTAGCAGGTCGGAGAATCTTAGTCAATCTTTATGTATTTTGGTATGATCGATATCTTGGATTGGTCTGTAAACAATAAGGGGAAACTGTCAATGTGTATATGTAATGTATATTTATTTGTAATTATTACATATACACATTGACATTATATAGGGCAGGGAGTGGGTTTCTATCCAAACCATCAATCATACCAAAAGGTATAAAGATACTATAATAGTTCTCCGTTTCCGCCATCCACGCTTCGCTCCGGAGCGGCTAGGGTGTGGCCATGAGCCGAAACCTTCCCCCGCTGGTCGATGCGACCGTGGTGCAGCAGGACCCCGACGGATATCGGGTCTGGGTCTCGATTGACGCCTTCGGCGGTCAAGTTCCCTTCGTACCCGTGGACGTTTTGACCCACGGGCCGAGAGATGCAGTGCGCGGCACCTACCCCCCGCTTCCGACGCCGGGAACGAGGGGCCTGGTCGCGTTCACCCGGGGGGATGATCGGACGGGGCGGTGGATCGGGGCGCAATCGCCGGCGCTGCCGGATAGTTCGGCACTCTCTCCGAGTTCGGGCAATGCGCGCTATACGGCGGAGTACGCCGGGCTCTGGCACTGGACCGGCCCGGACGGGACCATGGCAACCGGGCTGCCCGATGGAAGTTCGATCATGGTTGCCCCGTCAGGGGCGGTCATGCCAGCCCCCACGCGGCATACGGTCAATGCCCAGGGGGCGCGGGTCAGGACGCCCTTTACGGCGGCCCAGCGCAACCCCACGGGCAGCGCGAAGGCCTACGGGGTGTCGATCAGCCTGAATAACGGCGCCAGCCTGTCAGCGAACGCGGCTGGGGCGGTTTCGGCGACCGCGGCAGCTGGACAGTCGGCGAGCATTCAGGTGGCGTCAGGCGCCTCGTTGACGCTGAATGCGGATGGGTCGGTCACCATTGCCCCGAGCGGCCATCCGGTGACGGTTATGGGGGACCTGGTGATTACCGGAAACCTGACGGCGGGCGCCGGGGCGAGCACGGGCGATCTGCATGTCGCCGGCGATGTGATCTCGAAATACGGAACCGGGTCCGCGGTGGGGCTGCAGACGCACGGGCACCCGGCGTTCAACACGGCCCCGAACAAGCCGAGTTAGTCCCGGGTCAGGGCAAGATCGCGTTTCATGCGCGGGGTCAGCGGTCCGCCGGCGGTAGGCGCGGGGATGCGGGTGGTCTGGACAGCGCGAGCGATCAGGAAAGCATTCAGATCGGACAGCCGGTAGCGGATGCCGCCGGTGTGCAGGCGCACGTAAGGCGGGCCTATTCCGCGGCTGCGCCAATGGTCGAGCGCCACAGGAGACACGTCCAGATATGTGGCAGCATGCTTGACGCTCAGGCACGGATCGTCCTGCAACAGCTTCGCGGCGAGTTCAAGTGTGTTTGTTTTCAACTAGGTAGACGAGGCAGAGAGATGGGACGGCGGTCAAGCAAGGATGTCATGTTGACCCCCAAGGAGATGGTGGAGCGGCTGCGGGTCAAGTTTCAGGCCCTCAATGCGATGCCGCATGTGAACATGGTCCAGTTCACGGCGCAACGCTTTGAAGAAGAGGCGGTGAAATTTGTCAACAGCTGCATTTACGCGGATGATGTGCCGCTGGCGGTGCGGCTTGAATGCGCCGACCGGATCGTGACCTGGGCGCGGGGCAAGCCGCGGGACTGGGCGCATACGGGGGAGACCATCAACCCGGAGGCGCCGGGGACGATCGGCGCCACTGTAGGCGATGAAATCAATGCAGCGAAAGCAGCAGCGGAACTGTACGGGGAGATGGATCGGCTTGTACGAGCCAATATTCCGTACAGAGAATGGCCGGAGCGTGTACGGAACATGGCGGAGGCTCAGGCCTTTGCGGATGAAGGTGAGGAGGAAGTAGAGACCGGAGCACTTGCATTGCCGGCGAGCGCCTGAATTCCGGCGATCAACTCCATGGCCTCGGCGTGAAATGTCGGTGCGACGTGGCATGCGACATGTTCGCCTGACCGCATCGCACCAACCGGGCACAGGGTTTCGAGTGTCTCCCGCAGCAAGGCAAAAGCAGACCAAGCGTCCTGCACATTATCCATAGCGATCTCGTACAGGGCGGCGTGGTCGACCTTGCTGCGGGAGAGTTTTATTTTCACGGCACAGCGCCCGCTTCGGGCGAGTGACAGATGGTGACATCCCGGCCGAGCATGCGTTGCGCGCCTTCGATTGCGTCCGTCAGGCTGGCCAGGCCAGCGCACAGGCGGTGCGGCCTGTCGCTTTCCCAACGCCACAGGCCATCCGGGGCGCGGGTAATGGTGACGCGGTGACCGGCGGCGGTGATCTTGGTTTTCATGGTGCGGTGTGCTTTCCGGTTACGGCCTTCCCGCGAGCGCGGAGAGCGGCCAGGGTTGCGAGATCGTACGCGGTTTGGTTGATCGGTCGAGCAGTACCCGGCGACAGGCCCCAGCCTTCGGGCAGGCGTTCCATGCTTTCGGCGGTGGTCATGTAGTCCCCGCCCAGGATCCGACCATACGCGGACTGCAGCGGGGCGAGATTGACGCCACACCCATCCGGCTGCCGGAGTGTGGAGACCAGCAGCCCGAGCAAGGCGGCACGTTCCGCAGGGGTGAAGCGGACTGTGCCGGCGCAGTATGTGATTTCGACGGTGTGCCGGGTCATAGCGGATTGGCCGAAAGCAGGCGGGCGATGTGTCGCGCGAGCGCCCATGTCTGCGGGTCGGTATCGTCGTCGACGTCCCACTGAGGGGTCTGGCCGGGAATAGCGGCGACAGCGGTGCCCGATTGATCGTAAAGCGTGAGCGGGCATGAATCGCTATACATTCCGTCATCCCGAATGGTGAATAATCCGACGGTTTCCATTGTCTGCACTCCGGAAAGGATGCGGCCGGGTTTCCCCGAGCCGCTATTGAGTTTTCAGGCGCCGGCGATTTCCACAGAAACCGAGCCGTCGCGCCCGCCGTAAATCTTCATCACCTCGCTTGACGCCACATAGGCGTTGCCGATGGTGAGCCCGGAGACGGTTGACCAGGGCACAACCTGACCACTGGCCAAAGTGAGCGAAGCGGGTGCGGGCTTGGTAGCTTTGCGGGTGAGCACCATCTCTCCGCAGAGCGCGGCCGGGGCGTCGCCCAGCTGGCCCAGCAGTTCGTCCCGGGCGGTCTTGAATACACCATCGGCCGCGCGCGCTTCGGCGTCGAGACGGCGCTTTTCGGCGGCGAGAATGGCGAACTTGCGGATCTTGTCGCCCCAAGCGCGCGGGTCCAGCTTCAGCAAGCCGGGGGCGACCGGGGCGGCGAGGCTAGCGGCGGTGAATTGGCTCATGTGTTTTGCTTTCCTGTTAGCGGTTAAAGACATGCACTGTATAGTGTCATGATCCTAGTTTGTCAAGTCTATTCCGGTATGAGGTCCATCAATTTGAGTATTGCACCGGCCAGGCTGCAGCCGTTCACACCCTGCTCCCACGATGCGACGGTGTGCGTGGTGACGCAAAGCAACCGGGCGGCTTGCGACTGAGACAGCCCGCGGGCGGTGCGCCAGCCACGCAGAGCAGCGGCGAAGTCGGAGGGCGCCACGGTTTCGCGCGGCGGCTTCACCTTGGCAGGGCGAGGTGGATGCTTGCCCAGCAACTGGTGTATGCGCTGCCGCGTAACCCCCAGGTGTGCGGCGATATCCGAGTCGGAGCGGCCCTTGAGCCGCATGCGATGCGCGCTTGTGATTTGATGCGGGGTCATGGGCTGCGCTCCGTTTGGATTGTTTCGGACAAGTCCGGGCGGCCTTCGGGATATGCGACAACGGTGAAACGAGCGGATATGCCGAAACGCTCTATTACCTCATTATCCGTCAACCGTTCGGAGCAGCGGTGCCGGACGACGAGTCGTCCGACGGCCGAGCATTCGACAATGCGCGCCATTGTTTCATATCCACTTATGTTTGAGAGCGTACCCGCCATCCGAGTCGGGCTCGCCGTTGCGCACGCTGTGCGGCTCCGGTGTGCCCTTGGGCTACATTGCGTATCCAAGGGCATAGACAACGGAATAACCCATATCCTGCCCGCAACCATCGACGATAAGACCCTCGGAGCGTGGACCGGAGCCACGGGATACGCTGTCAAGAACATTGGCGACGTGGCCGGATAGACATACCATTTCGCCGTTTTTGATGGCGTAGAAGTCAATCCGGCGACGCATGCCGGAGTGGCTAACATGACGCAGGATGGTATGCACGGTATCTCCGGGCTGCGGCACTTTATGCAGCGCGGCGAGCGATTGCTCGCGCAATGCGTTGCGGCCGGCCTTGGCGGTCAAGCGCTTTGCCTCCGGCCAGAATTCAGGATTCTCGGTTGCGATGATCGGGCCCGATTCGGTTTGCACATAGACCATTGTCTTTAATTCCGGTTTGGTTATTTCAACCCGCGCACAATGCGCGGCATGATATAGCGTTGTCAAGTCTAAAAGCGTACGCCTGCAAGCTTGGCAATTCGCCGGCGACTGGCGCAGCTGACTCCGTCGGGGATGTGAAGCGAGCGCGACTCTTGCGCACCTGTCAGATATTCCGGATCATTTAGCACAGTAATCCAGCGCGGCGACTTGCATGACCAGGAGTCGCACTCGATGTATTCCACCCCGCTCACATGACTTGTACGGGTTGCATGCAATTCCTGCAGTGCTTCCCTAAGCGGGATATTCTCGGCTACGAATCCGCGTTCGTCCGCGTCACCATCGGCGGCGGATTCCGGAGTGACAATTTCATAAGTCACGTTGAACAGTGCGGGCATGGTTTGCGCTCCTTATCGGTAAAACGTTGCGGCCGGATAAGCTTTGCGCACTTGTGCTTTCGCATCATCGCGCGAGCTGGCGCGGATGATATCCGAATAACTGCCATCCTCGGCTTGCGCGGACCATAGTCGCGAACGCGGCTCATCGTTTCCATAGTAACAATCCGAAGAGTCATATCCGCCTGAATCCAGGCGGTGACGTCTCAGGCTGACGCGATGTAGCGCGGCGGCGCAGTTGAGTGCGGCCATAGCTTTGTCGAAGTCTGTCATGTGTTGCATTCCTCTTGTTTTTCAATGTGCTAGTTATATACTGTCATGGTGCAGTTTGTCAAGGCTAATCGGGCAAAAATAATTCAAATTTTATTTAATTTTTTCCTGAATTTGCAGCGCCAACACATAATTATGAAACATAACTATTCTATATGATAATTATGAGCCATAACCATTCAATATCAAACTATCAGCAATCTGCAATGATTATGATCCATAATCATTGCAGATTGCGATAAGTATTAAATCCTAAATTGGCCAGGCCGCGGCTCTATTGACCGATTTCGCCGGCTTTGATTCGCCTGTTTAACTGGCCGAGATATTCGCCGACCGGCACCGCCTTGTATTTGTCTCGATTGATTGCCTCGGCGACATGCTGCAGATACGTCTCGGCGATTGCCTCGCCGGTAGCGACTCGCACGATGACCCATGACGCTGGCGAGGCAGCTGCGCCGCCGGTCGGATTCGCGGGAATGATTTTACGCATCGGACGATTCCTCACTGCAAAATTTTGCGCGAAAATCGTTAAGCGCGTACTTTGTGCCGGATCCTGTTTCGATCATGTATTTTCCGGCATAATCGCGCGGCATACAGCGCCGCACATCACGTGCAAGATTCGTTTTTTCACGAATGATGCTTGCGAGACGGCGACCAGCTGCATGCGGCGAGCGATGAAAAGAAGAGTAAATTTGCGCTGTGTCGCGTGTGTCTACCAGTGGTGCTATGCGGTAGCATGTGACAGACACGCGGAACGGTCCGGCGGGGTGCTTTGTCATCAGATTGACTCCGTTTCTACTGCGCTATATTCGACGTCATCGCCATCCGTCGGACCTATTACCTTGAATTCAAGATCACCATCCGACTCCATACCCTCGGCCATGCTGCAGGCAATCTCAGACGAGTCCGCCTCGATTTCAACTACAGCCTGCGTGAATTGCCGCACGAGTCGAGTCGCAGTAACAACATATAGCGCCATAACAGACTCCTGTTTCTAGGCTTTGCTCTAGTATCACAGCTACAGCATAGCGTGATACTAGGTGTAAAGGCTAGATTAGCTATTCTGCGTTTTCTTCCTCTTCTTCTAATTGCTCGTTTTCGCGGTAATCACGCTCGCGCTCTGCAGCATTTTCAGCAAGAGAGTGCGCAACATATCCCGCCTCTTCAAGCGAGTCGTAAATGTTGAATTCTACGCTCCCCCACATTCCCGCGCCCTCGCCATATGCCGCGAGAAACCCACGGCCGTGCGGTAGCGCCAAGACATACGGCCGAATGATCGTATCTCCGAATTCGTCGGCGTAATACCCTGTCACCATGCCGTGCCCTTGTGGGAGTGCGTCATACACACGAAGCCGGAATGCGGAGTCGGCACTGTTCATCTGGCCATGCCGGTCAAAATAAAACCCTGTACCGTTTTGTTTTTCAGTGCGGCGGCCACTAACCAGTGACGGCACAACACGGCGGTACGGTCCGCATGTCTTGCGCATCTCAAAGCGCTGGCGCAGCGTTTTCGCGCCCTCGCCGAATCCATGCAAAAAGATTTCTGTAGTTTCGAACATGTTACTATCTCCATATTGTTTCTAGGCTTTACTCTAGCAGCCTCGCGAGGCTGCTAGGTGTAAAGGCTAGGCCTTGACTGGCAATTCGTAAAATGCGGACTCCGGGAATTCTTGTCGCAACGCAATGTCAAAGCATTCGTGAACATAATCCTTAAAGTCTGAATCTCCGCCGACGATTCGCATAGTGAAACCATTTGTCAGGCTAGGCTTCACAGTGACAGTGTAGTCAGTCCATCCGCAATAGTAACCATCAGCGTCCATGCAGTGATAAGACCCCGTAATGGTGATCCTGTTTGCCTTGATGTCGTCGGTATCAATCGCAGGGTAGGAGTCAAAGCCACTACCGCGCGGCAATTCGCATGATGCGCGCACAATGAATGCCTCCCATTTACTCTCCCACGATCGCTGAGATTCGTTGGCGTTGTCACGGCGGCAACCCTGCAGCGCTTCTAGAGCTGTAGCAATAGCCACATAGAGCGGGCGGATCCTCTCCGCAGTTGCGTCACTCACTGGTTTTCTCCTTCAATCAATTTCGGTATGTCCTATGTAGCGTCATGGTATAGCACTGTCAAATGCAAGAATTGCAATTCTGATATGCGCTTTAAGCATTAGACAAACTGTGTATAGCGACGCTATATAGTCAATGTCAACCGGAGTTAATCACATGACCGCAACCCGCCTTCACTGGATAGACGCTAACGGCAAGGCTCATTCTCTTACGCGCGGCGCTCTCATCCACAATAACGCAGCAATGCGTACTGCGGCAGAGTTGCTGCAATATGTGAGCGGATTCGCGGCGTGGATCGAGTATGAAAGCGAGGTTACACACTGACACAATCAAGAGACTGCAGCACAGCACACAGCGGCGCGGCCTGAGAAACCGCGGCCGCAGCTGCGCCAGCCTAGGCAGGCGAAGCATGCTAAGGATTCCAGTCCTAGCCAGGCCGGGGGAGGTGGGGAAAGTATTCAGTTTTGGTTCGGCTACCCGGCCTGGCTTCTCGGAAAAATACAGTAGCACTTTTTAATGTAATGGTTTTTGTAACAACATCAATGAGTTGCTCCAAGAAAAAATATGACGAGCCTTTTTAATGTAATAGTATTTTTGTAGCAAAACCAGCCTATGATGCTGTTGTTTAGAGAAAAAATAGAATCTATTTCAAATGTAATACGTAATATGTAACGTAACAGCCACCTCAGTCACTCGCCCGCCAGAAAATACCATAGCCGCTGAAAATTATTCACTTGACCGTAATAACACAACAGGCTATGGCAGCGGTCATGGAACGCACCTTCATCCGCTTTTTTCTGCTTGGAGCCGCGCTCACAGCGGCCTGGCACTACCGCCGCCCGCTGCTGCGCACCGCAGCCTACGTCGCCGCTTTCTGCACCGCTTTTGCGGCGCTGAGTTGCATCGTGCTACCCGGCGACCCCAATCAGACAACGCCAGCGTTCAGGATCGTCAGATGACGGAAAACACGGCTGCGTCAGGCATGGTGATGCACACTAGCCTACCTGCGACGATACGCATCGAGCTTGACCACATCGCTCAGCTTCCGCAAGCGTACGAGATGGCTATCAACAAGTTTGTCGAAGACGACGGCGAAAACTGGGGCCACTCAATATCGCTTGTAAAAGTGGAGTTCGAAAAGAATTTTCGCCGCGAATTTTACGTGGCAGTGTTCAAAGTGGAACGTAACTGATGCACCTCTTCTTTCTGTTTTTCGTCGGCTACGTCATCATCTTCGGCGGCAGGCGGAACGTCTACCCGCCGCGCACCACCATGCTGATGGCTGCGTGCGGGCTGTGGGCATTCGTCTCGTTCGCGATGCTGCTGCGCGGCGGCCAGCCATGATGTCATCTGACTGGATTTTCACAACTATAATAGTGTGCCTCGGAGTTCTCGGTTGTGGTTTCTTGACAGTGGCGGCGTTCAGCCTGATCGCAGGAATTAGAGCCATGCGGCGGTCCGGAGTCATGCCTGTTTCCAGCAGCAAAAGGCGGGCTATCATCACCGAGGAAGCGCAGGAACTCGCCCGGTCGTGTCTCAAAGACCTGGAAGAAGCCACGGACACGATCAAGAACAACCACACGATCATCCGCGCACTTCAGCGCAAAGTGGTCGATCTTGAACTCGAAAATGCGCGGCTCAATGCTGAACTCATGGAAAAGGACTTTCCACCACAATGAAACAAATTCCGCTCTCCATCGCCGGCAGTAATGCATACCTCACCGTCGGCGCAGGAAATTTCGACATCACCGTGACCGGCACAGGTACCGGCGAGGGCCTGTTCGTAGCCATGGGCCCCGGCAATGACACAGCTCAAGTAGATCATGTCAAGGACGGCGGGGTCACGCTCGGACCTGGCAACAGCACGGTCACGTTGACCGGCGTCAGCACCAATGATCTGGTCATCCTGCAGTCCGTCAAGGGCAATACTGACGTGGTCGACGCGGGGCAGATGGCCCAGGGCGCCATCGTCGCCGGGAACGGCAACACGGTCATCCACGACGCTGGCGCGGGCGCCTACATATCGGTCGGCGACGGCAACAACGATATCTCCGCCAGCGGCAACAGTGATGTGATCGTGGCCGGTTCGGGCCGCAACACCATCCAGGCCCGCGGCGACAATGATCTGATCAATGTGGCGGCACTCGGCGGCAAGTCCGATGTGATTGTCGCCAATGGGCGCATCGACACCATCGTCAGCGCCGGTGGCGACAGCACCATAGTGGCGGGGGGTGCCTACGATCACATCTCGATCAACGCCGGCTACTCCAATGTGGTGGCGTTGGGGTGGGCGGACACGATCAGTGTTGGTGGCGATGATGACGGAACGCCGGCAAAGGCGGATGTCTTTGTTGATGACGGCAGCAGCGTCTATGTGTCCGGGCACACGCTCTACACCACCATTTCCGAAGCGGGAATTCTCAACCGGGTGTTTCTCACCGATAACGGCTCCGCCGCGATCGGGATGGGTCTGGCCGGCAACACGGTCATTGTGGACGGCACCGCCGGAGATTACGGCGGACAGGCGGACATCAATGATCTCGGAACCAATGTGGTTGATCTGCACCAGATCACCGGGCTCGGCACTTTCACGGAGGTGAAGGCGGCGCTGGTGCATGCGGGCGGCAACTGGAAATTGCCTATCCCCGGCGGCGGGGACATTGTCTTTATCGGTGAAAAACCGACCGCAGCGAATTTCAGTTTCACATGAGCGCGTACGCTCCAAGATCGGCCGAGGACAAGCTAAAGGAAAAGCTGGAAGCGGCGATCGTATTTCTGCATCATTGTGTTGGTATTGGTCTCACCAATGCTGCCGGGCACGCTGAGACAGTGCGCCAGTGCGTCGAGACAATGAGCCCATCTGTTGCGGCTCCGCTTGTTTTCGAAGGAATCTATGCGCTGACTTCGATCAACTCTGTCTCTGACACACCGAACCCTTACTGCAAAATGGAAATGCAGAAAGTCAGATACGACGGATCCGCACAAAGTTTTTTCGCGCACAAATTGAGTATCAAGGATAGTTTGGCGACTGCTAAGATATTTGGCAGGCATGCGGAGATAACACCGTTCTTTGGTGTCAGTATTCGCGGAATCAGCGAACCATAACCAGTAGCGGGGGCGCTGTCTTCATTGGCGAAAAGCTGACTGCGGCGAACTTCGCCTTTACCTGACAGCGGCTTCCGGGGTAGGCTATGCCTTTCCATAGCGGAGGATTGTGCCGTGCCCTGGACCGAGAAACAGTCTTAGTTATAGTAAACATTTAACTTGCGTGGCAAGGCACGCTGTGCTACGCAAGTTAGATGACAAAAATAGACCCCGCAAAACGTGCTGAGTATAACCGCCGCCAGCGTGCAAAGCCCGAAAGCAATATGCGCCAAGCTGCGAGAATGAAACTATCTCGCGCAGTTCGCGACGGACGATTAACTACACTTTCTTGTGAGAAATGCGGCGCTGAACCGACACAAGCTCACCACGATGATTACAGTAAACCGCTTGTTGTCCGGTGGCTCTGTGCGCGGTGCCACCAGCAACTGCATCATCCGCGGATACCTGTGCGGTGTGTGTGGTGCGGGAAAGTAGACTTAAAACCAAAATCTAGGATACATAAAGACAAAACAAAACGATTTTGTTCTGCTGTGTGCAAAGATGCTGCTCGTGTTAAGATAGTTAGCTTGACTTGTGCTCACTGTGGTGTAACGGTATCAGGCACTGCGGAAAAAATGAAAAGCAAAACAAAATACTGCGGTAGAAAATGTGCGTACGACGCTATGGCTCCGATGAAAGCGGCGCGAATAGCGCCGCTAGCAAAAATGGCAGCAGATGCTAGATGGAGAAAATAGATGGCACCTTTTACTCCCGCCCAGAGACGCCTGTTCAATGCGGCCGCGCACGACAAGGACATTGCGGCGGAACACGGAATGTCCGGCCGCGAGGCCGGTAAACTGGCGGATGAGGCGAACAAGTTGAAGGGCGAGGGGAAAGAGAAGAAGCCGGCCAGCAAATCGGATATCGAGATTCCGATGGTGAATGCGGAGCATGATGCAGCGGTACAGCCGCTGAATGTGATTGATCTCAGCCCGGTGTGGGGCCCGAAGGCAACACCATGACTTTCTGGGCAATTACTCGATTGGCGACGGTGACGGTACTGGTCGGTTTTGTGTTGATCCGGGGAACCTGGGGTCGACCACCGCCGGAAGGTCATTCGGGCTTGTCGAATACGGGCGGAAGGATGCAGTTTTGGTAAGTCCGTACAACAAAGGAAAATGGGCGTCCAGCGGTCTGGTGGAGTGGACCGACGGCGACACGGCCTATCTGTCGATTGTGTTCACCTGGAGACTAGACGAGGCCCGTGAACGAGCAAAGTACTACCGGGCGCAGGGATATAAAGTGCGCGCGGGCGGTCCCGGACTATTCACCCGCAAACATTACCTAGATGATGTGGTCGACGAAGTTGGCGGCGATATCCCGGATGCGGTTGCGCGACATAATCCCATGGCGACGATCGCCAGCCGAGGCTGCTCAGTTGGCTGTTGGTTCTGCATTGTGCCGAAAATGGAGGGGCGCGATTTCACTTTGCTGCCTGATTTCCCCGTGCGGCCAGTCCTGTGTGACAACAATTTGTCGGCGCTTTCCATGGACTACCAGCAACATATAGTGCGGCGCTATTTGCAGGCACGGGTGCCTCTGCTGGACGCCAACAGCGGCTTTGAGCCGCGCACTTTCAATGAAGATGTGCTGGCGCTCTGGTCGATCGTGAACAAAGGCCCGTGGCGTTTTGCTTACGATGACGCCGCAGACGGTCCGCATGTAGAGCGGGTTATGCGGATGCTGAAAGACTTCTCACCAAGGCGCAAGCAAGTCTATGTGCTTGTCGGCAATGAGCCGTTCGACGCTTGTATGGACAGAATACAGCAGGTTATCGGCTGGGGCGGCGAGCCCTATGTGCAACCGTACGTGAAACTGAATGCGCTGGTGAAAGAGCCAAATGTCCGTTTTGACTGGACTCTGCATCAACTAAAACGGGTGCAGAGGTGGATCAACGGTCGGTTTTGGCGCTACACGGATTTTGCTGGGTACGACGCATCTATTAGATCAAAGCCTTTGGCGAAGATGGCACCTGCAGGAATAGAAGTGCCAGCGTATGCGTAAGTCGGAACCCGCACCGGCGCCTGATCCAGGACCCAAACTCAAGATCGGTCTGGCCGAGTACTACAATCTGGTTCAGGGCCGTAGGGGCTTCAATCTGGCACCGCACCACTATCCGCTGGTGGCCGGACTGGAAGACAAGCGAATCCAGAATCTTCTCGCGCTCGTGAGTGCAGGGGCGGGGAAGGCACTAGCACCAGACATGCCGGTGCTCACCCCTGATGGCTGGGTACCGATTGATTTCATCCGACTGGGCAGCAAAGTCAGTCATCCGAGGGGCGGCGACGCCTACGTTGTCGCTCGTGTTGATGTTCCTGAGAGTAAATTATGGAATTTGTTTTTTGCAGGAAACAGGCTTGTCACCTGTCACGAAGATCACCTGTGGGTGGCGGCGCAGCACCGGTACGGAACACCTGGATGGGAAGGGTGGGAGTGGTCCACCGTAAAAACAAAAGACATTGTGAGCACGCTCGACGACATAGACTGGTTCGTGCCGCTCCACCATGAACCGAGCAATAATGAGATCGGCACAGTAAGACTGGAGCACGCCAGCCAGGAGACCGAGGAACAGCGCAGTGTGTGCATACAGGTAGGCGTAGTAGACGGGCTCTATATAACTACTGACGGGGTTGTTACACACAATAGTAACTTATTCGATATTGTCTACCCGACCTGGGAACTCGGCCACGATCCGACCCTGGCCATCCTGTCCGTCTCCGCGGGAGAAAGGCTCCCTCAGACGTTCCTTCAGGCCTCGATGCAGATCATCAAGGATGATCCCACATTCAAAAAATACTTCCCCGACGTGCGGCCGGACGCGGGTGTCGGCTGGAGTCTGGAACGCGGCTTGTACGTGACCGGCCGGCACCGCGGCGACGAGAACCCGTCCTATTTCTGTGCGGGCCTGGGTTCGAAGGCCCTGACCGGTCTGCACACCCGCCTGATGATCCTGGACGATCTCCACGACGAGGAGAACTCCAATACGCCGGAGAGCCGCGCCACGGTGGTGGGCAAGTACTACCGCACGCTCATGAGCCGGGCGGACCCTCGCGGCTGCAGGCGCGTGGCGGTGGGGCGCTGGTGGGCCGAGGACGACCTGTACCAGGAGTGGCGCAAGTCCGGCGATTGGGTGGTAATGGAACTGCCCGCTACGCGGCGAGGCGGCAGCCGGCGGCTCTGGTTCGACGTCTATGTGCCGATGGATCCCGAGACCGGCCGGGTGCTCCAGTGCGTGTTTTCGGAGACCGGCGAACTGGCCCCGCCGGAGGAGCAGAACAACTCGCTTTATCTGAAATACCGGGTCTACTACGCGGCGATCGACAAGACCGGCATGGGCTTCTACTGGCCGGACAGCAAGCTCCAGCGCCGGAACTACCTGACCGTCAAGCGACGCCAGCCCCGTACGGCGGCGGTGAACTATGACGGGGACATGTCCGGCGGCGGGGAGGGTGTGTTCAAGGAAGAGGATTTCCGGCCGTACATACCGCCGGAAGACCTCTCGCTGGGCATTCAGGCGCCGAATGTGCGCGGCTGGACGGACAGCATGAAGGGGGTCATCGAGGAAGCCTGGGATACCGCGCTGGGCCAGCCGCAATCGTCGAGCCTCACAGCCGCACTCACAGCGCTTTTCGTGCCCTGCAACCAGTGGCACCGGGGCGAGGATCCCGAGATCGTCGGCAAGTGCGACTTCCACTACGACGTTTATCTGCTTGATCTCATGGTGCGGCACCTGAATTTCCAGGAATTGGCCATGGCGCTGCGCAGCCGCTTCGGCGTGTGGCATCCGCGGCGGGTGATCGTGGAAGAGAAGCAGTCCGGCGTCGGGCTGTTGAGCACCTTCAAGGGCACGCACATTCCGATCTACGGGCAGATGGTGCAGCAGGGCAAGGTCGAGCGCGCCATCAATCCTATCCTCACTGGCGACGGCGGGCTGCCGATCCCTGGCGGCGCGGCGTCCGTGCAAGGCTGGGCGAAGATGGGCCGGGTGCTGGTGCCGGAGGGCGCGGAGTGGCTTCGCAATCCGCATGGGGATGCGCTGCAGGGATTCATGCAGAAGGTGTGCGGCTTTGCCGGCGGGGTGAAGGCGTCGGATGAGTTTGACGTTCTGGTCCATATCGTCACCCGGGCGATAGCGCTCAGCCGGCAGGTGGCGTACGTGCCTGGTCTGCCAGCCACGGCTGGAGTGCCGAGTGGCTTGGGCGGACTGTTCGAAGGCGATCCCCGGATGGATGCCATGGCTGCCTTCCAGGCGGTGGCGGAAGCTGGCGCGGCGGCAGCCGCGGGCGAAGCAAGCCAGTTGGCGGACAGCCCGTTCCAGGGCATGTGCGGCGCTCCTTGCGCCTACTACGGCGTGTTCGACAATGCGGAGAGGTGCAAGCATCCGCAGCACCTGAAGACCGTGCGCGCACTATCAGGCTGCGGCGACTGGGCCGCGCATGGAAGCGTTAAACTGGCGTCAAACTAGGTAGTCCAGCCCCGCTTCCGAGTATTTCTACTCAGAAGGCTCTTGCGCGTTTTTTCCGGCATTGTTATGGTGTCCGAGTTGATGCAGCGCCGGGAGTGATGGGTGGCCTGGTTTTCTTTCTTGAAAAGATGGTTGGATAAACCACCCGCGCAGCCGGAAATAGTGTGCGCGCACGGCAGTGGTTTCATTCTGCCTCCCGAGAATTACGGGGTCAGGAATCTCAGCGACAAACCAGTATCTGTCTACAGTCCTTCCGGAGCCTACATCGGCGATGTCGCTCCTGGTGAAACTGGCCCGGCTAAAACAAGTGCTGAAGAACTTGATTTTAGTTACGACCTGCCTGTAACAAAAATAAATCTGTTTAGGTCTTCTGCGAAGAAGGACGCTTCCTGATGGGTTCGCTTGCGCGTTTTGATCTGCCGAAGTTGATGCACTTCTATGGGATCAAGCATTTCGTCGAGACCGGCACCGGACATGGCCAGTCACTCGCCCTGGCTGCGCGGCTTCCGTTCAAGACACTTCGATCATGCGAGATCGAACCCACTCTCGCTAACGCGGCAACAGCCGCGTTTTTTACGGACGATCGGATCAAGATCAGTTGCGACATCAGTCTGGTGTTTCTGGATGATGTCTGCCGGGATACACCACAAGATGAACCGATCCTGTTTTGGCTGGACGCGCATTTCCCCGGCGCCGACTATCAGCTTCGCGGGTACGGTTCCGAACCGGATGATCTGGTCAGATTGCCGCTGCCGGCGGAAATCGAGGCCATCGTCACACAGCGGCCGCAGTGCAAGGATGTGATTCTGGTCGATGATCTGCGCATTTGGATTGACGGTCCGTTCACTTCCGGCAATCTTCCCGCGAATGTGCGTCCGTACTGTCCGCAGGACAGGAACGGCGATTTCTTCACCACACTCACCGAGGGCAAATACCTCACCAATTTCCAATACCAGGACGAGGGCTACGTCACCATTCTCCCCAAGGAGACGATCGACGTTGGAGAAGCGGTTGGTGGCTGACACCAAACTTCTTATCAAGGCGCTTGGCGAGACTGGAGGCATGGTGAAAGCCGTGACCAAGAAAGAAACGGTCACGGTTTATGTGCTGGATGGCAATACATACGTGTTTCGCTCTGAACAGCCGGCGCCGGCAAGGTCCGAACATGCGGGATGATCGCACCCCGCCAACCGACCACTACGGCAACTGTCTGAAGCAGTACATCACTCAGCATCACCCGAAGCCGGAGTACATGGCGGCACTTCGCGCGTCCGTGCTGGAGGAAATCGAGGATAATTTGAAGCGGCAGAGCCAGCCGAAGGGAATCCATACACACTCGGGGTTTCTTCCCAAGAAACCGACCACGAGAGGATTCGGCTGATGGCCAAGAAGGTCAAAACAGCCGAACAGCGCGCGAAAGAAGCTGCCAGAATGAGAGCTTGGCGCGCCGCTAACCCGGATAAAGTCAAAGCAATTGCGGCAAAATGGAGATCCAAAAAAGAGAACGCGGAAAAGAATCGTTTGCAAGCAGCGGCGTGGAGAGCAGCAAATCCTGCCGAGGAAAAAGCCGCAAAAGCACGCTATTACGCGAAAAACAAAGAGTCCATAAACGCTGCAAATGCAAAATGGTACGCCGAAAACAAAGACAAAGCGCGTGAAACTAACCGTTTATGGTTGAGAAATAACCCGGACAAAGCGCGAGCACGCAGCGCAAAGTGGCGGGCGAAGAATCTCGAACGTTGTCGCGCCATGACGCTCGCCTGGACTAAAGCCAACCAAGAGCAGTTCAAAGCGACTATAAAAGCGTGGAAACACGCGAACAAAGAACGTGTCCGGAAAACGAACGCTGCATGGCATGCAGTAAATCCGGAGAAGGCGCTGATTAAAAAGTATTTGCGGCGCATGCGGGAAGCCAAATCCGGAGGTCGAATTCGTAAAGGCGACATAGCTTTCTTGATGGAGCAGCAGAGTGGTGTCTGCGCGTCGCTTTGGTGTAGTGAAAGTGTTCGTGAACGGAGACATGTTGACCACATCATGCCGCTCAAACTTGGCGGCTCAAATGAACGGGATAATCTCCAGATTTTGTGTCCGGTTTGTAATTTGTCGAAAGGATCAAAGCATCCAGCAGACTTCCTGGCGGAGCATGGCATAACGGAAGCCATGGTTAGGGAGTTCAGACAGTGTTGAACCTTCACGTCCCACCCGCTGCGTCAGGCGTATTCGATATCAACGCACCTGTACGTGAAGGAGCGCCACACGCGCGCTTGCCTCTTCCGGATCAGGTTTTCCAGCCGTATGTTTTGGGAATGGCCACCTATCTGGAGGCCATGAAAGCCTCGATGGGTGAGGTCGGCAAAGCAGTGGAGAGTTCACTCACTGAAGTAGTGAAAGCTCTCGGCATTCCGCCGCAGGCTTTTAGCTATTCCACGCTAAGTTTTATGCCTGATCCAGCCAACGCCGGGCTATTGCCTTGGCCTGGGATCGCGCCCGAGAGTTTGCAGAAGATCGCACGGGAGAATATTGCACCGCAGCTGGTCATCCGTAGCCGGGTGGCCGACCTCGCCCGCTACAGCGGTCTTTCTACCCAGTTGTGGGAGCCCGGCTGGTCGATCGGCATGCGCGATCCGAAAGAGCGGCCGAACACGCAGGACAAGGAAGACATCAAAGCCGCGGAACGCTTCATATGGAATTGCAACCGGGAAACCAACGAGGATGCACGTCAGCGCGACCAGAATTTGCTGCACCCCTTCGATATGTTCCTGCGACAGTTTGGAGATGATACCCACAAATACGATGGCTGGGCTATCTGGACGGATATGGACCGAATGGGGCGGATACGCGCTTTCGCCAACCTTCCCGCAGGTAACATACGGCTGGCCATTCCTGGCCGTGGATATGGGGGAGATCCCAAGTATTTCGCAGCCCTTGTCGACGATACCGGCAACCCTGTCCGCCCCTTCACCCGAAACACCCTCACCTGGTCTGTCCGAAATCCCCGCACGGATCCGAACACCTGGGGATATGGCTGGTCGGAAATCGAAATTGCTGTCACGATGGTTCAGGCGTTTCAGAACGCCATTCAACTGAACGCCGACACCTTCAGCCGCAATTCCATTCCGAATGGTATGCTGCTGCTGAAAGGCGATTTCTTCAATCAGGACCAGATCGACGCTTTGATGCGCGAATGGACCAACATGAAACGTGGCATCAGCAAAAGCTGGGGCATGCCAGTGATGTCCATTCCCGAAGAGTCCGAGGTTGACATTCTCAACTTCATGGACCTGAAGGGCGAGGAGATACGCTACAAGGACCACATCAATCTGATGGGCGGTCTGTACTGCGTCATCAACAATTTTCCGCCTTCGCGGCTCGGCATTTTCGCGTCCGGTCAGCATCGCGACAACAAGCCGATGCCGAACGAGTCCACCGAGATCGCCGGCGTCGACGACAACGGTCTCCCTGCCCTGCTCGGCTTCTGCGCCAACCGGATCAACGAATATCTGCTCTGGCCGAACTGGTCCCGGCTGCGGTTCCGTTTCAACGGTGCAAATCCGAAACAAGATGCACGGGAGTACGAAGCCCGGAAACTGGCCCGCACCTGGGGCGAAACGCGGGTCGAGGTTGATCTTCCGAAACTGACCACCGGTGTGCCGGAAGAAAACCGACCGCTGATGGAGATCATGAGCCTCTGCCCGGAGGATCCGGCGAAAGCAGGCGTGTTCCAGACACTTGCGACAAAATGGCTGGAGATGCAGGCGGGCGGCGGCGAAGGTGATGCCGAAGGCGGACCTGACGGAGCGAAAGATACCAACAAGGTCGGCGCACCGTTTCCGAGCAAGACCGACCCCGCGCGGTCGCTTGCGCACGGTCATCGCGGCGGTGTTCGCCGGGACGGGGTCAAGGAAAAGCAGCAGGCGAAGGAGCCGGCAGTATGAGCGAAGGTGAACGCCAGCCTCTCGCCAGTGAGCTAACTGGCGAGTTGATGCCGATTCCTGACGAGGGGCTGGTGTTCGTGCTGGTGAGGCTTCCCGAAGGAGCCGAACCGGGTGCTTTCGCATCTGTTCTGTCGCCGATCACGCGCCAGATAAAAGCGGTTAATCCGGATGCCCATCTCCTGGTGCTCGGCGCCGGGTGGTCGTTCCGGACTCTGAAAGCGAAGGATGCGCGCGAGTTCGCCCGGAACATGATCTCGTTTATGAGCGAAGACGATCTTGCCGAGATCGGTGTGCATCGGATCGAGGAGACCATGCTTTCCGCAGGTGAAATGACACCGGAGCAGATCCAAGAGTTGAAAACTCTGTGGGAAAAAGTGAACACCACTTCCCGCATGCCCCTTCAGGTGCAGCCACCCCGCGAAAAAGTGCTGGCCGATTTTTTCGATGCGCTGCCCAGCCTGACCGCCGAGGAGATGCGTTTTCTCGGTATCAGCCGGAATACTTACGAAGATAATCCGCTGGCTGAAATCATCGATCAAATCCAATCACGATACACAGGTGGTCCACCCAATGGCTGAACATGTTCGTCCGCCTTTCGTTCTGGTCTTTGCGTCCGATCTCCAGGGATGCGGCTTTCATCGCTGTGCCATCCCGCTTGTGTCGCTGGTGCAGAATGGTATGGCGGAAGGACGGCTAGATTTGGCGCAATGGCCGGCGGATATGATCCAGGCCGCGGCGCCGGATGTGATCGTGTTCCAGCGCTACGTTGAAGATGGTCAGATCGAGGCGATCAAGAACGCCCGCAAGGCGATGCCGGATGCGCTGTTCGTGTTCGAACTGGACGACTATCTCGGTGAAATTCCGAAGGCGTCGTTCCATGCGGGTTTCATGCCTCCCAATCTGTCCGAGCGCATCAAGACTGCGATGGCGCTGTGCGATCGGGTTACTGTCTCGACGGAACCGCTGGCGGAGTGGTTTCGCGACGATCTCGGCGCGAAGGATGTCCGGGTCATCGGCAATGCGGTGCCGATGGCGGCTATCCGGCCGCGCGAGGGACGCGCGAAGGACGGCGGGCGGCTGCGGGTTGGCTTTGCTGGCGGCATATCGCATGCGGGTGACCTGGAGATTATCCGTCCAGCCATGCAGGCGATCGGAGAGGAAGTGGAGTGGGTGTTCTTCGGCACGCAGCCGAAAAATCCGCCGGTCCGGGTTGAATTTCATCCCGGCGTTCCGCCGAGCGAATACCAGGCACACATGATGAAGCTGGATCTTGATCTGGTGCTGGCGCCGCTGGAGGACAACCGCTTCAACCGCTGCAAATCCAATCTGCGGTTGATCGAGGCGGGCATGATCGGCGCCTCGGTCATTGCTCAGAGGCTGGAGCCGTACACGCAGGGTAAGCCGCCCGCTTTCGCTTTTGCGGATGCGCCGGATGAGTGGACCGCAGCGATTCGTTCGTTCATGGCGACCACGCAGGCCGAGCGGACGGATGCGGCGGCGCGGCTGCAGAACTGGGTGATGAACAACCACACCCTGGAAAAGCGGCTGAAAGAGCGAGTCGAGGGCTGGCTGAAGGTCGACGAGGATATATTCGAACCTCGACCAGCGGTTTCGCCGCGAAAAGAAGATGTCGTGCTTTCGCTGGCCAAGGATGTGGAGCCGCCTCGTTGGGCCCGGAACATGACCCGCAAGTTCGGGCTTGTTGACGCCGCCAAGCGTGCAGTCAGCACCGGTGCGGATCTGCTCTGGTTGCGGCCGGGAACGACGCTGAACCAGGGCAGTTGGGACGCGCTCCGTGCTGCATTGGCGCAGGCGGACGGTATCGCAGCTGCGCTGCCTTTGGCGAGTGACGGTCCGAATGCTTTCCCGCGCAAGGATCACTGGACCCTGGTGTCCGCCGAGACCACTTCGGCCATGAACGAAGTGCTGGCGAAGCAGATGCGCAACCGGCGGCTGTCGGTGGCAGCGCTGTCGGGGCCGGTCGCGCTTCTTGGGGCTCGGGCGCTTGCGCTGATGGGACTGCCCGATGTCGATGGCTGCGATGGCAACGAGGAGCAAGCTCTGTTTGAATGGAGCCTGCGGGCAGGCATGAAGGGCTTCCGGGTTATGCAGGCTGCGGACGCCTTTGCTTCGGCGGTGATGCCGCCGATGGTGCCGACGCAGAAGGCGGGACAGCGGCTGCAAATTCGCGGCTACATGCAGTTGCTACAAGGTGGTCCGGGCGAGGCGCTGTCCGACCGGGAGCGTGTGACTGCGGAGATGGAATTCCTGAAATTGCAGTGGGCGGGCCCCCAGCCCGGCACCATGGGTTTCGGACACGACTATGCGGCATGGGCTGATCTGAAAGGCGATCTCCCGGCGCCGGTTCTGACCGGAAAATCCATTCTGTTCCCTGCTGACTTCACCGGTCGAGTGAACTTCACCGGCACGCAGTACGAATGGGTGGTTTTCACGGACGATACGGTCGAGTGGAAAGCGAACGGTTTCCGCCAACTGGAGAAAGCATGCCAAGACGCGGCCGAACATGTGGAAGTGATCTACGCGGACCACGACATTCGCTCGGCTGACGGCGGCCGCTATCCGGACATGAAACCGGATTTCGATCTAGAAATGTTTCTGGCTCGCGACTATATCACGCCCATCTGTGCGGTGCGGATCAAGTCGCTGCTGCATGACGTGACGGACAAGCACAGTCTCTACGCGGAGATACTGCGCATTGCGGAAGAAAGCCCGCGCGGCGCGATCCAGCATTTGCCGATGTTTTTGGTGACGGTGCCGGAGATTTCGTCGCCGGAGGAATTGGCGGTTGATGCGATCGGCCGGCAGATGGTGGTCGAGGAATACTATCAGGGGAATGTAGCGGTGAGGGCGCATCACATTCCCGGTGCGCTGTCGGTGGTGCGGAAATGGCAGCCGCTTTTGATGCACGATGGTTCTGCCGAAGCGCCGTTGATTTCCATCGTCGTACCCACTCTCGGGGGTGGAAGACTTATCCAGCCGTGCGTGAATACGATCCGCCAGCACACCAAATATCCGAATTTCGAAATTCTCGTTGTCCAAAATGGACCGCGCGCGGAGCCGGAATTGAACCAGGAATCGCTGGATGATCCGCGGGTGCGGGTGGTTCGGTATGATGCGTCAGGGCCGTTCAACTGGTCAGCGATCAACAACTGGGCAGTACGGGAACACGCGAAAGGCGAATATCTCTGCTTCGTCAATGACGATATCGCCAACGGCTCGGAGGACTGGCTGGACAACATGCTCGGCCACGCGGTGCGCCCGGATGTTGGCGCCGTAGGCGCACGGCTGATCCATCCGGCCGGTTTTGTTCAGCATGTCGGGGTGATCGCGCACAAAGGCATCGCCGGGCATCTCTACAAGGGTTCGCAGAACGGCAATCCCGGCAATGGCTGGCTGGCCGCATTGACGCATGAAATGAACGCGGTGACCGCGGCCTGCATGATGGTTTCGCGGGCGGCTTTTGATCGGGTGGACGGGTTCGACGAGGAGAATTTCCCGCTCAACTACAGCGACACCGATTTCTGCCTGAAACTGCGGAAAATCGGGCTGCGCAATGTGGTTGAAATGACCGCCGAGCTGCTGCATCCGGAAGGCACTTCCCGGTCCAATCCGGCGGATCAGGAAGGCATGGTCCGGCGGTTGCAGGCGGACAACGCACGGTTTGCGGCGAAGTGGCCCGATCCGGATCCGTACTGGCATCCCGATCTCGCGCTCGGGCTCGCCCAAGGCGGAATGGCCATTCCCGGACTGGATCGGACCCAGTTGAACTGGCCGCCGAAAGCCGCCGATCCGGCTGCTGAACGGGTCTTGCTCATCAATGACATGCCAGGTCAGGCCGGCCGGGCGCTGGAGTACGTCAAGAAAGGAGCGATCCCGCTCGGGGCCGACGCCAGTGGGCTTGTGCTCAGGCTTGTGGCTCCGATCCCCGCCAATCTCGGCGGCTGGGATGTGCGCAATGCCGCCGACATGGCGTCGGACCTGAAACATCTTGGCATCACCAAGATTGTGCTGCGCTCGCTGGTTGGTTCCGGTGGCGCGGCTGCTCCGGTGGAGGTTCTGCGCTGTCTTGCCGCAACCGGCATTCCGGTGGAGGCGGATCCGATTGACCCCGCGCTGCTGACGCCCTGGTTGTCGGACAAGGGCGTGCTTCCGGTGTTCGGCGCGATTGGCGCTTCCGACTGGAAAGCGGCGTACGAAACCCTTTTCGGAGCGCCAGCGGAAACAGCGGAGGCCGCGGACTGATGATGGGGCATCCGCACATGTTTCGGACGTGTCAAGACGAAGAAGACGCAGATGAAGACGAAGACGTATGGTGGCTTCGCGATGCTGAGTGGTGGCAGTTCTGGATGCCGCAATCTGGTCTTATCGGTGGCTGTATTGTCGGTTTGCTGATGTGGCTCATCTACGGGGTCGTGTTTGGAGCGATTATTAGATGGCTGATCTGACCCGCGTCAAAGACCCGATTGAGATAGCCGCGGCGTCTCCTGACCCGGTTATCCGGGCCATCGCCCTGAAATTCAAGGCGATGAAAGCTGAGCTTGATTCGCTGGAGGTATTCTTCGGTTTCTACGCCATGCAGATCAATGGCGCGTCCGCTGCGCCAGCGAAGCAGGCAGCAATGAAACTGCCGCCGATCTCGCTTCCGGCGACCGCCGAACCTCCCGTGAAACGGGAGCGGAAGATCATCAAGGAACTGGTCGACATTCTTTCCGCCGGACCGCTCAGCCTGGCCGATATGACTGCGGAGTATCATCGGCGGCACCCGGATGATCTGAAAACCAGCGAGGCTATCCGGGTGGCCGCTTTCAATGCAAAGGGCAGAATCGGACGTGAACCAGACAACGACAAACGGTACTATGTCCTACCAAGTTCCGACCCCGATCCAGGCGCTTAGCTCGCCTGATCCCGCCATAAGACAATTGGCGGAGAAGCGGGAACGCTTGCGCTGCGAGGTGGTGAGCCTGGAAGCATTCTTCCACGCCTATGCGCAGACGCCTTCCCTGCCTGCATCCGGTGCCACGCATGTTGCCATGCTGGAACATGCGAACATGATGAATGACCAGACATGTAACTGCGCAATCTGTGTCGAATGGCGCTTGCGCCAGAACGAGTGCGAGGCAGCGATGAAACTGGTTCCTAAAGGACATCAGTGGAGCATCTGCGCTTGCCCGGATTGCCGCTTCGCCGGGCGCATCCACCTCAATTATGTTGCGGCTTCAAATGTGCGAGACCTCGTGATCGAGATGGCCTTCCACGCGAACTGGCACTCCAAGCACGGCCCGCTGGTGATGCAGTGGCTGGAGAATGAACTGCGCTCGCCGCACTATACGGTGCGCTGGTGCGCCTATGAAATTGGCCGGCGGCCGGTAGATGAGTGGTTGAAAAAGTGTGAGACCCAGTTGTCCCCGATCTTGTCGGGAGCGGTGTTCATGATGGGTGAAGGTAGGCGCGTAGCCTTGGAGGAATGGCAGCCTTCGCAGCTTGGCGATGCCAGCGCTTCCGCTCCGATGTGGGCTGCCTGAAAACAAAACCGCCACCAAGGCGCGGACCCGGTGGCGGTTAAGCGGCGCGCAGGGGGCTGCGCAGCGCAGGGCGCGGCAGGGCGATGAACCAGCCGCTGTGTAATTTCAAGCAGTTTCGGCGGCATAAGTCAACCGTAAAATCGGCTGCGCGCCGTATTGACGACCTGGACGGTGATATTGTATTATCCTGAGCATGATACGGCTTGGGCGAGAAGATTATTTGATATGGTACCGTGCGGAAAGGAAACGGTGCAAAGCACTTGGCATACCTATGCCTGTGAAACAAATACTGCCAAAATCTTTTGATCCGGAAGTGCAAAAACAGCGCAGACGAGAAGCTAATAAAAGATACAAACTGGCGCATCCGGAGAAGGCAAAAGAGTCCAACGCTAAAGGTGCCGCAGAACGTAACAAGCGCTGGTACGAAAAACACCGGGCGGCGATACTCGAAAAAGAAAAAGTTAAGCGGAAAACTGAAGGCCGTAAAGCTACTCTTGCTCGTTACGCAGCCAAGGTAAAAGAACGTCGCGACATAGCGCGATCTATGAAGCATGTCGAAACGGAAGAAGAAAGAAAAGCACGATACCGAGCGTATCGTAAGAAGTATCGCGATAAGCGCATGAAGCGCGATCCTATTTATCGGCTTACTCGCGCGATGCGCGTTTCTATCTGGCGCATAATCCGACATAAAACACGCGCGGACAGACAACATAAAATACTTGATCTTCTAGGAACAGACCGCGCCGGCTTTCTGGCTCACCTAGAACGACAGTTTCTGCCTGGCATGACGTGGGATAACTATGGTGAGTGGCACGTCGACCACATACGACCGGTAGCGTCTTTCAAGTTGATCGACGAGGAACAGAACAGAGCCGCATGCCACTACACCAATTTGCAGCCGCTGTGGGGCGCAGATAACCGGAAGAAAAGCGCCAAGTGGACGCCTGAGACCTCATAGGTTGAGCGATCTGATCGCGCTACGCTCCGAGGCATGAGCACAGACCTTCTTGATCGCGCGATTATCGCCCAGATTCCTGTACTGATAAAAGCACGGGAACCGGAACGGTCAGGTCGTCGCATAGTCGAAACAGAGGCCAGCACCGAGGAAGTCGATCTCGATGGAGACGTGGTCCTGCAGTCCGCGCTGATCAACAGCGCAGCCAGTTTCATCGCCACCGGCCACCTGGACATCGACCATCTCAGCGAATTCGGCGCCCGAATGGGCATTCCCGACCCTTCCTCGTACATTGTCGGCCGGCCTTTGGACGTGAAGGCGATGCCGTACCGGCGCACCTTCGTGGAGGGTGAAATCCGGCGCAGCCTGGACGGTGCGGAAGATCCGGTGCGCAACCGCTATGACGAACTCTGGAAATCCTTGCGCAGCGATCCGCCGGTGCAATGGTTCGCCTCGATCTACGGTTTTCCGCTGGATTTCGACGATTGCACCAAAGCCGAGTGCTCCAGTACCCGTGCGACGCGGCTGGTGATCAAGGCAATCGACTGGCGCAGCCTGGCTTTCACCCGCACGCCGAAAAATACCGCGCTGACCTCGCCCGCGCGTATTGTCACGGCGAAATCTCTGTTGGCGGAAATGATTGCGGAAAAAGCGGCCAGTCGGGGAATGTTCTTCGCGCCCGCCACCGGTCCGGTCTCCGCGGCGGGAAACACCACTCCGGATCCGAAACACGGTCCGCCGCTCTCCAGTCTCCTCGCGGTGCCGTGCACCATGGACGACGTGTACGCGGCCGCGGACTGCACCAAATGCTGTTGCGGCGTCGATGGCATGCCTTCGCTCGGCGGCTATCGGCGCCACTTTGCCAAATGCCTTGGGATGGCCCCCGGTATTGCCGATCTGTCCGCGCATGCGCTGATGTACAAGCGTACGTTGGACGGTGTACTGAAATGCATCGCAGCCTGAAATGGCGCACCCCGGCCATCGCGATAATCCCGTAGAAGTAACCGCGCCGGGCGATCTGGACCGCGCGGCGCGGCGCATCTGGGATCCGTCTCCCGAGCAGGCCGAAGCCGGGAACTACCAGAAAGCGCACGTCATCATCGGCGGTCTGGACATTACCATCGAAACCCCGCAAGGCCGCACCCGCTCCGGCACGGCGCCGGACGGCACGCCCTGGTCCGTACAGATGCCTGCCCATTACGGCTATGTGAAGCGGACAGAAGGTGCCGACGGCGACCATGTGGATTGCTACATCGGACCCGAAGCGCACCAGGCGCATCTGCTTCCCGTATGGGTGGTCGACCAGGTGGACGCGGACAGCCGGAAATTCGACGAGCACAAGACCTTGCTCGGATTTCCGGATTCGCGGACAGCGGCGCAAGCCTATCTGGACGGATTTTCCGACGGCCGCGGCCACGAGCGCGCGGGCGCCTCGGTACAGATGTCTTTCGAGGAATTCAAGAAATGGCTTTTCAGTGAAAAAGCCAAAAAACAACCGCTTGCGTACGCACGTTCCGTTAAATTTACGGCATCGCTGTGCGGCTGTACCACGGATCATAATCCGTGCACTTGCCATTCCATCAAGTCGTCAAATGCCTCCGGAGGTTCCATGACCATTCAGCAGACCGACGTCGCATCGCCCAAGGCGCCGGGCATGCTCAACCGCTGGCTCTCCAAGGCCTGGGGTGCGTCCACTCCCGCCGAGCGAGCCGAGATGCTGAAGGAAGCCGGTCTCCAGGCAAGCGCGGAACTCGGCAAGGCCGTGGATCTGCTGCACGAGGGCGACGATCACGAGCAGATCGGCAAGGTCGAGGACATTTTCGACGGCGACCGCACCGACAAGCTGGAAACCGTCCGCGCGCACGGTCCGAAAAGCCACACGCCTCCGGGCAAGGTGAACGTCGGTCCGCCGCAGGACGCGGCCGGTTTCGGCGCCGAGAAGATGGAAGGCGAGTATTCCGAGCATGCGCCGCAGGCCGGTGTCGAGCGCGCCACCGAGATGCTGGGCCGCATGGTTTCCGCGCACAAGCACATGATGAAGTCGCTGCGCCAGATGGGTGCGGTGCTGAAGGCGCAGGACACGCGCATGAGCACGATGGAACTCGCACTGTCCACCGCCGCGATGCCGGCCATGGACACGAAGGCGATCGACAAGGCGGTTTCGGCGGCGGTGGCGAAAGCCATGGCCGGCGCGATCCCCGCCATCCTGAAGGCCGCGGGCGGCAAGATCGCCAAGGCGGACAAGGAAGACGATAAGGACGACGACAAGGAATCCGAATCGGGCAAGGACGACGAGGAAGACGAAGACGAGGAAGATGACGAGGCCGAGCAGACCGAGTCCGGCGGCGGCACCGATATCGAAATCGTCAACGAAAACGAAGACGAGGATGACGACGAAGACGAGGACGACGACGCTGCGAAGGCCGTCCGCAAGGCCGCGGCACGCGAGCGTCTGATCGCCAAGGGCCTGATCAAGCTCGCCCGCGACGCGGTGCGCAAAGCGCAGGACGCCATGGCCGATGGTCTGATGAACGCCGGCGTCCGCCAGCACAAGCTCGCGTCGGCCCGGCTGGCCAAGGCCCGCGCGCACTACGCGGTGGCGAAGTCGCTGCGCGGTGGCAAGACCGGTCCGAGCAGCCTCGCGATCGAGAAGACCCTCGGCACGGTGTCCAAGGCCCTGAAAGAGAACAAGGCCAAGAACCAGGACAAGTGGCCGGACCACAAGCAGATGAAGGAAGGCTCCGGCAAATCCGCCACCCCGGCGGCCGCTGCCGCCTCGCCGGATCAGGCGCAGCTTGCGAAAGCGGCGCAGGAGATGGCTTCGGCGCTGGAGAAGGCCAACAGCGGCTATGCGCTGCTGACGGCGGATGTGCAGAAGCTGCTCAGCATCGTCGGCAACCAGAGCCGCGACGATGGCACGCCGAACGCGCAGCCGCCGGTGGCGGCTCTGTTCAAGGGCCAGGCGGTGTCGAAGGAAGGTCTGCTGAACCTCGGCGTGCAGGAAGGCCGGATCAGCGCGCACGATCGCGACAAGGCTATGGATGCGCTCGGCATGCTCAGTATGGGCCTGCCGCAGAACATCGTCGACACGGCCATCGCGGGCCTTGCCCCGGCGGCGCAGGATATTCTACGGGCCGCGGCGTAAACCGGGCAGAAAGGGAACATCGACATGTCCGAACAGATCTCGTCCGCCGGCCCGAAGGTGCCGCCCGCAATCATCCTGAAGTCGATTGAGCGGCGCCCCGACGGCGAGTATGTCGATCCCGTTCTCGCGAACGGCGACACACCGAACGAGGAGAAACAGTATCGTTCGGTGAGCGCCATCCGCGCTTTCGAGAACTCGCTGCCGGCGCACAACAGCGATCTCGGCCCGCTGCGGCCGCTGTTCGCCGGTCTCGCGGTTGGCCAGCCCGCGCATCTCGGCAACAACCATGTGGTCGACACGGTCAAGATGCGGACCGAGCTGGCCAAGGCCGCCGAGCCGGCGAACGCATTCGCCCGGGTCTGGCGCGACACGCCGCGCTACTATCAGACCAATGCGCCCGGCCCGGTCCCCGGCTCCAGCCGCGGGCGTCTGCTGGAAATCGATCCGATCGAGGTGGCGAAATCTTACCCGGGCGATCCGCTGGCCAAAGCGGTGCTCGATGTCGGCACCCAGACCAACTTCACCTCCATCACCGGCGGTCAGTCGCTCGGCTACGTGTCGCTCGACACGCGCCTCGCCCGCGGCACCGTGCGGCCGGACAGCTTCACGCTCTACCAGGCGCTGAGCAAATCGCCGGCCTTCCAGGTGGTCGACTACTTCGCCTACATCGATGATCCGGGCGGTGCGCTGCCGGGTTCGGCGACCAGCGGCTTTTCCAACGTCTCCAGCGGCACGCTGACCACCAATGCGGGTATCTACACCCTGCAGTCGGTCAACCTGAAGCTGATGCTGGACGGCCGCGCCGTCACGCTCGCCTTGATGGCGCAGAACAACTTCGTGTCGGTGAACGAGCAGGAAAACGCCAACTCGGCGCTGACCGTGCTGCAGACCGCTGACTGGCTCTGCTACAAGGGCAATTCGACGGCCTTCCCGAACCAGTTCAACGGCATCGAGGCAACCACCCCGTCGGGCAACATCTTCGACTACCAGGCATTCTACTCCGCGAACGCGGTGGCGAATGGCTGGTCGACGGCGCAGACCCTCTACAACATGATCTACGAGGTGGCCGGCAACGTCGCTTCGTGGACCAAGTTCGGCCGCACCACGCACGCCTTCATGACGCCGATCACGGCCGGCTCGCTGCAATCGCTGATCACCACCAACCTGAACAACCTCGCGAATGCGTTCTTCGCGGATCGCCAGGGTATCGTGGTCGACGGCGATCTCCAGGGCATGCGGACCCGGTTCGGACCGATCCAGTTCCCGCTCGATATCGTCATCACGGCCCGCGATATCCCCGCTCAGGGCCAGCCGCGGTCGAACGGCACGACGCCCACCACCACGACCGGTCCCACCCCGCCCACCGGCGTGGTGATGACCGTCTCGGGTGCCGCCTACAGCGGCAGCAACTGGGGTGTCGGCGCCGGTTCGCCGTATGCGTCCGGCTCGACCAAGTACTACTACGCGGTCGCGTCCACCGACGTGAACATGAACGAGTCGACCCTGACCTTCTCTTCGTCCTATGTGGTCGGCTCGTCCGTCACCACTTCGGGCGCGGTCAACGTCGCCATCGCCGGGCCGGCGGCGGCGGATGCCACCAACTTCCGTGTGTTCCGCTCGGGCGCCGGTGGTTATCTGAACGCCTCGGGTTCGCCGACCGCTTTCCGCTATGTCGGGCAGATCGCGGCTTCGGGTTCTGGCACGGTTACCTTCGTGGACTACAACTACCTGATCCCGGGTTCGGAATCGGTCTACCTGCTGGACCTCCGCGAGGAAGACGGCGCGATGGATTACCGCTACCTGCTGCCGCTGACCAGGATCAATTTGTTCGCTGCTAACCTGTATATGCCGTGGTGTGTGGCCGCAATCGGGGCTCTTAGGAATAGAATCCCCAAGTTCCACGCGTACATAAAAAACATTGTGGTTGATAATCCGCAATGGAACCCGTTGGGTGCCAACGCCTAAAGCGTTGAAATCCAAAAGAAAAAGGCCCCGAAAGGGGCCTTTTTTGTTGTCTCAAGCCAGTAGCATTTTGGCTCGCGGCGGAACCCATACTTTGAAAATACCGTTCGCACGAATGTTTTTTTCTCGCGGCAGGTCCGGGTTGAAATAGAGCAGATTGCGCGACATCTTGTTGTCGTTCGACAAGTACCGCTGGTGCTGCACCCGATCGGGCAAAACCCAGAGGTAGGTTTCCTCGGTCCTCCCTTCGTAAGTGAAGCCGACTGTCCCGTGCCCGGCTCCAGTGGCATAGCGGGTGTCGATGAACGAGGTCACCGGCCGGTTGCCGTGCAGGCGCCGCAGACCTTGGATGATCCGGGTCATGCCGCCAGGCACATGTCCGCGGAAGGCGAGCCGGACGCATTCGTAGCTATCGCCATGGTCCGCGAACAGCCCAACACCGCAGAGCATTTCGCCGTTGGCCAGCCCGATTCGGAACGGGGCGTCCACGGCACCCATAACATGGTGATCGCGCAGGAAGACGGTCGCGTCCTCGGCGGACACTTCGACCACTGACAGTTCCCGGGCGCCGATCCCTTTCTCGGCGATGCCCATTTTCGACCGAAGCATGTTCAGCACCGCTTTTGCCCGGGCGTACCATTCGTAGTCGAACAGAATGATCGCATTCGGGTCAGCGTCTCGCAGAATGCACGCGAACCGGCCATCACGAGACGACACGTTTCGCTCGCTGGCGGCAAAGGTGGACAGGATGTACAGATCGCGGGACGATGCGCGCTTATCGCTGTGGATGCGGAAACCGCCGCGGCCGTTTTCAGCAGCTTCTAGTCCGGCCTCTCTAAGTGCGTGCGAGATCGTTTTGTAAGTGACCGTCAGGTCGGTCAGGCTGGTGTCGACATTTCGAGGTTGCCACTCGGTACCCCATATCAAAGCCCTGCGGGAATAGTTGCAGGACGAACAAGTATAGACGATATTTTGTTTCACAGTCGGCCCACTGCGGCTGCGCGGAATGATGTGTTCGATCGTCATGTTGTTGTCTTTTTTGTTGCACATGTAGCATCGGTTGTCCTGCCAAACGTGCAGTCTCTGGCGCCACACAGGGTCGATTGATTGGTTTTCCAGGTGCCGTATCCAGCTGTTGCTCTGCGGGTCTTTCGCCCAGTGCCGGATGCGCCACATGCTCTGCGCGGTGAGCAGCCGCTGGTGGAATTCTGGATCTGACGCGCGCCGCTCGCGCTGATAATCGCTTTGGTACCGCCGGACTGCCGGACGATTACGCTCCATCCAGGACTTCGTTTCTGCCTTCACGATATCCGGTTTTTCCAGACGGCGCTGTTTGGCGGCCGCCTTGGCTTTCTCGCGATGTTCCGGATCGTTTCTGTATTTTTCCAGTTTTTTGAGGCGCTGCTGCTCCTCGTAACCTTCGGGGCGGACGGTCTTGTTGCCGGCCTCGCGCCATTTCCTGGCGTTCGCAGCCATCGCACCTGGGTTGGCCAGCCGCCATTTTCGGTTCAATTCTTTCTTTCGGCAGGCGTTACACTGCTCCTCGTGCGGCATCTTCGCTCGCACAGCGGCGTCGGTGCAGCCGCGGCAGGATTTGATCGGGTTTGCTTTCACGAAACACTCCTTGAAGGGGAGCATCCGCTATACAACTTTTTGCAAAAAACTACAATAAGATTTTTTCAAAAAGAGTTTCATGTGAAACACTTCATCGGCGGTGACATCGCTACCGAAACCGCCTATGCTGCCAAAGACGTCACTGACAGCGCAGGTCCGTTACATGGTCTTCACCGCGAAGCTGCTCCGGGGTTCTCCGATCTGGCGGCTGTGGCGCGAACACGCACGTACGGGCGGCGATGTCATGGGTGTCCAGTTTCGCTGGGCGGCCGGGAATGACTATGTGACCGAGGCGCTTACCCTGGAGCAGATCACCGCGCTCCGCGGTGCGAACGGAGTGGTCCTGGAGGGGCATGGCCACGACGATGTGGTGGCCGCGGCGCCACCGGTCGAGCCGGAAGAGATGGATGACGACGCAACGGACATATGCCGATCCATAGCTGAAGTAGCGGCCGAGCTAGACAAGCACGTACAGGACATCGCAACCTCTACCCCGCCGCAGCACCAGCACCTTTCCAAGCGCGAGCGCCGGATGTTGCGTCAGCAACAGGCGGGAAATCCGCATGTCTGAGACCACTCTGCCAACCACATATTCGCCCGTCACTACCCGGGCGCTATGGAACTGGAACACTGTTTCGGCGGTGCCCACTTTGGTTCCCACCAGCGGCTTCACTATTGGAGAAAGCCCAATTGGTGGTCCGGCTGGTATTGGCGGCTCCTATGTCACCGGTCCCCTTCTGGAACCGACCATCATCACTTTCTCGTCCGGCGCCAAAACCAAATCTGGTTTGCAGCCGAACGATCTGCGGGCATACGTTCAAATCCCGCTCCAGCAGTACAGCAATCCGCCGATCCCGATCAGCGACGACACGATTTTCGGCTGGATACGTGAAGCGGAAGATGAGATCGAAACCGAGACCAATATCCGACTCTGCCAGACCGCTATTGCGGCCCCGCCGGCGAAGACCCAGCAAGAGAGCCAACTGCTCGGGCTGAACACGGTATACAATTACCAGCAGCTCGGCCTGGACTACGACTACGCAGAGCCTGGCTACGATTTTTTCTTCGAACGTGCGCGTGACGAAGGCTGGATATATCAACGGCTGCGTTGGCGTCCGGTCAAGGGTGTCGACTACGTTGATCCCGCCGGGATCGTGAGTGCCGCGAATCTGAACGGCACGAAAAATGTGGCTTTCATCTATCCGCTGCTGAACGAATACTTTCGCATGCCGCAAAGCTGGGTGGTGGAAGATCAGAACCGCGGACTGGTGCGTTTTGTGCCAGCCACTTCGGTGCAGATGCTGCCGCTGTTCGCCATGCAGTTGGCTTTCATGGGATTTGCCGAGAATGTTCCGCAAGGCATGTGGTTTCAGTACACCGCAGGGCTAACCCGATCCGACTACGCGGGATCGTGGGCTTTCATGAAACAACTCGTGTTGGCACGGTCTGCGGTGACGGCGCTGAAAAGCATGCAGTTATCGGTGAATTTCGGTGCGCTCGAAACCACCACGCAGGTGGATGGCTTGCTTTTCCGCAGCCGATACGATCCGAAAGGCGCGTTTGCCGGCGCCATCGAGGCATTCAGCGATGAAGTGAAGCGTCTGACGCGACGGGCGAAAACCATGGGCGGCGGTGTGCATCTGGGCAATCTCTGATGAGCGCGTTCGCAGGTTCATTCATTCCGCCGACTCTGAAAGCCCTTCCGCCGGGGGCATTCGAGGCATTGATCGCGACCCATGGGCAACGCTGCTCCTGGCTGAAATCGCACACATGCCCGTGCGTGTACGCCGGCAGCGGCGCCAACGGACAACTACCGCAACTGGGCTCGGCGCAGCGCAACTGCACCCAGTGCGGTGGTGTTGGCACTTACTGGGATCCGCCTTCCATTCCGGCCAAGGTGCTAATTACCTTCATGCACGTCTCGCCCACCCCCGACGAGCCGGGTGTGCGGATGAACGAATCGTACGGCATGTGGCAGACCGCCGAACCCTCGTTGACGGTGCCTTACTGGAACCCCACTCTGCCGGTCGGCGATCCTGGCCAGCCGACGAATATTTGGCAGAACGCATCCACCAATGATCAATTTGTGCCGGTCGATTCGCTGATCCGCTACACCGCAGTGCTGCAGGTGGGTGTGAAAGAGAACCTGCCGTACCAGCAGAATTTGCAGATCGAGCCGCAGGGTGCGGTGACGGTATGGGATCCGGTCAGCAACGCAGTGGTACCGGTCGAGAACTATTCGTCAGACGGTCCGACGGTGAGAATCGGCGGCTATCCGGTAGGCACCAACTACATGGTCGAGTTTCAGGCATCGCCGATCTATGTGGTGTTCCGCGCCGCGGGCGGCCTGCCGCATACGCGCGCTTTCGGTGGCGGCATGGCCAATGAGCCGAAGCGCTGGCGGCTGCAGTCGCTGGACTTCTGGACGAGGCAGCGCGGCGTAACCCAGTCGGCGCCGGGCTCGGTGCAGGTCGGCGGCACCGCGCGGCCGTACACTGTAATGGTTGGCAGTGCTAAAATAGGACCGTAATGAAAACCTTGCATTGCACTACAGTGCGGCGCTCGGCTCCGCCTAACAACGCTGTACCCTGCGACACCGGGCGCAGCAGCACCAAGCAACACAATGCGAGAAGTAGCACTACCCGAACTAGAGTTCAAGCATGAGCACGGGGCATGTCTTCGTCATCAAGACGGACCTTCCACCCGAACTCGTCACCGAGATCGGTGTAGAGATATTCGTGAAATGGATGAATTTCGCGCTCGGCAAGGACATGTTGAACGGCAAGCGGCTGTTCTATCCAAGCGGCCGCTATGCTTCATCGCTGAGTTTCAGGCAGGTCGACGAAAACACGGTCGCAATCCTGGCGGACGAAAGTGTGGCACCGGAGGCGCTGTTTCTGGAGGAAGGCCACCGTTCGTTCGACATGAAGACCGTTGCCGCGCTGCGCGGCCGCTCCATACCGATACACCGGCCGGTCGGCAGCGCGCAGCATCTCTCCATGACCGGTTTGAAGCGTGTTGGCGGCGGTCCGGCCAGGCCGATGATGTGGGCGGAAGTGCGTGCCGGTACGTCCAGTGGATTCGCATCGATCGGACCGAACTCTCCGGCGGACAGTTGGATCATCCCGAGCATGCCAGCTTATTCTCCAGCCGGAACATTAGCTGCGATGGCCAGGGGGATGGCTCAAGGATTAGTTTAATACGCAATTAAAAACCTCGCCAAGCTATACAGCGCCAGGCAGTAGTGCGCTGCACTGGACCGCGCGTAACCGCGCAGGGCCGTATACTGCTATAAATTAAAACCTTGCGCTACACCACCGTGCGTTGCGAAACAGGACAATACACCACTTCGCTATGCGCTAAAATGTAATAAACTAAAACCTTGCTTTGCACTGCCTAACAAAACCCTACGGTGCGACGCCTGACGTGGCACAGCAACTTTAGGAAGAACAACACGCCATATTATGCAACCTTCTTCAACTTGATATCCTCGACAGCCCACGTCTTGACTACGAAACGACCAAACGGACCTTTGCGTGCCGGACGGTAGTCGCCCAGACCCACCTTCTTCCCGGCGTCGTCAATTACGGCGCGGATCAGGGACGGGTCAAACATGGTGCCGTCGACATCCGGAGTGAACGAACATGACCAGTGATCCACTCGCGGCCGGTGGCACATCACGCGACCGCCGGTGCTGGGAATCACCACCGAGCGACTGTCCACCTCCCACTTGTCGGTGTTGAGCGAACAGACCAAGTCCTCAACTAACAGCCCGGCCGGAATGAGACTGGACTTCATGGTGGTCAACTTCGACTTACCCGCCTTGTGGAAGGTGCCCGCTGCGATAATGGTGGCGAAGATGTTCGGACCGGGGATATACAGCATGCCATTTTCGTCTGCGTAGCATTTCGGTGTTGCCTGCTCCCGCGGTGTGCCTCGACTGCCTTTGAATGAGGCACTAGTGCCGCTGGAAAGGGCTACCTCATTCTGCTCGGTGAAACGGTTCATCAGAAGAGGGGTAGTGCCCTCAATCGTCACATGGATTTTCATACCTAACTCCTTGGTTTGCGAAGCAGAGCGTCACGCTGCATGGCCTAGCAACGCGTCACGACGCGCTACTGACATCTATAGACAATGATTTACGATACGTCAAGTATGTTTTTACTACGCAGTTGTATTTTGCGGAGCCGCTGTGGTATGTCCCTAATATGCTAACCGCAGGACAAGTCAGAGCTGCTCGGGCGCTGCTGGGGATTCGTCAGTCGGACCTCGCCGCGCAGAGCGGTGTGGCCGAGATCACCGTAAAACTATTTGAAGGTGGAGCGCGGGACGCCCGGGTTAGCACTGCTGAAAAAATCCGCAGTGCGCTGGAGCGAGCGGGCGTCGAGTTTGTGGAAGGCGGCGTAAAACTGAAATCGGCTGCCTGAAAAACCTTGGCTTGCGGTGCTTGACCGGACCATACTTTACCGTACAGTACTACGCTTGGCAGCGCCGGATGCTGTTAACGTGCTACTCTGTGTTTCGTAAGTCAAGAGGATTTTGGTTCAGCAAATGAGTGGGTCCGGCCCTCCTGTTGTTGCGAGTCCGCTACCGGTAGGCGGAGCCGTGCTTCTACAGTTCTATGGCGCTGATCAAGGCAATTTTTCGCCGCCGTCTGGGGTTACTTTGATGACGCTCTCCCGGGCGGTATCCGGCGTTACAGGACTCGGCACGTTCACTCAAATATACAGCGGCACGCCTCTTCCTATTTGGGCAGACGTTGGCGACGGGCCAAGCACGTCTTCGCAGCCTTTGGATTCTACTCTTCAGTATGTGTGGCGGACCACTGATACGACTGGCACTACTCAAATCGGACCAATTACACCCGCAGGGTCAATAGTTACGACGCCAGATGGGCTGTCGCAGCTGTTGATTCGCCTTCTCCAGGCGGCTTGCGATAACGCTCCTATACCAGCAGGTGTAGCGGTAGCGCCGGTTCAGGTCAGCACAAAAATGCCGCAGGGCGGTCTGGCAGCGACACCGTTCATTGTCGTCAATCTGGATTTGTTCCAACAGAACGATACGATGATTGGTCAGGATGTTGTCCTGGTTACGAAACCGGACAATCTGTGGACGCTGCCGGGTTGGGCAAGACGGGTCTGGCGGATCAGTGTGTTCAGTCAGAATGCGGATGAGCGGGACTTCTATCGCGACACGCTGCTCATGGCTTTTCGGGCACTGAAAGCCACCTTGTTCTCTCAGATTGGACAGAATATCCGGCATTCTTTCCAGGCGACATCAGGCACCACCCACGATGAGTTCACTGGCCAGATGCCGGGTTTCTACTGGGCCGACGTCATGTTTGACCTGGAGGGTGTGTTTGATGTAACAATCCTCACCGGGTTCAATCTGATCGAGCGGATCAATGTGAACCTGGAAGTGGTTCAGGACACCGAGACGATCACGGATACGTAGCGCATGACCGAGCAGATCAGCATTTCCGAGACGAAACCGAAGATCGGCATCCAGGCGCAGATCATTCGTGCGTGCGGTCGCTGTGGGGCGCCGGGGGTGTACAAGTCTTCCGTTGATCGTGGCTGGGACAGTGTTCCGGGCGTCCAGGTGGACCCGGGCGACGTTCGTATCGGGCAGTTTGTCGGCGAGATATGCCCGAATTGCGGCGCGGCCAGGTCGAAGCCCGGGCGGCCGAAGCATGTGGCGAAAAAGAAAAAAGGCTGGCTTTTTGGGTTTAGTTGAAAGGGCGAAATCATGCAGATCATGTTCAACGTGCACCGGAAATCCGCGCACATGACCCCGCGCACCGTCACCATCAACGGCGAGGACGCGCAGGCCGACGTCAGTGTGCTGGAGGTCGAATTGACCCCGGTTGCAGGTGCGTACCACGGCACGCTTACGTTGCGCCTGTTCAGCAAGGCCGAGCGCGAAGCATGGGACGGCGTAAGCGACGGTGACACGGTGCCGGTGACGTTTACGTTGCCTGCCCCGGCCCCGGCAGAACCTGAACCTGCTGCGGCGGCATGATCGCCCATGGATGACGTCAGTCCCGGTCCTTCGGCGCTCATAACGGTAACGTATCTCGACGGCACGGTTGCACAAATTCCGAGACCGGAGGGTGACGGCGGAGTGATATCGGTCAACCCGGCCGAGACGCTGCGCGGACGGCCTGAGACCGAAGAAGAAGCCAAAATACGCGAAGAGGCCGTTACGCTTGTCAAAACGGCGGTGGAGACGATCCAGGAAAAACGCTATGCCGTAGCCATTGCACTTTTGCGCCGTGCTATTGCATTGGCGCCACGGTTCGGCTTGGCGTGGGCCGAGCTTGGTGTCGCGCTGCATGCACTCGGCAGGTTCGAAGATTCCTTGTTTGCGTTCGAAAGAGCGATCAACATTATCCCGGAATACGAGAACGCCAAGAGCAACCGGGCTCTTGTGTGGGGTATTCTCGGAGAGTACGACAGCGCAGAATATGAAATGCGCCGACTTGCCGATATTCCCGAGCGATCCAGCGCTGAATCCATTCACTTGTCCCTCATGCTACTGGCCAAAGGTGACTGGGCGGAAGGATTGCGTCTTTACGAAAACCGTGTCGGCGGCAATATGAAGGAATTCAAGTTGCCGCCTCTTGGCGTGCCGTACTGGGACGGATCGGACCTGAACGGAAAAACACTGTTCATCCAGACGGAGCAAGGGATCGGAGACAGCATCGCGTTCGCTCGCTACATCCACTGGGTGAAGCAAAAATATCCAGATGTTCGAATCAAATTGAATGTTCACACGTCCTACCAGAACCTTTTTTGGGAATTTCGGGCTGTCGCCGACTTCGTTCCTTCCGGCATTTTGTGGCCGGATCAGGACGGACCGGAGCGATATGATTATGGCGTGTATCTGCACAGCCTCGCCTACTTCGCAGGCGCGCGGCTGGACAACATCTATCCGGACCCCGGATATATCCGCCAGCGAGTAGCGGCTCAGAACGCCGCGGCAAAAGTGAATATGCCGCTGCCGCCGCGGGAAGGGTGTCGGAAAATCGGCGTGGTCTGGACCGGCAATCCGGAAAACGCCACGCAGGTCCGACGGTCCGTGCCGATCGAGCACATGCTGCATCTCGCCACCGACCCCCGGAATGTCCTGTACTCGCTCCAATGCGGCGAAGGGCATGACGATCTCGGGCGTACGGGTGCGTACCTGGTCATGGAAGATTTGCGGCCGCACATCGAATCCGACCTTGTACTGACGGGTATCGCCTTGATGCAGATGGATGTTGTGGTGACTTGCTGCACCATGGTCGCCCATCTCGCGGGTGCTCTCGGCGTGCGATGCTTCGTGATGCTCTGCTATGATGCCTACTGGCTCTGGGGGAAAGACCCGGACACCACGCCCTGGTACCCGTCTGTACGGCTGTTTCGCCAGAAAAAGCGTGGAGACTGGAACCAGGTGATCTCCGATGTGTCGGAGGCGTTGAAGGAGATTTGAGAGATGGCGAACGGCGCATCGGTCTGTTTTTCGGGGCGCTCGATCCTCGTCAACCGGCTTCGCAGTTCTGGGACCGAGCCGCTGAACATCGGCTGGGGTACATCCAGCGTCACCGGGTCGTCGAATGCCAATGTGAACATGTTCACGCCCGCCACCGAAGCACGCACCGCTGGCACATCGTCGGGCATCAGCACCAGCTTCCTGGCGGATACCTACAAGGTCACCGGCTCGATCACTGCAACCGCGGCCAAGACCATCACCGAGGTGGCGCTGTTCGACACCACCACGCTCAGTCCGACCACCACGCTTTTCGCCTCGGCGACTGCCTCCGCTACCAGCATTACCCTTGCGGCTGCGGTCGGGCCGACCAGCGGCAACTTCTACATTGAGCTTGGCGGACTCACCACCGGCGGCGAGACGGTTCTGGTGACCGGCGGTCAGAACACCACTTTGGTGACGATCGTCCGCGGTCAGCTGGGTTCCGTGTCGGGCATCCAAACTTCCGGTGCCTCGGTGACCGTGGGCGGAGACGGAGGTGCCTATACTTCGTGGACGGTCGGCGGTCAGACCGCTTCCGTTCCGGCGTCACTGGGCGGGAATATGTTTGCCCATGCCGACTTTGCCGGCCTGGCGCTGAACTCCGGCGACAGCATCCTGTTCACGGTCACGGACCAGTTCTCGGGAGCATAATCCCCGGTGCCTACAAATTTTCTTGAATCAGCAGGCACCAACGGGTTCATAGCGACTCCGTTCAATTTGATGTCGACCGAACTGAATTCACTTGCCAATGGCTCCGCTGCCACCAGCAGCGTCGGCGGCACTTCCGGCGTCTTCACGCAGACCAATTTCGCCAATGCGATTTGGTCCGAAATATACTTCACCGCAGGTGGTGCTTTCACGCCGACCGCAGGCGGCTTCATCGCTGGCTGGTATCTGAAATCTCCGGATGGCGGCAGCACTTACGAATCCGCAATCTCGACACCAAGCACGACGGTAATGGCTTTGCCGAGATCGCCTGATTTCATCATTCCATTTGACGCTGTTGCGCTTGCGGCGAACAATCAGAAATGGGGCCAGAGTTATTTCAAGAATCCCTGGCCTACCTGTAAAGTTTTGATCCAGAATCTTACGGGAGCCGCGCTGTATTCCAGCGGAAATCTCATCAAGGCGGGGCCTGTCGCCACCCAGTACTAAGGTGCGGCAGATATGATTCCAACCGGGATAAAGCAAAAACCAAGAAATTTTCTTCCGGGCGGCTTACCGCGGATAGACTGGTCAAATCCAATCACTGCAGGGTTGTCGCTATGCTATGTGCCTGGTGCTACACCGCTCGGGCCGGTTAAAAATCTCACGGGACAAGGCGCGGATTTGGTCCCAGTTAGTTGCACTCCAAATATGACTCCAGAGGGCTTGGGTCTTTTGTCGGGTGCTGTGAATGGTAGTGGCGCTTTTTCCAGCAACGTGCCGTTGCAGATGCAATCGGCCAACAATGCGTCTGTATATTGGCGGGGAACAAACATATCGGGAGGATCGGGCTTTAACGCAACAATCCTTTTCGGAATGACTTACCAGAACGGGCTCGGCTCTCCGTACTGGGTGTATTCACTGCTAGATGGCAATCCTACCGGATCGGTGTACGCAGGAACAGGTGCCGGAGGTACGCTGTATCAAACCGCAGGAACAGGGTGGACCGCGGGGCCGGTAAATTCTTTCGGTGCGACTTTTTCTTCGACTACCATATCTTGCTATTCGAAAGGAACTCTTCAAAATTCTACGACACTTTCAGGAACTGTTGCGTTTACCGCAACTTCAGAAGTGGATTTGATGGGGAATGGATCAAGTTCCGGAAGCTATTTGCAGGCGACAACTCTTGTTGCTTTTATGTGGACCCGCACTCTGACCGCTGCCGAAATGCAGCAGATAGATAAAAATCCATATCAGTTTTTGATATTCCCTGACGATGACATTTTAGCAGAAATAGTAGGGTCTGCGTTCACGCAATATTTGAAAACAGCGGCAATTACACTTGCAGAAACGCTGACGACAAAAGAAACAAGAAACCGCGTAAAGACGAATGCGTTTACTCTCGGCGAAACTGTTGCAACCACCATAATAAGAAACAGACTTAAAACAAGTGCGGTGACGCTAGGGCAGACGTTCAAGCGCGCAACTGCGGCTGTGTCCGCTACCAAGAAAATAACATCCGCGCAAACTTTTGCTCGTGCGGCTACTGCGGTTACGTCTGCCAAATCAACTATCATAGCTCAATCTGTAAAGGTAACTAAACTGTACAGCGGGGCGACCAGTGCGGTACCTCTGCTGCTGGGACAGACATTGTCTGCCGGAACGAAAGTATTTCACGGGATAACTGTGAGTGTGTCGCTGCTGCAAAATGTGCATATCGTGAAAACGGCAAATAGATTAGTTGCGGCAGCGCTAGCGCAGACAGTAGCAGTCGTTAAGCAGGCCCGTAGGACAATCTCCATGGGGATAGGCCAGACAGTCAGTTCGACCAAGCGCGCGGCCAGGATTGTGGCCGCGGTATTATCGCAGACTGTCAATGTGGCGACCAAGGCTGCTCATTCTGTCGCTGTGGCAGCGCTGCTAGGGCAGTCCATAGCAGTCGGAAAATCGGTTCGCAAAACCGTAACGCTGCTGCTGACACAGGCGATAACTACGACACAGGCGGTTCACACTGCTGGCGTGTCTGTCGCCACAACGCTCGGCCAGGTTCTTGTAGCCGCAAAGATGGCAGGAAAAACGGTCAGGCTCACACTCGGACAGACGTTCACGGTGCAAGTTTCTCGGCTCCGATCGCAAACGGCAGTGACTGTCACAGGGCAGGCCGTGGTGGTGACACATTCGCTGGGCAAGTACGCCAAGGCACTTCTCGGCCAGGTAGTGGTGGCCTTCGTAAAAGCACCCACCACTCCCCTTCTGATAAAGATCAGCCAGGGCCAAACTTTCAGCGTTCTCGGGTGCCAGTTCAACAAGATGGTGCGGATCGTCCAGAGCATCGTCACGGCGATCACCACCTTTCGGACACCAGGCCCCCAGAGCACGGCAGTGCAGGTCAATTTCACCATTGAACCGCCTCCCGCACCTCCGGTGCCTCCGACCCCACCGCCACAGCCGGGAGGCGTCTTCGTCAGTTTCGACTAGGCTTCCGCGCCATATGGAGAGCCGGGCGACAAGGATAGGCTGGAGCAGCCGTTCCGGAGAGAATTTCCATGAGTGAGACCGATCTCACCCCGTCCCCCGAGCCTGTTCCGGTTTCGCAGGCACCCGACCCGGTCGCCGCGACGCCGAGTGAGTTTGATTTCGGGCCGCCGGTTCCGTACGCGGCGTTCGCAGCGGGCCTGAAACCCCGTCGGGTGCCCCTGGTTCGCCAGGGAAAGCCGGTTGTACAGAACGGCCGTACGCTCATGACCGCACTGCCAGGCCATGTGGACGAAGTATGGCTGAAGCTGCTGAAAATCCGGCACGGCGGAGAGAAACACACCATCCAGGGCTGGAAAGCGCTGATCGACGCCATGCGCAATGAGCCCGCCCATCCCAGCGATCCGCGGCTGGCATAAGGAAGCAGGTAGATGCCCCAACAGGGAATCACCTTTGACGGCGCCTATATTTCGCTACCGGGTGCCTACTACGCGGACAACGTGGCGAATGCAGGCCCGAACACGCCTCCAACCACTCCGCCGCTGCTATTCCTCGGCTATGGTTGGGGGCCGAAGCCCTTCACACCAACCACTTACGTCAATCCGCAAAACCTGCTTGCCGCTCTCCGAGGTGGACCGGCGGCTGCGTATGTTCCGTTCATGGCGAATCCTTCACCGGCAGTGAATGGAGCGCAGCTGATTACGTTCATGGACGTGAGCAGCAACACGCAATCGCAAGCTGCACTGCTCAATGCAACCGGCAATGTTCAGTTGGCGCTGACGTCTACTCTTTACGGGCCGCCCTCCAACAAACTGACTTATCAGGTAAGCCCGCCGAGTTCAGGCCTGGGCGGGTATAATCTTACGCTGACTGATAATTTCGCAGGAACTCAGATTGTCGGTGCCAATCTCGGAATCCCATTCATCATGGCGTATTCCGGGGCGGCCACGGGCGCTGTTGTCGTCACCTTAAACGTAATAGCCAGCGGATCTTCGCCTACTTTCTCCACGATCAGTCCGGTGCCGTCAGAATCCATTTCGGTTAATATAGGCTCCGGCGGATATTCCACAGTTTCTCTTCTTATGGAGTATCTTAACGGAACCGGTTTTTATTTTGCGCAGCCACTGTCGTCCACTAATGGACAGCTTCCTTGTACTCTTTTGCAGTCCATAACTAACGAAGGACTGCAACTGCCGAGTGGCGGTGTGCTTCAATACAATGTCGTCAGGGCGATCAAAAACGATCCCGTGTTTTGGGTCAATCAGTTCGCGTCCACACTAGCATCCGCAACAACGACAAGCGGGTCTGCGGAAGGGCTCAATAACATACCCGTAACGGGTACGGCCACTTTTTTCTCTGGCGCAACCGGCGGTCCGCCGACCAACTCCAGCTACGCCAGCGGCTTGACCGCGGCGCTCTCCATTCCCGCATGGACCGTATTCTGCGACAGCAACTCCACCGCGGTGCAGGCGCTCATGGCGCAGCACTGCGAGACCGCGTCCAGTGCTCCGTACGGCATGTGGCGCCGGGGCTTCACAGGTTCCAACATCGGCGACACTGTGGCCACTTCGGTGACCAATGCGCAGAACCTCGATTCGCTCCAGATGGCCTATCTCTATCCGGGCATCTACAGCACCAACACCACCACAGGGCAGAATCAGCTGTACGGCGGACTCTACGCAGCGGCCGCAGCGGCCGCGATTGCCACCGGCAATATCGTCGCGCTGCCGCTGACCAACAAAGTGCTGAACGGCAACGGGGTCGAGGACCCCGGCGGCTCGCAACTGACCGCGTCGCAATTGACCACCCTGGAGAACGGGGGTGTCATGGCGCTCTGGCAGGGCGCTCAGTTCAATGGGCCGCCCACCATTCTGTCCGATGTGACGACATGGCAGGTCGACGCCAATGTCGAGAACACATCCTCACAGCAGGTCGCGTGCCGCTACTGGCTGGCGTACTCGATCACCAACGTGCTGCGGCAGTACGTCGGGACCATCGCCTCGCCCACCACCGAGGTGACCATCCTCAACGCGGTCAAGCGGATCCTCAACGCGCTGATCTACACCGGCGGCTCCAGCAACGGGGTCCTCGCTTCGTGGGAGCCCGGCTCCCTGGTGCTGACCTATACCGGCACTCTGCAACTGGCCTCGATCACCGTGAACGTGGTGCTGGTCGGGCAGAATCGCTACATCACCTGCTTCGCAACGGTCGAGCCGTTGTCTTTTGTCATCGTCAACACCTCGGCGACGTAAGGGAACCCTGAGATATGCCCCAACAGGGAATCACCTTTGACGGCGCCTATATTTCGCTACCGGGTGCCTACTACGCGGACAACGTGGCGAATGCGGGCCCCAACACGCCTCCGACCACTCCGCCGCTGCTGTTCCTCGGCTATGGTTGGGGACCGAAACCCTTTACGGCAAACACCTATGTCAACCCGCAGAATTTGCTTTCGGCACTTCGGGGAGGCCCGGCGGCTGCCTACGTGCCTTTCATGGCTAACCCGTCGCCGGCCGTAAACGGAGCGCAGCTGATCACGTTCATGGACGTGAGCAGCAACACGCAATCGCAATTGACACTGAACAGCACGGGATCAGGCGGGGCGAGCAGTGGGCTCATAAACCTGACTTCGGCGCTCTACGGACCGCCATCCAATCAGATCACATGCCAGATCGGCATAGGGAATTTTTCGTCGTCCAGCGTAATCAATGGTTTTTTGCGAAATATCACGCTGACGGATAACTACGGCGGTAATCAGGTAAGCGGGAATAACCTGAACTGGCCTTTCGAATTTTCGTATTCCGGCGCTTACACAGGCACCACGATTCCGTATGCGATCATAGCGTCCGGCTCAACACCGACGTTCTCGGTGACAAGCCCTGTTCAGGGTGAATCCATTTCCGTGAACATAGGTTCCGGTGGATACTCCACTGTGTCGCTTCTGGCCGAATATCTTAACGGAACGGGCAATTATTTCGCCACGCTCATATCCGCCACTAACGGTACTCTTCCGTGCACTTTGCTGGATTCCGCAACCGGAAACATCACTGTGGCGAGCGGATATGGTGCTCCAAAAGCGGTGACCGCATATGTAAATGAGATAATCTATTGGTTTAACAATTTTACGGGCGGCCTGGTGACTGCGGTCAGCGGCACCGGTGTGCCTACGTATGGCGGACCGGGCAATGGTCTGAGTTCCGGTTCGCTGGCGATCATAAATCCCACTTTTTTCTCTGGCGCAACCGGCGGTCCGCCGACCAACTCCAGCTACGCCAGCGGCTTGACCGCGGCGCTCTCCATTCCCGCATGGACCGTATTCTGCGACAGCAACTCCACCGCGGTCCAAGCCTTGATGGCGCAGCACTGCGAGACCGCGTCCAGTGCTCCGTACGGCATGTGGCGCCGGGGCTTCACAGGTTCCAACATCGGCGACACTGTGGCCACTTCGGT